GATGTGTCCTTTTTCATTTCTAGTAGCCTTAGCTGTGTTAGGCGCTAACAGATCCTTTCTGTCAGGACGAAGTCCCTTAACCATTGCCGAAACAAGTAGGTAAGTTCCTTCTTCCTGAACAGGAAGATTGTCGCCAGTCACAGTTGACTCAACGATTTCAAATCCGTCCACTGACCCTACCACAGTAGTTTCAGTATTGACTCTAGCCAACTCACCTGACGGCTCGTATGTCTTTTTGTCAACACCGTTATCTACAACGATAGCGTGTGGAGTTAGATTTAAAACTCTCATAATTCCCCTTTCGTGTCACACACATGAGAGACATGTGTGACGGTAATTTCATCTAATCTAGTTAGATCACTCTTATTATATATAGGTATAATAAGTTCGGATGCTATTTATGACATAAAAAAAACAATACGTAGTGGTGGCATGCCACCACTACTATGTTTAACCAGCTACCACAAGCTCTTCTATAGCGTTCAGATCGTATGTCTCTAGGTCCTCTATAAACCCGTTGTCAGGCTTTCTAAATTCGTCATACAGATAGCCGTCACGATAGAATTTATCCTTCATGTGTTGAAGTACATTCTCAGCTATCTCTCTAGGCGTGCCGGAGCCGTAGTGTTTTATAGATCTTTTTATTACGTTTATCGCAACAAGCTTCCCTGAGTCTGCCGATCTAAGTTGGAGCGTCATCGATCCAGGACTGTCCGGCACGTTCCTAGAGGCCCTATGGTTACGTATTGCGTCAGCTATTTCTACACGCTCCTCGCGTGTTGTATGTTTTATAATGAACTCATCAGGACAGAGCTCGACAAAATTCGCACCCATCTCCTCGTGGTTATTCTCATTCGTTCCTGAGAATAAGTCATGACAGTACGCTAATATCCACGCTACCTCTATTCTTAGTTCAGTATCGGAACATAGATTTCTAAATACGTCGAATACATGTCTTTCACCATGCGCACCTGTATGCGCGTCGAACAGCTCTCTATGGTCATCGAAGACCTCCATCATCTCTCTTGTCACCATCTTCATGATAACTCCTTGTTTTTTTTTTAATTTAGTCCATAAGACTCCTTTATTATATGTAGGTAAAAAAAATGCGAGGACAGATACCTAAGTATCTGTCTTTTTGTTACGCTTTCTTAAGCCGGTCTTCCACATGTGTCTTATGTTCTCGCTCCTAGTATTCCACTCTAAGTTTGATTTTGCACAATTTAGTTTATTACCGTCTATATGGTTTACTTCTGGTTTGTTATCCGGGTTAGGTATGAAGTGCTCGGCTACTAACACGTGTAGATACCTATTTATACTCTTACCGTTTTTATACAAGACAACTCTAAGGTATCCGTCTTTAAGTATGGGAGATATCTTACGCTCTTGCAGTTGCGTTACCCTACCGTTCTTGTCTACAACTTTTCTACTAAGACTATAAACATCTCCGGAGTCCGATACGGAATAAATTCCTTCGAACCCTTTTACCGGAATCGTAGTCATACCTACTTCTTAAGTTTTGCTTCTACGAGAGGCTTTCTAAATACAGATGTTTCTGTGAGTAAGAATGATAAGTATTTGTTTCTAGATTTGGCTAAAGCCTTCTTCATCTCCATTCTAAACTCAGGACCGTAACCATCTAAATACTTCTGAACGTTAGTAGGAAGCTCGATAACTCTACCTTTGAATAGTGTCTTAACTACAGCTGCTTTAGACGACCCATCTGACGCTTTCCCTCCGTTGATAAGTACCACTTCAAGAATCCTGTTTATAGTCTTCTTAGTCAGTGGTTTTAATCCTTTAGTCTTTTCGTATGTATTTGGTCTTTCGAGAATACTTACAATATCTGTTAGACTTCTATAGAACTCACCAAACTCTCCAGATAGTTTAACGCCTTCTTTAGGGGTTGTGTCAGGAGATAGCAGATTAAGCTCAAAGATAGCGCGGTAATCGTCATCTGTTGGTCTTAACATAGCTAGAATCGCGCCGTCGCTATAACCTTTATTCAGGGTGAGCATGAGGTATTTATCTAAACCTTTAACTCTATCTTCTTCCATAGTCTTCTCAGCATACTCGATAACAGTTGTAACCTTATCTTTAAGTGCTGTGATGTCCTTAAGTTCTTTCTTTAGTTTTTCAGCGGTAGGAGTATCTAGATTATCTACCTGTGGTTTATTCCTAGTAAAAAACTCTAGGATTGAATTTCTAGAGACGCCTAATTTTTTCAGTGTCTCTTTAACTTCTTTCTCTGTCGGTTCAGAAGACATCTCGATTTTTTCAGGTAGTTTTGCAGGAGTTTTTGCTTTAACAGCATACTTTTTCAAGAACGCGATAAGGTCGTCTTTGATTTTCTTATCTAACTTATCATCCTGGTTAATATAGTTAATAGTATCATCGATACCATACGCTAAGACGAGTGATGGATAGACCGTAGTGTTAACGCCTTCCACCGACTGTAAGTAGACATATAGAATAGTAAGTTTTGTTTCTTCGGCTTCTTCTTTCTTAAACTCCTTATAGATCAAGTGTTTCTCGAAGTTCTTAAGTGTCTTGTCCTTACTCATCATAGATGTTAGACTAGCGTATATGCGCTTAAAGATACCGTCCTTTTGTTCTTTCGCTTCTTTTACAGTAGCGGCAACAACTTTCTTGGTCTCTTCGGCAACGATCTCTAGCGGTGATGTAGTGTCTACAAACGATACGATACTAGAACTGAATGATCTATGTAACGAGAACAAATCCATACAAGCGCCGAACCCTGACGAAGCTAGAACTTTCTTGAACGCGATCGAGAACTTAACGTTATCGTCATATCCGCCTTCCCTAGCCTTCGTAACGTCTGCTCTAATCTCCTTTAGGATTTCGCTCGCCTGTTTGTTAGCAGTGTCAAAAGCTTTACTAAATGTATCTTTTGCAACATTCATACTTTTTAGGGTTTTGATAACGTCTTCCCTTTTGATCTTCTCTTCAGCTACTGTTCCGGGTAAGACTACTTCGGATAAGTCTAATACCAATGAACGTACTTTACGTTTTCCGTCTTGTTCTCCGTCGATAATTAACCTAGCCTTCTTATCCGAAAAAGAAACGACGTGTAATTTAAAACCTGAACTATAGCCATTCGTAGTAGATAGGAATGTCTTAGTTCCTGTTAGTTTTTTTGTGAATGCGTCGGTAACGACCTTGTTATCCAACGGAGACCCTTTACCGACCTCTTTCTCACTAATGCCCTTAATGTCTATATTTTTCATAGTTTCCCATAAGGTAGTCATAGCTTCAAATAGCGGCGTATTACTTATTTTTAGAACAGGGGTTTTGTCATAGATCCCTACTGCTTTTTCCGTATCAACCTTAAGTTCCTCTACAGTCATACCCTCTAATTTCTTAATGGTATCATCCAGAGACTTGGCTTTAGAACTAAAATAAATAATAACCTTACCAGCATATGTCTTAACCTTATTGATGAGTTGTGTTACGAATGTAGCAGCCTTTAAGTAGAGGGCCTTGATAAAGTTCATCTTCTCTTCGATAGCCGCTACGATAATAACATTTGGGTCTCTATGTTCCAAACCGTTCGTTGTCTGTAGGGATTTAACTCCCTGTCCGTACTTAGAGAATGTCAAGTTTGCTTCTTCAAGCGCGTATACAGCAGAAGAGCGATCCGGGGTAATTCCTTTAAGAACACTCACGCTATGCTCTAGTTTATCTGCAACCGCCGTTTCGGCTTCATTCTCTCGCATAAATCCTTCTAGTCCATCGTGCAGTAGATTTACTTCCTCTAACGCGGCGACTCTTTCTAAACGAGATAGGTCGTATCTCCCAGTAGGTTCTTGTCCAATAATGTCAATCATATGTATCCTTTTAATATTCTCAAGTAAAAAAAAAAGAATATCGAAGGGTCCAGTAGACCACGTGGATTACTCCCCGTGGTCTACCTTTACCTTGTGTGTTACCGTGGTGTCGAATACCACGGTAGACTCGTTCAGTAACGACGATTTCTTGAGAGTCGCTGAACCCTTTAGCGACGACTCAATTTCGATACCGCGGCGCGATGCCGCTTTGAGGATCGCGTCAGCGATCCCATTAGCTAGGATTTCTTTCCATGTCTTATTAACTTTTCTCACGTTTGCTCCTTTCTATATTATTCTATATGTCCGTGAAAACACATAGAGAGCTGTACTACATTACTGTAGTACCGGACCATTAAGGTCATAATCTAGTTTAGTCACTCTTATTATATATAGGTATAATAAATTCGGATGTTACTTTAATAACTTACGTATCTTATATTCTGAGTATATTACATACGCGTCAGTGACTAGCATAATACACACGAAGTATCTCCAGTCTATATCTAGACTCGTTAACGGTGTCGTAATAGCGAAGACAGCAATACTCACCTTAGCCGTTATGCCATTCATAGTATCTGTATATGATTCGTATACTCTAGATGAGAACCTATCGTACCTACTCATCAATTCCATAGTAAACAATTTACTGTATAATAAATTGGTTACACCTGCGAGTCCTTTCGTATATCCCGCTATTATAATTATGAGTGTTACGTCATTTGTGTATAGACCTAACGCACTAGTTGACATATACACGAACGTCAATGCGAGCTTGAATAATACCGCGTCTCTATACTTCTTCACGTAGTTTTTTACTACTACATAACTGAGCATCATTATCTCAGCGAGAAGCGCTGTTTGCGATATGTACGCGTCTATACCCATCGTTAACGAATCTATGTGAGAGTATACGAAAACGACGTATAGGGAGAATCCTATTGTTTCGAATATCTCTATGATGAACCTACTCTTAATTACCTCTTTCATGTTACTCCTTTTTTTTTTATTAATGTCAAATAACACGTGTATAATATCTATTTAATTATTTCTCGGAAGTCTTACTATTTCTATTGATTAACAAAAGGAGTAATAATGGGAGGTTTAAAAACGATAAGTTCTATCGACGAGAAGTTTGATGTAAACAGCTTTATAGACCTGACTGAAGCGGAAGACTTCATAAATAAGACAGGAGCGTTCAAAGACATACTTCTTTCTATAGATGGCGTATCAGACTTTCTAGGTGGTTTGAAAGATATGATAAAGTCTATGATAGATAAGTTTATGGATATCTTCAATTCTCTTAAGGCCTTATTTAATGGGTCGTTCTTGAAATCAATAATAGACTGGCTCACCAATTTCGTTAGTTCTATGTTATCTGGTTTTGGTTTCAACATAGCGGACTCTAACAGTTTCTTCGCGACGTACAATTCAGCGTGTAATAATCTCGCTAATAACCTAAACAACAATAATTTAACATTGAGTGGATATTCATTCAGCATACTAGCGTCATTAAACGCACTCATATGTGTTGGTCAGACTGGTACACTAAGCATCATGAAAGACACATTATCTGATAGTAACCTTACTGATGGTGAAGTTGATTCACTCTTAGGTGGTACGATTAGTTCCATGCTTAGTATGCCGAATGATAACTCTATATCATTCATGAACGAAGTGGTTGATTTGGGACTGTCTAAAGACATAAGGTCATACGACCCGAACATAACTGCAAATGCTCTGTCATCGTTTAATAACGATAAGTCTGATGCATCTTTCGATACGGCGAACTCACTGTTGGAGAAAACAAACCCTTCTTTTAAAGATACGTCAGATATCTCTATTTTCTCTGGGGCAACAAAGTATAGAGACCTATCCGAATCATCCCTACTATCCTCGACACCGTCCAAAGACGAACCGTCAGGGATAGATAACAGAGTAGCATCGATGTTGGTTTTCTGATGTTTAGTATATTTAATAAATGGACCGTATGGATAGGGGTAGTTACAATTATCGTACTAGTTATTAAGAGCATGACAAACGACTTCAGAACACTAGAGATAGACAATACTAGATTAGAGTTAGACAATTCTAATTTAAAGGCTACTAACGAAATAATGGAAAACGACAGAACAATAACTGACGAACTAGACAGAAACTTAACGGCCCGCAACGCAGAGTACGATGAAGCCTTTATAAGGAACGTAAAAACGCTAGGGTTAGACACTAGCGCTGAGGCTAGCATAAACGCTATATACGATATGTATAAGGAGGTATCTAGATGAAAACACTTATTGTAGTCTTATTACTACTAGGCATTAACGGCTGCTCACTATTGACACCCACCATAAAGACTGTTACAGTAACTAAGGTTGTGTTACCACCAGTCTCTATGTCGAGACTTTATAGTGTACCAAAACCAATAGATAAAGAAGTATATATCAGACTCGATCCTCTAACTCGAGAGCGCGTCAACAGTCTATACATTATAGAGCTGTTACGCGTTATCGGTAAGTATAGATACCAGACTAAAACATTAAGAAGATGGGAAAAAGAACATGAAAATACAGATAGACCTCCTTAGCGGAGGTCTATCTTCTTTAGCTATTCCAATATCTAACTAGACAGTTAGAACCTGTGCACTCTTCTATGATATCCAATATCTCTTTAGAGTTACGGACCTCCTCTTCCATACCAGCTGTCTCATACGAATCCATCTTACTCGAAACATTATCTCTGAACATAGAGACAGCGTCAGCGTCATTTAAGTCAACGATGAGTTCTTCTAACGCGCCTATTTTACTAGCGTTAGAGACACCAGGTGTTGTTACATAATCCCAAGTAAATAACGACTTGATAATACGCACAACCCTTCCGTTTTTCACAAACTGTTCGGCTATTGTTCTTACTGACCACGCAGAGTTCACGTTATCGTCTTCAAGCTCCTGTATAATGCAGTCAGCGTAAGGTCCAGATGGTCTGACCCATCCGTACACAGTGGCACTATTAGGAGCTTCCTTGTTCTCATGAATAACGAGTTCGCGTATGTTTGCGCACTGTAATGTCGGTTCGAGTCTCTGTAGTCTAGCGAAGTAATCGTTATCCGACATACCTGGCTTTCTCTGTGGGTGACCGTATTCGCTTCTAAGGTACCCTGATTTTAGTCTAAAATTTAACGGACTGTTTGGGTCTCGCAAAACTTTCTTCAAATTTTCGTCATAAAGGTACAAGATACCAGACGCTACTGGTACACCGAATGTCCCTAATCTAACGTAGTAGTACCCGTCTTTATCTTTTTTAACGCCGCCCTTATCGCGAACGACTTTAGCTATGTGTGATGCTATTACTAGTTTACTCATTAAACTCTCCTAAAGCTTATAATATTTCTCGATATCTGCCTCTATGTTATCCTCATCTAACATAATAGACGTGAGACTATCGTTAAAGTATCTTCCGGTGAACTTCGCGATGTTAGTAGCCCTACCGTTGAATACGTTGTTTAATCCGATGTATTTAACGTCGGAAAATTTCAGTTTACGCAAGTCTTTCTTAGCCAACCTAATTGGTATTTTAGAGTCTGTATTCGCTCTGGCGTTTATCGCTATCGACAGTTCGATACCGAGACTGTTATCGGCCACACCACTATTTAAGTACTTACGAGCCTTAGAGTAGATGTCCATTAGGTCGAACGGAGTTAAGAATAGCGGTATCTTCCCTTTAACGTTGAAATCTTCAACCATATCAAAGACGAAACCGCTGTCCTGAATAACTTCCCTATCCGCTAAGAATAAGTCTCCCTTGTTAAAGGTAAGGCGAATATAATCTACTCCGTCTAGGGTAACGTCCTCTATGACACTAGGTTCTAGTGTGATAGTTATAGGTGTCTTTAATAACGCGTAGTTATTATTGTCATCCGACAGAATAAATATCGCAACAGAAGACACTCTTCTACCTATAGCGAATAGGCCCGCGTTCTGATACCGTTTAGGTATCAGGGCGTGTAACTTCTCTTTAACAGATATGTTCCCTTTCGTCTCGTTTAATTTAGACTTTATAAGTGCGTCGTTTCTTTTCAGAGTATTCGATAATATCTTCATTACTGGACCGTTATGTCGTTCGCTATGATTTCCACAACAATGTCACCTATTGCAAGTGTTATCGCTCTATCCATACTATATCCGAAAGCTTTGCTTTTGTACATTTTTATCTTGTTAGTAAAATAAGCTAGTCCCGTATTTTTATAGAGTATGGTAATGAATACGTATCTTACAACATCACTGATGTTATCTTCAGAAATGATACCCGTAGTATCTAGAAAGTTAATCATCTCTTTCCTGAACGCTACCTTATCTGTTTCCGCCGCATCCATCGTCCCGATATAATTACTTAGCTCATCCGCTAACACATATGACATAGTACGCGTTAGTTTTGTTCTCTTCTCTAATATCTTTTTACTATAGTGCTCGTCCCATTGCATCTCTAATGAGTGATTAGCGTCTTTTAGTTCAGAGTACGTCCAAGAATCCTTACCTGCAGAGCTATCAGATCTAGTAGAATTACCAAGTCTGATGGCATAAACGGCTTCTATCGAGAAATCTTCTTTTGTTAAACCCTTCTCTAGGTTTCTTGGTAGAACAACCAGACCCTTTAACGCGTCAAGTACAACTACATTATTATTTACAGCCTCTTCATAGATGCCTAAGTTGATGTTTATGATACGAATAACTTCTCTTCTCAATGAGTCTATAGCTACCTTATAAGACGAACTAGGGACGTTACCAAAACTATCCATTCTAATAATTGCGTTAGTCAGTAGGAACAACACTAATAAGTTCTCAAAGTGTGGTGCGGTGTGTCTATTAATTCTACACGATAAGATATCAGCTATCGCACTATTATCGTAAGATACATTACTTAAGCACGCTTTATGTACATTCTTTAGTTTTTGCTCCCCTACGCCCTCTATAAACTTAACTATATTGTCCTTTAACTCGCCAGACCCGATCGTAACGATACTCGCTAAACCATCCACTGGTGGGAGATGTGCCACGATACCAGTGAGACTAGTGTGAGGAGAAACCTTTCCGGGTTCTAGAATTTCCGACGATACATATGACCTAACAAAGTCTGGTATGTTTACCTCATACATATCTTCTACCTCTACGCCAATGGAACTAATCTCACTCGCTACGCTATTCAGTACGTTTCTCTCTATCTCGCCCATAGCGTTTATGTAATCGTTTTTAAACCTCATAAGATCAGAAGCAATACCTGTAGATAGCTCCTCTACCCTAGCGTCTAACTCTGGAGTTACTTTGTTCTTATATACCATTAGTTCAGTTATGATAGAACCTGGTTTAACTGCAAGTTTGCGTCCACGTAGTACTTCACACGCTCCGTCTAAAAACCTCTCCATTACATTCTCCCTTTAATCGATTTTGCCATAGCAGAGAAAATATGACTTCTCTGCATCTCTCTATCTTCTGGTGTCTTGGGTTTGAACTCTTTTAAGTCTACCTTATCGAGTGTTCTGCTCGTTACCCTAATAGCGGTAATAACTGCCGCTTCAATAATGGATTTATTCATTGTATTCCTTTTATGTTATTTCAAATTATTAATTAAAGTATGCTTCTAGCATTCTCTCCTGTAGCGTAATTATCGCCGTTGTCTTAACAGCTATGATATCTGCACTCGTTACGATACGGTTATCTTTAGACTTTGTTGAAAACTTTAAGTCTATGGGTCTACCATCTTTAGAGACTATCTTATTAGGGAACACAGTCGATAGCGTGAACTTCAACTGGTTATTTAGGACAAATTTATCTCCGACGCCGGCTGATAGTCCTCCTTCTATATAGTACTTTATTTCTATCTCACCCGGGAGTAGTTTAGTGCCGTTCACAGAATAACCGTTATTAACTTTACAGCTACCGTATTCATCTTCTATCGTTTTAACGAGTTTTCTAACGCTACTGCTCATCTCTCCATATTCGCAATTATAGTAACATTTAACCATTACTACTCTGCCGTCTTTTTCGGCCTTAGGAGAGGCGTTACGGTTGTTTTCTAGTATAGCTTTTGTCTTATCCGATAGTTCGTACGGGATGTCAGCCTCATCTTGTTGTTCTATGATAGTTAATAATTCGTCGTGATACGATACTCTAGACGTCTTAGGTTTGATGTTGATGAGTCGGTTGCTAGCGTTTGTAACGATAGATTTTACTGCGGTTATATCTGTAGATAGTCGTTCCTGCATTTTCTCAGAAATAGCTCCAGAGTCTTCAAAAGTCTCTTCGACTTCTTTGAACGCTACCCTAACTATCATACCTGTTTTAAAGACAAGTACTCTACTATCAAATATGTCCGGTTCGAAGAACAATGAATCGTATGTTATGACATCTCTTTCAGACACTCTATCGTTCTTACGAACAGCTGGGACCATATAGTGTATATATGTAGAACCGGCCTCTTCTTTAGACGACCACGGTTTCAATGAGAACGTCTCTGTTGTCTTATCTGCGTATAGGACGACGACTGAGTCTTTGTCTACAGATTTAACAATGCCATCCTTACTCGCCTTACCAACAAACTTAGTCGGGACTCTGTCTGACAATACAGTATCGTATCCTGTAGATACAGGAACGACGACACTGTGTCGCATAGGCACAACATGTCCGTATTGAACACCCGTAAAGTTCTGACGCTTAGTATCGTCTCTATCGTTATATGGCGTAAGAACAGATGACGTTGACAAGATATTTACAGGATTGAGATTTTCTATATCTTCTACGGTCGCCATACCCCTAACGTTTTCGAGTTTTGGTGCCGCCGATAGGTATGCAGATATACCTACGTCTCCACTATCTTTAACACCCTCAGAGATGATTCCGACTTCAGATACGTGCATCTCTCTGTCCCCACCAACGATGGTCTCTTTGGTTCTCCCAAACTCACCAGTCATTGTAACGTCTTCGAATAACTTAAGCATCTGAACAGGGTTATTGTCCTCCACAAGCATAGTCGTAGAGTCTTCGGTTAGTTTGTTTATTACTTCATACCTGTTGACATTTAATGTATTGTTGAAGGTCCCTAATCCATTATAGAAGTTCCTTAGCTGTTCGAACATTACTTTATACGCCATACCGACAACTCTATCGTGCTGCTTAATCAACATATTATCGATGTTATTAGGGTGGTTCATAAAGTCTGTCGTTAGTAGGTTACAGGCTCGTACCAGTAAGCCCCTGTAAGTGACGGGCTCCTTCATTAGTTTAAGTATGTCTTTTGTTATAGGGTCTATGAACATCTTATCTAAGAGTAAAATTTCATTTACGATGTCCCTCCTATATCCTAACTGGAACATGAAATTCTCTATGTCGTTCCTACTTTCTAATGCGGATAGTGGTATAGATCCTAACTCCTTCATCCTAGATATGCCGCCTAACACCATATCTCCTGTTGGATTCTCACCTGTTCTTATTCTTAGTTTATAATCATTAAACTTTAACTCATAAGTATCGTATGGAACGGACTCGAAACGTTTTGTGGATTGTGCCTTATCTGTCTTTACACCTAACATACGTAGTAACGGCATTAGACCATAGATGTATATAAGTATAAGACCTACGGGCATCTCTGCTCCTCTTATCTTAACCATAGCAAACTCTACTGGTAACTTACTTGTATCTAATGATGTCAGCGTGTACAGGTTACCTAAGTGTCCATTCTTAGTGGACTCTATAGATCCGTCCTTCGTCATAAGCAGATAATCACTGTTTCCTCCCACACCAACAAGTACTTTTCCGTTCTTTTCTAACTTATGTAGGTCTGTTTGATTTTCCAGTAGTCCCTTTCTGTTGTCGTAATCGAAGTTGAAGTAGAGTTTACCGACATTAAAACTAAGAATATAGCGAGAGAATAGTGAATAATCCATAGGTAGTTCTTTCTCAAGTACTCGCTGTTCTGAATAGATCACTAGTCTAACCTTAGAGTTCTCATCAGCCGCCAATTTCTTTAATTCGGAGTATATCTTAAATCCCCTATCTATAGACTTAACTCTGGCTTTCGTTATAAAGATCTTTGTCGCGTAACTCGTGAGCGTTACTTTATCGGAGCTAATCTTCCTTATAGGTCTGTCTGTTTTTTGTTTCTTTAGAACATACTGTTTGGTACTATGTATAAACGTACCGTCCTTCTCGTTGAAGATTGGTAGTACTATAGACATCTTTTTAGACTTACCGTTCGGTAGTTTAAGATTTAGCGTGTGTGTTCTATAGTTACCCATGGCGGATATATCATCAGTCACTTCATAGTCTGATATGACAACACCTAAGTTCTGGATAGCGAATAGCGTGTTTCTTACGTCCTTACTGTACACGGTCTTAAGATACTTCTGCATGAACGGTGTGATACTATCTGTTAGCATAGTTTTATCTGTAACTGTTATCCTGTCTTTTAGTTTTGTCTCCTCCTCTTTAATATATAACTCGTCGTCCGTTACGGTCTCCTGAGTGTAACGCGAGTCCTTTAATGCTTCTTCTAGTTTCTTCCTATTCTTCTCGTTAAGTATACCCATATCTTCGAATTCGGATAGCGCTCTCGTGTATGTATCTTCAGGAGACTCTTCGTTAGCTCCTGATATGAGTCTTTCCGTCTGTTTACTGTTCACCTCTATTAGTTTATCTATAAGGTCATTCGTGTCCGATACCTGTTCAACCGTACGTTCTATCTCACTAGAAAGCATACTCTCAACGTCCTTGTCCGTTAACTTAAAGTCACCGGTATCCGTCTCTTCTATTACTTTAATAGCCTTTGGATTGTTTAGTCCTTTGTCTACGTTTACGTTAGGTTCGCTCTTAACTATGAGTAGGATATAGAGTAAGAACATCTTAGCGATTAACTTCCCATCTCTTTTAGACATCTCACTTATCTCAGTAGACCACTTACACGCACTCACTATGTGTCTTAACGATACGAGCGATAGCTTAGATCCGTATGTCATAATGAAGTAAATGTCACCATACTGGTCCGTGTGTATGACCTTGTCGAAGACAGACGATTCTGGACCACCGTGTAAGAGTTTGAACATCTCGAAAACGAATCTTTCGAATTCTGTCTTAAAGCTTTTTTCGTTAATCTTAATATTCTTTTTTATGTTAGAGATGAATATCTTCAGTTCTTGGATAGGCATGGTGATCGGTATGTGCACGTATCTAACTCTATCGCTGACAAGGCCGTTGTTTAAATCTGTAGACACAGTTCTGAAAAGATTTAGAGTTCGTTTATAGTCTTCGCCTTGTATTGTCTTATACTTATATATGTAGTTAAGTAATGAGTAGTTAAATACTACAAGATCTGTATCTCTAGCGAAAACAGCTTTTGTTTTAGAAAAGACGTAGTTGAATCCATCATCTTCTTTTTTATGTTTCGTGATGACGGACTTCACGTCTCTGTGTTGTAATTTAGCGTCGTATAGTTGTCCGTTATATCTATCTACACTATATAGGATAGGGCGCTTTGTTTTTAGTAAGAAGTCTGCGTCACTCTTAGGGAATAACTTATCCATGAACGTTACAAGCACACTTCCTTTCGGGAAGGCAAAAGCTTTTGCGTTTATAACTCTAGGTGCGGTAAAGTGGTTTAATCTCCTCACTCCGATGGTTTTATAAATATTTTCTATTGTCATTTAGTCTCCTATTTTCGTTTCTTTGTAAGTGTCTTAACGAGCTTAACGAGTACGTCGTCAACAAGGTTGAGTGTTGGCGTTCCCGTAGCATTTACATAATATGTAAACTCTTTCATTAATCTCGCTGCTTCTTCCGCGGCGTCTATTGTCATGTAGGCTATGATTGAACCTGTATCTCCGTCGAAGTCGGCCCCCATACCATCAAGCCTACTGTAGTGTAGGCCAATCGTATTGTACCATGCTTCACCTATAACAGGGTAGTGTTTATATATCTCTCCTGTGTCCATATCTGTCACTTCTCTGTCTGTCATCGTGGTCCGTAATTTTATCATAGCGTAATAGGAACTACCGTTCTCGATAACAGGGTGTCTCGTTGTTGTTACAGGATATTTCTTGCTTGAGTCTTTTGTCGCGAAGAACAACATCTCTCCGTACGTCATTGGTCTTAACTTATCTTTATCATCTATAAGGTCTACAGTATCAGATGTAACAACTTTTATATTCTCACCGTCTTCATATATGCAAGCGAGATAACAGCTGTCTATCACAACGGGTAAGTTTTTAACAGCATCACTAATAGCCCTATAGACAACGCTGTCTATACCATCTCTCGTAGACCATCTGTCATACTCCTTAGTGTTGGGTTTCTTCCTTACAGCGGAGAATTTATCACTTATAAGTACAAACGTCTCTGTATTCGGGTCTATGATCGAGTTCAAGAAACGTTTCTTTATTTCGAAGTACGTTATTGGACCGAAAGCTTTGGCGGTTTGCATTACACCGAGTACAACATCTTTTGGCGTTATCGTATCGTCTATATCGAATATGTTTGTTATAGCCGTCGGTACGCCAGAGAATACATTACGTGTTCCGTGCGTAACTCCAGCCTTGATCCATTTTCCTCTAACGAACTTGTGCTTACCATCTACTAGCGCCTTTATGTAGTCATAGATGGAAATGACGTCGTCCTGTAGCTTAACGCGTATTGGATCTATCAGCGATAAATCGTCATCTGTGTCGATACCTACAATAAGATCTTTATCTCTTAAAACCTTTCTATACAGGTCATTTATCTCATCTTCAGACGGCCTATTGTCTGCGGTGATTTCATACTCTCTCATTCCCGCAGGCAACACATAATGTCTTGTGTATGTTAATTTGTTCTCTCGTATAGCCTTATAGACTAAATCTATCTTAGCGTCTCTCCTCTCAGATTCGTTTCTCTTCAGCTCAATTTTCTCTATGTTATTAATAAAGAAAGTGTATCCTGTTCCGCCGTTAGGGTCCTCTACGAAGCATTTCTCTTTCTTATCTATTACTACTCTCGCCTTACCTGTTAGGATCTTTAAGTATAGCGCATCTAGACTCATAAGCGCTTCGTATATCTTTGGGTGTATGACAGGTATTTTCGTATCTATGTACGCCATTTTATTTAGTCTGTCTTTACTTCCCACAATACCAAAAAACTCTACCGAATATAACCCATCTGGGTCAAAGTTTGTCGACGATACCTGGAGACTATTTAACGAAGTTATCTCTCCTATATATTTAACGTCTTCCTTCGTTGGACTCAAAAGACCAACGCTTAAACCTTCTTTTTTCATGTGTTTCCTTTGAATAAGTATTACAAATACGATCTCAAAGGAAATGATATGGGAATTGATGAAAACTTTGATATGGAAGACTTCGACGATCTAGACTCCGCGTTGGACGGAGGAATAAAATCCGGTGACGGAGATAGATCTCCGACTGTCGGGGCGTTATCTGACGGTGCTGAAGGATTCGTAGAGCACTTTACGTCTGCAGAGAATGTAGAGGAAAGATTGAAGAAAGTATCTAGTACAGCACTTAAGGGTGTTGTAGGAGAACAAGCTGGGGACGTCCTCGAGACGGGTATTGGAGATTTTAAGGATGAACTAGAGAACTCTGTAGATGAAGTTAAGAAAGAGTTAGCGCCTATAACAAGGAGTTTGAAACAAATAGCTCCAAAAGATGGAGTACTCGGAGATATATCTCAGAAACTTCTGGGCTTTGTCAGTACAGGATCTGGTAGCTCTAATAGGGAATTATCCGACGAAGAGAAAATGAACAACAGGGTCATGTCCGCGATGGGTTCGTTAGGTTCTCTTAATACTAGCGCCGAAGCGAATAAGGAAGAGTTATCTAAAGAGATAATGAAGTTTAACCAGATGAATAGTCAGCTAAACCTACTCCAAGCTGTAGCGGCTCACACTAGTCTACTATCTAAATTCGCAATAAATAATACGACGGCTTTCTATAAGAAACAGCTTGAACTACAGTACAAACAGGTGTTTTTGACAACGGATATTAAATCGATATTGGCGTCAGGTTTCGATAGGCTCGCTAAAGAGAATAACATCATAGCTAAGAATACGGGACTTCCGGACTTCGTTAAGACTAGATCTATGGAAGCGTTACATGCGAACATGCGTAGTAAGTTTAACGATAAAGTAACGGACTCCTTATTCGGCGGTAATAGTTGGGTGGATAATGTAAGATCTAACATTATAGGTCGCGTTAAGGACACGACCAAGAATATTAAAGGGTATGTTTCACAAGCTGCGGATCTCAATGACGAGCGTGAGAACCTGATGGAAAGCTTACGAGACGGCGAAGAAGCTGGCATGAGTATGGGAAATACGGCTGGTTCTGAGGTTGCTGGTATCGCGGAGAATCAGGCGAACAATGCTCTTCTTAAGTTACTCAGAGACAATCCTAAGTTATCTGCATTCGTTAAGAAGTCGAATAGAATACTATCTGGCGGTGTTGAACAACTGAATAAAGTATCTGAGGAGAATAAGGGTAACATTATAGGTAGTGTTGCTGCATATTTCAGAGACCTCGGTAGGGACCCAGCTAAAGACATTGCTACTTCGATACAAGAAGTCGGATTAGACGATAACGTCTTATTTGATAACAGAACACGATTGAGCATCATAAAAGTCATACCTAGTCTCTTGAGTAAAATTCTATCCTCTGTTGAGAAGTTCAGAACCGGAGGAAAGTCTAGTGAACTTAGGTATAATTTTAAAACAGATAGGTTCGAGTCTGCCGACGACGTTGATGTAAAGATTATCGACGACATAAAGACGAAGACTTATAACGATGGCACGACTTATAAACTAAAATCATTTGTCGATAAGATAACATACAACACTAAGCCTAAACTAACTGGCAAAGAGAAAAAGATACTTATCTCTAAGTTATATAGCTATATAACAACCCACGATTCTCTCAATCCGGAGTTCCTAGAACAGAACGGTTTCTATAGAATGTTCGATAAAGACCTAGGCAAGAAGGTAAGGAAACTCATAATGAAGTACCTTAACGGAGACGACGGAGAGGTTGATGCTGACAACCTAGATGCACTATACTCCACGCTCCGTGACTCTAAGTCGTCTATAAAGGACCCGACATCTATGTTCAAAGAGTATAAGGACTCTGGAAATATAGAGGCTCTAGAGAAACAGGGATTAGCGAAATACAACAAAGTAACGGGAGAGTACCAGATAGACACTAAACGGTATCACGAGCTAGTATCCGGGTTAATTGGTGAGACATCTAGTAAGAAGTTCGAAAGGGCATTTACAAGTGGAGGGATAGACACGTCTAGCGCCAAAGTAACTTCTCTTAAGGACGTCTATGATTCTGCTAAGAGCGATTATGAGAAATTAGATAAGAAGAAGCTTAAGAAGAAAGCGATCGTTAAGGCTAAAAGAGCTGGTCGTGATATACTGAAGAAAGCAAAAGACCTTGATGAGACCGTAGCTAACATGACTAAAGATGACTTTATAGACATGGGAGCTAAGACTAAGAAGGAGGCTATTGAACGCATCGAGAAAACTTATAAGGATAATATAAGTTTAGAGACGAGAGAGAAGATAGATAAGAAACTTAATGAGATTTACGACTCTAAGGGTTATGAGTTCACGGAGCGCAAGATTAAGGAAACGTACGATTACGCTAAGAATTTGGATAAAGAAAAACTATCTAAAGACATGGCGTATATTAATCGTAAGTTCACTATCAGAAAGAATAGGCTCACAAAACTCATAAAAACTACAAGCAAAGGAGACCTAGAGAAACTCGGGTTAGACTCTAGGGATAAAGCATTCAAATACTTCTCTGACCTATACGGAAAGCACGACATCGCAACCCTTAAACGTATAGAGAAAGAAGTCGGTGGGTTATACGACAAAATAGACAAGGCTGATGCCGATAACTTCGTAAAGTCGTTAAAAGATGGCGCTATGGGAAGAAAAGACAGAATTATCAAACAATCTAAAGGTCGTTACAGTAGTATAAAAAACTACGTCTCTCGACTTAAGATAAAGGATCTAGAGGCATTACGACTCGACACCGTAGAGGAAGCTATGACGTTCTTTATAAAGAAGTATCCTGAATTAACTAATAAGGATAAGAAAAACCTTTATAAAGATCTTAGTAAGATATATGCCTTAAAGAAAAAGAAAGAGGACGCTAAGAATGTCGGTAATTCTATATTTGGCTATGTCGGCGGAATGTTTAAGTCTAAAGATAAAAAGAACAAGAAGACATTCTTCGATAGCGACGGAGATGGTAAAAGGAACGGTTCATGGCAAGAACAGATAGAGAATAAGAAACCGAAGGCTAAAAAGACCAAGAAGGAGAAAGAAGAGAAACCGAAAGAAGAGAAAGGAGGGATACTCGGTATGATACTTGCGGCTTTAACCGGGGGTATGTCTATGGTTGGCGGTCTTATGGGTAACATACTCGGTTCCGTTAAGGGTACGACAAGTATATTAGGTGTCTTAAGTAGTATGGTAGGTGGAATAGTTAAGGGACTTGGATTCGCACCTATAAAAGGAGCGTGGTGGACAGCTAAGTTAGCCGGTACTGCTGCTTGGGAGATAGCTAAAGCTTCGTTCACTGGGGCTATGGGTACGGCACGTGTAGTTAAGGGTGTGGCTACTGGAGCAACCACTGTTGGTGGAGCACTCCTGAAAGGTGGAGATAAAGTAATCGACGGTGCTAAGGGTCTCTTCAGTATGAACGGACTGAAGAAACTCGGTAAGTTCGGCTTCCTGGGTGCCGTCCTATACGGGTTTAGTCAGTTAACAAACGGCAACCTCCTTGAGGGAACGATGAGCATGATCACAGGACTAGCTAGTCTCATACCAGGTGTTGGTCCACTGTTATCCGCCGGATTATCTCTACTACCAATAGGTAACGGAGAGAAGAAGGAGACAACCTTAGAAGAGGACGAAATGATCGCTGACGCTTACGACGCCGGTGTGATGACGTTCGTAGATACTTCTGAATTCGAACCTGTGTACAGGAACGCCATAGAGAAACTAAACGTGGAGATAGCACTACTGCACGTTAAGATGGAAGACAGTGTTTCATCAAGTAGACGTAAGATTTATGAGAAGAGACTAAACAAGCTCAAGAAGCAGCGCTCGGAGCTCATAACTAACGCTAAGAGAGTGCTTAAAACAAACCGCGATGACGATAAACGAGTCATGGAAGAAGAGAAGAAGAAAACTGCGGCGCTAGAAGGTGAGCGCTCTATCATACTAGAGAAGGTGAAAACGTCTAACCAACGCCTTATAACACTTAAGGGCGCTATGAAAGACGCAACTACTGAAGAAGAGAAGAAAGCATTAACGACGGAGATAACTCTCGCGACGAAAGAACGTAAGACGGCATTAGACGAATACATCGCATTCGGTAAAAACAAACCTGTCGGTTCGGCTAACACACCGGTGAAAACACCCGGTACGACAATGCCAGTCACAGGTAAGTCAGACATATCTAAGATTAGTGGACCTGTAGAGACGGTGGAAGGAACGACGAAGGTTTTAAAGGGCGTTGCCGAAGTAGCTGGATACATCATAAGAACTGTAGAGACGAACAATCGCTACGGTGCTGCAAACATTGTAAAAGGTGAGAACTTTGTATCGTTCGGCGCGTACCAATTCACAGAGAAATCTGGATCTCTATATAAGGTTCTAAAAACCCTAAAGAATCTAGGACCAACCTACAAAGATAACCTTAACGAGATAATGGCTAAATTCAATAATGGCAGATACTACTCTGGTAGTAAAACAGAACTTATGACGTTCTTGAAACAGATAGGTAATGACATTAACTGTAAGAAAGCACAAGATCTTACATTCTATGAGATGTACTACAAACCTGCTGAGCGAGAATATAAGAAATTAGGAGTGGATAGCAAACACCTTATGGTTCATCTAGTCGACCACTACCACAATAGAGGTAACGTTAAAAACTTCGTGACATTGTTTAAGACGAGTAACGACATTATTGGTTCAAGACTCGGTGACTATAAGGCTCTTAAAAACTGGGCTAAATACGGTAATGGTTGGACGAATAGAGTCAATAGGGTTGAGAGCATGGCTACGAAATACTTAGGTGCGAACACCCTACCTCAAGATGCTGACGGCGAGACACGTAATGTGGAAGGAACTAAGTCTACAAGTGGAAGTTCTAAAGGCGGAATAGCTTCTGGGTTGAGTATGGCGATATCCGGGATACTTAGCTTCTTTGGCCTAGGAGGGGACGATAATAAACCAGACGTAATGGCCGACGGCTCTAAACCTGTTCCAGGCATCGTTCCTGGAGGAAAGACTAGTACGAAACTAGAGCACAATAACGCAGGAATAACAAATCCTCTCATACACGACTGGAAGACTGAGAAACGCTACAAATCTATAAACGCAGAAGCTAAAACGTTCTTTAGTAAGTTCTCTCATTATGCCGCACAGAACGGTCTAAAACTTCAGATACCTAGGTTAGGAGGTAACAGGTCGCAGAAGAATCAAGATGACCTATACGCCCAGGGACGTAACGGTAATCCAGGTAAAATTGTGACATGGACTCGTAAAAGTAAACACATTGGCGGTAGAGCTATAGACATTATAAGTTTAGACGGCTATGGGGACACAAAGGGTAACCTAGCGATAGCGAAACTTATGCGTGCGTTCGCTGAGGAGAACCCTGACTTAGGAGCCAGGTTCCTTAAGATAAGTAAAGACCCTAATCACGTACAGTTCGATAAATCCGGAGCGATAGCACCGTACGACGTAGAGGCAGAGATCAAAGGGAGTACTGGTGATGACAAGGCTGTAGAGGAGGAGTACCAAAAGAGACTTAAGAACAACCAAGTAACTGAGACATATGGTCTCCCGTCAAAGGCTGGCATACCAATACAGAATAAATTCACGAAGACCGTATCTGGCTCTAGTGCGACGGCATTGCGCGACGCTACCCGTCCATCACACGGAAGTACTAGTTCAGAACCTGATGTTACAACACAAACAACAGTTAAGAACGGTATCGGGAAAAAACAAAAGGCGATTACTCCTACAGTAATAGACGCTACAGATAGGTATTCTAAAGATAGGTTGGGTGTCCTGAAAGACCTGCATGCAGAGCTTAAGAAGATGAATGAGCTTAACGCTAAGATGCTTGATGTATCACAAGAGAACCTTAGTCTAACTGAGGTGCAGGTAGAGAAGTTAGATAATGTAAAACAGACAGAAACACGAGTAAGGAAAGAGAGGATTCAACAACACAATCCTGTCATACCAGCAACAAGATGATTATAGTATAGGTTAACGCCTATACTATAGTTTACACTAAATATTTCTAATGAATAACTAACAAAAGGAACGTCATGATAACAAAGATCATACTTCACAAATATAAACGTTTTATGCTAAATGGCATAAATACATTAGTGTACACTCCTGATAAAACAATACAGCTTATAGCCGGAACAAACGGTGCTGGAAAGTCATCATTATTAAACGAGACTAGTCCGTTACCTGCCGATATAAATAAAGACTTCCATAAGGGAGGGTATAAAGAAGTACATTTAACACTCGGTAGCGATACTCTAGTCGTTACATCTGGAAAGATAGGTCCCACTAAACATGAATTCATATTTAATGGAGAGAATATCAACAAGGGAGGAACAAAGAAGATACAACTGGAGCTCTGTAAGACATATCTTAAATTAACTCCGGCTATACATAAGGTACTTGTAAACTCTAAGAACTTCACAGATATGTCAATAGCTGAAAGACGAACATGGTTGACAGACATATCTACAATAGACTATACTTACTCCTTGGGGGTCTTTAAAAAGATTCAGGTGCACTACAGAGATATTGTCGGAGCGATTAAACTAATCGACTCGAAGATAACAACGGCTGAAACGAACAGTATAGGTCCAGAACAACTATCTGCATACAGAAATGAATTAGACGCGTTAGAAGAGCTGTTAGGGGCGTTATACGGGGAGCTTACATCGACTGAAGCGTCTACATACGATAGGAGTCGCCTAATCTCTGATACAGATAGGTTAAACAGACTAACGTCCATAGTAAGAGACTCTAAGAAAGTGCGATTAGATGTTATGCTGCATAAGAAGAAAGAACTTGAGGAAAAGATAAAATTTACTCTAGAGACATTAGAGCGGTCTATGGCTACGGACGAGTCTAATAAAACCCTTCTGATGAAAGAGATAAATGAGATAGAGGAATACATCAATGAGAGAGACTTCAACGTAGATGACGGTATATATATTAAGTTATTCAGAAATAACTACGACGCCATACAGAGACTTATTGGCGATATAATAGAGTATATAGACTATGACATCAGTACCGATATCTCTAACGATAGAGCGCGTATTGACAAAATAGACCACGAACTTACTATAGTAAATAGGAAACTATCAACTACCACCAGTTCACTATATCATCTTAGAGACCTTAAGAACAACGACGATATTAAATGTCCTAAATGTAATTATGTATGGAAAGATGGTTTCGATGAGGCTGAGCTTAAAATGTTGGAGTCTGCTGTAAACGAATATAACAGCACTATAGACAAATTGAAGAGCCTTAGGGATAAAACTGTTGAAACCGTACAAACGTACGATGAGGCGAGTAAGAGGGTCTCTAACTTAAGGAACTATATTAAGTCTGTCGGACTATCTCCGTTCTTAGATGACATACTCTTAAACGCTATCCTACCGAAAGATATCTATAAGGTCTCCAATGAGATTGAAAGTCGTTTAGCGTATGTTGATAACTTAGAAAACTATATAGCTAAGACTGAATTGCTTGACAGGAAACTGAATCAGCTAGAGGATATAACTAAGTTAGAAGAGTTATCTAAAGATATCATAGTTAAGTCTACGAAAGAACTTGAGTTAACGGTCAATAACCTCTACAATGAGCTATCTAACGTTGAGAAAAAGATAACGGAAGGTAAGAAGCACGAAAGGTTAATGCGCGAGATAGAGTCTGTGCGTTCTGATATAGAAAACGGAATAGAGTCATATGAGAAGCATAAGAAACATGGACTAGACGCAGTACGTAACAAATATATATCTAAACACATCGATAATGTTAAGAAGGAGATACGTAGGTTACGGAACGTCGTGAGTGACTCTGAATATAGTATGCGCATGCTAGCGTCTATGAAAGACGATAAAGAATCCTACAAGAAAGAAAGAGATAGACTACTCTTACTTATAAATGTACTAAGTCCAACAGAAGGCCTAATAGCAGAAAGCATTATGAGCTTTGTCGGTGTATTTGTAGAGCGTATAAATGAACTTATCGGTAAGATATGGACGTACAAGATGGAGTTACTCGTGCCAGATACTGACGACGGAGACCTGGATTATAAGTTCAGAGTTGTTGTTGAAGATAACGACCCTATAGATGACATGAACCTTGTATCGTCAGGAATGAAAGAGATTATAAACCTATCACACAGACTAATCGTTATGAATACGCTCGGTTTAACAGACTATCCTATATATCTAGATGAGTTCGGTAGTAAGTTTGATCCGGTTCATAGGGACAAGACTATAGATATTATAAAAGACCTGTCTAACGCATATAGCCAGATATTCATCGTTAGTCACAATCAAGACATCTTCAATATCTTTAAGGACTGCGATATCAACGTTATAAGCGGTGATAATCTCTTCATGAGTGACGTTAAGGAGTACAATAAGAATATAAAAATATCGTAAAAAAAAAAAGAGAGAACTAGTACGGCAATGCGCCGTACTGGTTGTGTTGTTTCTAAACTGAGTAACAGTATTCTTGTTTTGTCACACACTCTATGAGGTCCTTAAACCTTTCCGACAGTGTTTTTACCCACGACGAAATATCTACATCTTCATCTCTCATAATAATTTTTAGAGATTTTAATATAGTATAATACGAGTCATACGCAACGAAGCATCCGTGTTTAGAATCGACCGCAAATGGATCGAAACTATTTAATTTCTCTGTAACCTCATCTATATCAAATTTACTATTTATACTCGTCATGAATTCCGCATGTCTTACAGACGTTCCATAGATAGAATCGTAATTTCTAAGGGCCTTGAGTTCGTCTAATGTCATAGTTTTATCTCCTCTGCGTCAAGCATAGTTTCACTGATTTCTTTATCGACAATCTTCCCTGAGAACAACGTATCTAGTACATCTAACACGTATCGTTCTTTCTCGGTAAAAATCGCACTACCTGTATTTAGGTCCCAATTAGAAAATGGGTTTATATTTAACTTACCAGTAGGCGCATTCTTTCTGAGGTGACTCATCGTACCTATGGCGCAATCACTTGCGTCTAACCGTCTAGTGTTATAAGGGAATTGACTGTTTGGTTCTCTCATTACACCATTACCCCTCTCTTGTAACTCTAACAACCCTGTAAACTTCGTGAACATAGAATCAGTCGTGCTGTCAGCTGGCGATAGTGCTATATTTACTTTTCCTCCTGCACTTATCCCATATATTGTTTTTGTATTCAGCTTTGCGTGAATGATTTTTGTTATGTTTTGTAGCGTTGGGTTCTTGTTCGTACATGCATTAGTGATGTCATGTATCATGCGGTTGATACCTACAATGAACGGATAGTGTATATAGTAGTTCACTTCTATATACCTATCGAAGTTTCTATTCTTGTTATCCTTATATTCGATAATATACTCATCATACCTATCGGTTATATGGAATATGCTATCATAGAAATCCTCTACCTCTACTCCGTTTATACTCAGTCTATCTTTAGATATAATGTCTAAGTACGATTCTATCTGTACCAATCGATTTTTGATCAAAGTGTACGAATGGCCAATAGAGTATCTATCTTTGTAGGATAGTCTTCCCGTTAGGATTGTCCAACCTCTAGAGTCGCCTTTCTTTGTCCCGAACTCCTCCATGATCGTTTCTGCATCATTACTGAAGATATCGAAACCGTAAAATATTCCAGACATGAGTCCGCGTAAGAAGTTATCATTTGTGTGTTTCTTATTAACTAGGATTATGATATTATGAGTAACGAGTTTCTTACCTCTAACTGACGACGGCATTCTTCGTATACTCTTAAAGATATCGTACTCTTTATACGGTGTATAGTCGTCGACATCGTTCATCATTAATACATCGTCCGTATCGCAGTACTTCTTAATGGTCTCCTTAAGACCGAGATTAGCTAGGATAAACAACGATGCTGGACATATCACCTTACCGATAGTCTTGTCCTCACTGTGCTCCACACTAGACGACAGAGCGTTACTATATACGATGGTTCCTGTAACATCTCTTCCGTTAATGTATATGTTACGTTTTATACTATAGAAGAACTGTTTTATTCCCAATAGTTTCATAAATATACTATTCCTACCGACAGTTATGACATTGTCGGATAGCACTGGCGTGACAACGTTAAACGTTCCAGATTTCTGGAAAAGAGAGCCCTGTCTTACGAATGGAAGTGACGTACAGATGTTCGGTACCTCCTCACCATCAAACGTTGTGTATATTTTATACATCGTTACATCCGTTCGTTTGATATCGACTGTCTTACCTTTCCTATGGTAGAACTCCTCTAGTTCATCCATCGGTTCTATAGACTCATATTTAAACCTAGGTGTGGCACTCCTAATTGATCCTTTAAACACCTTATCTATGTATTTATGGTTATCTCTCATTTCGTGAGTCGCCCATCCGTTAACGATATGTTCGTTAACGGGTAGTTGGTCATCATAGTATCTCTGTATTGACTTGTTCATAATTATCCTTTCATAAGATATTAATTTGGTAATTTTTTTTTCTATCTCTCTACTGGTCTTCTCCCATTAGTATGTGTAATTTTAGTATCTTCCTGTTTAGGCCATGTAGCATTATTTGTTCCTTTTGGGTCAATCCACATGAGCGCAGTCTCCTGGAGAGAGTACCGTAATCTGTCGTTAGAGTTGATAAGATGGCGTTCTCTTCTCTGAGTAATCTCTCTGCGAACTTTATCTTAAGATCTCCATACTCCACAATATTTCCATGTTTTATGAACTCTAACATTCTTACTCTCTTTCTTTTGTCTCTTGTTCTCTCTAGTAACTTAACTAGCTCCTTGAAAGTATATTGTGCGAATGTTGCCGATGTTGTGTTTGGTACTCGTGCGAATGCTTCTACATAATCCATAATGTGTCCTTTGTTTTTTTTTAAGTTTGTGGCGATGCTAGAAGAAGAACTTCCAGACCGCACCTAATATAGCTAACCCTCCAGTGATTATAGACCCTACAGTCTTGAATGTATTAGCGCGCCTATCCTCCTCAGCTTTACGTTTTGCGTTAATACTCTTTTCTAATTCTACTTTAAGTCTTGCCTCCATTAATTTTCGTTCATGCTCCATACCGGCGCGTTCGTGCTCTCTTCGTAGCTCTTCATACTCTAACTCTAGTTTGCGTCTTACCTCTTCGGACCTTCTCTCTTGCTCTTTTCTTCTGTCCTCCTCTTTTCTTTCTCTATCTCTAAGTCTTTGTTCGAACTCTCTTTTTGCTGCTTCTGCTTGAATCTCCTTGTTTCTTAACTCCTGCTCTAATCTTCTCTTCTCCTCTTCTATTCTAACCTTTTCGCGCTCCCAATCTAATTTCTCTTTTTCGAATTTTATCTTAAGTTCTGCATACTCCTTATTCATTCTCTCTACTTCGAGTTTTGTGTGGTTTGTTGTTCTGGTGGCGTTGTGTCCTTCTTCTTTTACTTTAAGTTCTGCGAGTTTTAGTCTAACTTCTGTACTGGCGTTCTCCTTAGCGTCGTCAGCATTGGTGTATATTCCTAATTCCTCCATCATAGATAGCGGATACTTAGCCTCCTGTTTGTTGGCGCCAAAGGTATTTATAATCGTTATACCGTCCTCAACATCGTCATTAGTAACGGTTATAGAAACAACAGATCCGAAGACGTTGGCATAGTATCTCTTTAACGGATTGTTTGAATTCCTTATCTTTAGCGTTATAGTGTTTGTTAGTTCGTTTGTATCTTTGAACTCTGGGTACTCAGCTATCTCATCTCCTACGCTTAGCATAATACCTTCTGTTGGTACGAATACGTGTTTTGCGTTATCGAACTCATCCTGTCTAATCATGTTATAGTCTTTAAAATCTCCCCAGTCTCTTAAGAGTATCAATAACTCTCGCGTTAGGTCCGACGGATTTCTTCTTAGTCTTTCTGCGTGTTCTTCTAGTGCGACATTGTCTCTAGAGAAAAACTTATTGACTATGGCGTCCTGACAGCCTTCTACAGCTCTGTAAATGTCTTCAGCGTACAAATACTTCTTTAACTCCTTTAACGTTCTTCTGTGTGCCTCACTGCGTTCTTCTGCTTGGCCCAATGTTGGAAACCTATTCATGAAATATACACCTCTCGTAACGGTGTCTACATCCATGAACCTTACGTGTGTTACTAGTCCGTTAGGGTGTCTGGCCCATACGTTTATATCTTCCGATATATTCTGGAAGACAATGAGTTCTCTGTCAGAGAAATCGTCCTCTGACGGCTGAGCTCGTCTACTTCCCCTCTTGTCCCTTAGGGTTATCCGTCTTTCCCCTTCTTCGTTGAGTTTCACCGGTTTTGCAATTCTCATTGTCTTCTCCTTTCTTAAATTTACATAGGCTAAAGAAATGGGTTCTATGAACCTCTACGTCCTTTCCACTATCGCTATAGTCTAACTCTATGGTTATTCTAAACCTCTTCACTCTCAACGTCTCGCGTATAAGATATATGAAGTTATCAAAACTCAACGTATCGGCCATAATATCCTTCTTGATATTATGTTCCGTCTTACCCTTTGTACCCGTATTCTTATTACGTATAATGTACTTTGATATGACGTCCTCGTATCTTTCGAGTAGTCCCTTATCCTGTAGGATTAGCCTATAGAGATGAGATAAGATCGAGCCGGTATGGCTCGATCTTATGTTAAGGTTTATCTTTTTATTCATTCTCTCTTTCATTACATCTCCTTTTTTTTTAGACGCTTAGCTATTGTGTCTACTAGCATAATATGTTTCTAAAAGAGAATTCATCTAACTTATTCTAATAAGTCTTTCTCTGTAACGTCTAGCACACTTAATAGTTCATCGATGTAGTCGATAAGCGGATCTGGTATTTTATGGGTGTCTATTAATATAAGATATACTCTTATATTTTCTAGCAACTCATAAAAAATTTTATCGCCCTTCCTTATTATATGACCACTATTATCGGTGAGCCACCCCAGGGTTTCTATCTGCAAATGTTTTCTAGCGGATATTACGTTCATTGCACCATCTATATCACCTTTACCTAAATATATAGTTAGTTTCCTCATAAGAGCGTTAAATTTAACTATGTTATCTTCTATCGTATTTATCTTCTCTACAGATAACAGTTCCTTATGGAAACACTTATCTTCTTTTGTTTTTCTAAAGAACTTAAATAACCACATGCCTCTCCTTTCTTTTAATCATATTATATCTAACAAGTAATAATTTCTTTGAATACAAATAAAAGGACATACTATGGCTGATAGTTTTTTAACAGAAGAAGAAGAAGAACACCTCAAGAACGGTATAAAGAACCTCGCTAAAATGAGTGATTCATTTTTTGAAGATGACGGGATACCAGACGTAAAGGATATGAGAGTAGTAAAAGAACTCATTGAAGCTACAAGTAATCAGATAACCAGAATGGGTGAATTAAGACTCAGACAAGAATCTAACGAAGCTAACGAAGGACTCGCTGAGAAAGCTGCAGAACTCATAAAACAACTGTCTAAACAAAAAAGTAATGCTATGCCATCACTATTGGAAAACAGACAGCGTGAGATACCGGATAGAGACCTAGAGACGCTAGAACTAGTTGAGGGAGAACTAGAGATAGCTCCGGGACCATTAGCCAAGGAAGATTTCTTAAGGAGTGATGATGTTTAATACAACAAAGACTATATACTCTATGATGCTCGATAACGCTAGAGAATATGGGCTGAAACACGTAGTGCTACCCAATACGACATTAAATGAGAAGTTCGACAGGCAAGTGGTACTACCGGATGACGTCCCTAATCCAATAACGCAGTATTTCTGTATTGGACTGAACTATGATGATATTCTAGAGGACGACACTATAGATCTAGATAACGTAAGACACGACGTAAGTCACGGAGCTCTATTCAGGCACGCGCCACTTATCGCTAGAAAGGCGACAGACCAGTTCACTGTAGATGAACTAGCCAAATACAGAATGCGTGTAACTAAAAGAATAGGTGGCGAGGATTACGTATTCTTTATGTTAAAGAAGATAGACAGCGTATTCGAGTCCGGCAAGATACTACACATACCTGTAGAAGACGGAGAAGGGTCCGTAGAGTTATTCTCCACTATTGGTTCTGAGATCTTAAATCCAACACCGAACACAAGAGACGAGATACTTAATTCTGACCTATCGTATCTTAAATATAGTAACACCCTCCAAGTGAGTCTAAATGAAGAGGAGAAGGTTGAATTAGAAAATGCCTGCCATATATACTACGAAAATGACGAGACAATAGATCTCAGAGAACTCGCACTAGTGTCAGGAATAGACTATACGTATAACGGTGTTCTTGACGCCTACAATACGCAGGTTATGTATTTTGAGAAAGTAGACTACCTATTAGACGATAATAACCTCAATGTGCCATTTAGACACACTATGGAGATAGGAGGTATGTCTCCTATGGTATATAAAACATACACGCCTACATCATGATTAGGATAACAGGAATAGACCCTAGTACAAATCACATAGGAGTCTGTAGTATGGACATAGATACGCGCGATAATCGTATTGTTAATATCTATACTAGGGTGATAGAACTAACAAACATAGTCCAGACAAATAGAATAAACAATAACCTATACTATAGACTGAATAGGCTCACTGGCATCCTAGAAGCAATGTTAGACCATATGGAGCCTGACATAATAGGTTACGAGAATCCATTCGTAGATAGATTAAGGATACCTAGTGCTATACCGTTAGGTCAGTCCGTTATGGCGATAGAGAGAGCCATCTATCTCTACGATAGAGATATTACTATGGGTAAATACTCCCCTCACGAAGTTAAGAACAGTGTTGGAGCAAAAGGAGGTGTTAACAAGATTGGCGTTCTCGAGGCAATACTAAAGATAGATGAAATCACTTCCCTTGTATCCCCAGAAGATATTACAGATCACGAGGTAGACGCAATAGCGATAGCCTATGCGATAAGGCGTGACGTCCGTTTAAATCCTATGATACTTCTAAACTAAAAAAAAATCTAACGATAGGGGACCACGTGAAAACGTGGTCCCCTCGAACTAGATTATGTAAGTGGAACGAGGCGTAGGCCTGATGTTCCTGTCTCTCTTGAGACACTGTTATTATATGTATGTATAATGTTTTCTAATGTTAGATATCGCCCAAGTCGTCGTCTGTTACGCCATCCCCGTCACCGGTATCTCCGTCTCCTGTATCATCATTCGGTGTATCTCCATCTCCTATATCGTCACCACCAGTATCCTCCTCTCCTCCGTCTAATCTATCGAATTTCTTATCTATATCCTTCTTAACTTTAACGTCCTTCTTCAGTGGAGTCTCTAGGGCGTCCATGAGTCTCTCAATGTATTCAACATGTTCGTCCATTACCCTCATGCGCCCGTCACCCTCATCGGTAGTCATAACCAAATCACTTAGTTCTGGAAGGTAGTTAAATTTAAGACACCATCTTCTAATCAACGTAGCCTTAGTCGCTGCCTTATATGTGTCTATGTTGTCACCTAATTTGGATGCCATCTCACTCTCTATAAACTCACTATTTAGGTAGTATTCTAATGCTGTATCTATTTTATCCACATAATTATCGAACTCTGTGGAGAGTTTATCATCGTCCTCTATCTTGATCTCAGGTAACGATACACTATGTTTATTTATTACGTCATTTATAACGAATGATATTACAGCGTCCTCTGTGACAGTCGACGGATCTTTATCGAATACCTTACACAGTACAGACTTAAGATGTCTAACCTCCGGACGTATGGCCGTCCTTATCTTCTCGCGAACGAAACCGTCTAACCTAAATAATTTACGTAAGTTGTTTGAGAGCATTACGTTATACTTCTGTTGCGTTAACATCGCTTTCTTTGCTACGACAATGTTCTTAAGGATTTCTGTCGTGGCGAAGTCCGGTTCTTTAGAGTTGTTAACGGTTTCTGGAGTTGTACCAAGAGACATAAAGATCTTATCTGTTATCTCTTTCTCGATACTCTCCTCTGGAATATTAACAGTCCTAGTAACGTCCTCCATGTTCATACCAAGCTTAGGTATGTTCTTATTATTTACTTCGAAGAAGTACCCTAACTTATGTATCCAGTCTGAGAGATCATTTATCTTTTGTAGACCGATAGGTATATCGAACTCTTTGTTCTTGATGAATTCAGCTATCGTCGCGTCTCTAGTAGCTTCTGGGTCTATAGAGTCGTCATCGATGTCCAAAGTTATTTTTATCGTGGGTACGTTATTCTTTATCTCTGCTTTTAATCTCGTAAAGAATATGATGGCGCGAATAGAGGATAACACCCTAATTCTTTCTAACAGTGACTCGCCTGTACCATTTTGTCTGTAGTTAAATGTATACATCTCTAGGTGTTTACTAGATACATATACGACACTAGTCTTCTGATTTTTAAGTAGTCTCGAGAACATCGTATGTTTAATCGTGTCTAACTCCTCCTCGGCTATCGTCGTAGATAACGATGTGTCTTCGTTCAAGAGATTCTTAACTTGCATATCTATAAGGTCGTCTAAGTCTTCTTTACTAACAGGAGCTGTTGGGGCCTTAGCTGTCTTCCTCTGTATCTCCTCTCTAATGGTAGATAAGATAGAACCCTCAAGAGTAACGTCCTGCCTCACAGAGCTCTTGTTAGAAAGCCCCACTTTTTGTGTCGGTACCCCATTCCCATCTATTAGTACAAATCCACCTATAACCTTAGTATTATCATTCGTTAAGGTTACTGGTATAAAAGATTCTACGGGTATCTTTACACGAACGGGACTCTCTGTGAGTTCTCCGACGTTTATGTCGTCTAGGTTTATGCTAGGAGTATCTTTTATATTTTGTAGAACGGCAAACATCTCAGATAGTTCGGTATCTGAACTATCCTCTAATCCAGCGACTGTATTTTTCGATACTCTCTCATTGTCCTTTATATCAGATAGCGTAGAAGAGAACCCTAACATACCTGTATTTATTTTCGGAGCCGGGAGGAGAGACTCTTCATTACCGGCCACGGTATTAGCTTTATAAAGCTCTTCCGATACTGTATTCGGAACAATAAGGTTAAGATACGACCCTTTAGTATAAAGACTCTCGTATAATATTGTATTAAGATTATCTTCTAGCTTATACCTTTCTCTAGTGTGCGTATCTAATGCTGTTATTATGTTAGTCAAAGCAGTCTGTGACAGGTAGGACACGCTATTACTATGTAGTAGCGAGGTATTCAACCCGTCGTTAGGTGAGAGTATAGACGTTACTCCTATATCCATAGCTAACATAGTATCTGGAAACAAAGATATGATGTCGTCGTTGTTACCCAACATATCTGCTGTATAAGCCGTTACGGCGTTGAGACCGGGATACGATGGTAGTTCTTTTTTCTCCTTCGTATCTTCCTTTCTAACAGCGTGTAAACGCCTACCTCTTTTCACTCCGTTAGACGGAAGTTTCTTTTTTCGTTTAAGCTCTTTCATTGAAATTCTCCTTAAGGAACGTTATATGTATTCAAATAATTACGTAAATGAGACGACTAAACTTATACGGTCGTGTGTAATATGTACTCACGGCGAAGCCGTATCTGTAAACCTAGCTATTAAAGAGTCCTATCCAGTAGTGTACAAATATGATGAAGACGATATTAGTACGTGGAAACACTATGTTAACATGACAGGAGAGTTCCACGATATAGATAAAGTACTATATCCTGACGGTATAAAACTCTACGTGGAAGAAACAGACTCTATCGAAGTACTATCTAAAGAACTGTTAGAAACATATGAAACCCTGCGCACAAGACTACTGGAGTTCGGAAAAGAGTACGACTACCTTGTGAGCAACCATAAGACAGCAGAGACGATCATAAGGGGAATGCTCCTACCTGTCGATATGAAAGACATAATCGAGTGCAGAGACGGAAGCATACTTAAGTATAATGATAATGCACTAGGTAAAAATGAAACAACACTCATGTTAGAATTAAACATATTTGCGGTGTCGTTTCGCGATAGATGGATGGTCGTTGAGTATGTCTTAACGGATGAACTCTATATAGCCGACTATTTAGTCAGACTATACGCCTCTCTTTTTATGAAGTGTTTAAATGTTAGGTTGTCTAAAATCGGCACGGAAGAGGCGTCCTCTTATTACATAGATGAGTTTTTTAAGTCTAACTTGGACATGAATAAACACACAACCCAACTAACAGACGATGTGAGGCTATATCTGTATAAAAATTTAAAGTACCTGATTAACAACACAGGTAAGGAGCATGCGCTCAGGATGCTGATAGACAACGTACTAAGTAAGTCAGGAATCATTGTAGAGGAAATAGTAAAGAAACAGCAGAAAGTAACATTATCCGAAGGAACACCCAGTAAAAATACTGAATCGTTGTTTATTGTTCCATACGGGAGATATACAGATTCTGGTGTCTCTATCAGCGCGGCTGACTCATACTATCAGTCACTAGCTGTAGAAGGACTACCAGACCTGAATGGACTCCCAGAGTGCGAAGATACAGTAGCGACTAACAAAACAACTGTCGAGAGAACGAAAGTACTTGTATTAGACTACAACGCATCTACAAGACTACACCCGCATAATGAACCACTCATAGTATTCGAAAACTGGGTACACGCGGTATTTAATAAAGGATACGTAAGAAACCTTCTATATACCGATCAAGCTAATTTAACCTACACTATCAGTGAGGAGACAGCCGCCTATCTCGTATTAAAGTATTTACTAATATTATCTAACCTCGACACAATCGAGTTCAGTAAGATAGTATTGTCAAAAGTCCCGACGTTAGATTTCTCAGATGAAGACCTCATATCTGGAAAAGATGTAATTAACGACATACACGAGTATCTCGATAATATATCTATAGATTATTCTGATATAAATTCAGCATGTGGGAAAGTCTTAGAGATAAATTCAAAACTATGGACGTATATGAATGATAGTTATAATCCTTCACTTAGGTCTGACGCGAGCGTTATCTTCAACAGGATACACGTGCCTATAGAGACAGCATTATCTAGCGTTATAGGGCCGATAGACGATAAGTTCGTTGATCCGGTAACGTATAGTAGTAACTACGATTATAGGACGGCTGTTGTAGATATTGTAACGTTGTTTGTCGGTATCAACATCGATAAAAAGACTTTCATCGATAAACTTTTAGCGGACTTTAAATACATCACAGATGAGCTAACTAGTTATACGACACAGGTAGTGCCGGTCAACAACTATCCAGTGTCATACGTTACGAACGATTTTAACGGTAAGATAGTTGGTCCTAATCTATTACAAATAGATAAAGCAATGTTCGTTCATACCGAACCAGCGTTATATGATATCGCACTAGAGGCGAACAATGTAGACAATACTATAAGTGACGTATATCTAGGAATAGGTAATATAACACAGGCCGATAGAGAGCTATATAGAACTAAACTGACAGTAATGACAGATGACATAGTAGAGGTCCTTATGGATACAAGTGTAGACATAACATACGAGTAGACCATACGGTCTACTCGTAGTTATAATTTAAGTTCTAAGTTCATTGCTTTAAAGTATGACACTAGTGATTTTGTCGCTTGTCTGCCTTCGGCGTAGTTTCTAATGTCCGCTAATGACACATCTCCGTATTTCTCTATAAACGCAGATAGAGCCGTCTCTGCGCCTAGATCACCTGTCCTAGCCATCATGAGCTCCTCTATAGCCTTATCCATACCGTTGGCGTGATATATGGATAACTCTTTAGCCGTTATCTTAGTCGCTCTTGATTTGTTAGCTACTTGACCCGTTAGAGAGTCTCTAGATTTCGTATGTTTAGGCATGCTCATCTTCTTAATATAGTGTTGCTGCAATCTCTTAATGACAGTATAAACACATAGATCTTTAACAGTAGAGTAACTGTAGACATCAGTGTTATCCGCTCTCTCTAAAATCTGCTGGAACGGCTCATACCCAAGCTCTCTAGATATATTAAGATACTTTTCTATATCAGGTACGTTATCAGAACCATTAGGTTCTATAACCCTTAAAGTTTTCTTCTTATCGCGTATATCCTTCATAAAGTTATCGAAGTCTTTATCAGACATTGATTTAAATAAATCCTTATAACGTTTTAGATCGTCATTATTACCTATCTGCGGTATGTACTTTAGTACTAACGCTTCTGCTTCTTTTCTACCCATAGTTCTACTTTATAATAAGGATATCGTCTAGACGTTTCACTCTGTTAGATACCATAGTCCAACTGTCAGAAACATATCGCTTTAATCCAACGTTAGAAATTCCGGTAGTTTCGTTCGTAAACAGCGCATCAGTAGATCCTAGACTGTACGCCTCTAATGCTTCTGTGTATGGTCCCTCTAAGTAAGTGTTATCGTCGACCACAATACCCATACTGACCGTTTTAGACCTGTTTCTAAAGTTGTTTACGCGTATAATATGTGATGTTATGCCAGATATGTCATTGACGCCCTCTATGGTCGCTACCCCAAGTACTTTATCCTGAGTTAATTTTGTGGTTCGTGTAGCAGATGACGTGTCAACTCTGAAAGAGATAACTTCGGCATTTATTTCGTTTTGTTTAACTGGGTCGGCCTCATTCTCAACGTCAACTAACGTTACTAAGTCTGGAACCTTTATAATGTCTCCATACTTAGCGTCAAACCAAAATGTCTCATAACATCCGTATAGAAGACTGTAGCCGTGACCTATGTATGTAAATCTATATTCGTTATTCTCTGGATCATCGTCAGGACTAACGAGTGCCGACTTAACATCGATAGGTTCTTTCTTCGGTGTGAACTCTCTCTGTACCGATAGTCTATAGTGTATGTTTTCTGGGTCTGTCTCCGTCTTGTTATCTCCCTTACCGTCTATCTGCGACAGAGATACTGGAACATTTGTCGATGCGATAATGATGTTAACACGGACGCCTTTGTCCGTGTTTCTATCTTGTAGGTTTGTTGCGAGCGATGCTCTCCTGTTAAATTGTGTCATTCTGTTTGTCCTTTTTAGGTGTGTCAATTAAAAAATGATGTCTCCACGTCTTCTTAACTGTTTTACGGTCTTCTTCTAACCAATATGGTACATACACGTCGTGTGCCATGCGGAGTAGGTCTAATTCCGATAGGTACGGCACGACATTAGGAGAATATTGATCTATTGTCCACCAGTCTCTAGACAGCAAGAGAGTGTCCCACTCGTAACCGTGTTCTATAAGTCTTTCGTATAGTTCCTCAGGACTTAATTGATATTTGTTATACATTGGCATGTACAATTGCATTTTTCTTAGGCGTTCTAATATTGTCACAGCTCTGGCCAAACGGACATCTGTTTCAAGTAGTTCTCTAATATTTGTTCTACGTAAGGACACGTTAGGACGTAGCGCAATAGCATAGTTTCTATCATTTCCTATAATACCATACTTAGCTTGGTTCTTGATATAGTGGAATGCCGATAGCTCTGGTTTTACTCCTTCTGATTGAGAGACTACGACTTCTGTTACCGTACCACTAGGTCCAGACTTAGAGCGTAATAGAGTTAATCTCACTACGTTAAGGTCTGTCTCATATTCCTCCATATCTTGTCTAGGGTACTCTGGGAGACGTGTTGCCTTATTTTTAAGTACAGACGCTGTGGATGCATACATACTGAGTAACGTAAGATAGTTTGTTTTTCCAGTAGCGCCTTTGATCTTCGTATCTCCCTTTAAATACTGGTTCTGCTTTTCAGGTGGGACATATTTGTTCTCACCGATTCCTTTACCCTCTCCCGTATGAGCCACATATCCTAAGAAGAGATTACTCATTCTTGTTAGTCTAGGTAATTCTCCAATAAACTTAGATTTAAATAGTCCTCCACCGAGATAGTATGTTGCAGTATCAGTTCTGTCGAGCTTAGACTTAGCCAACATCTCCATACCGGCAGAAGTTTCAAACTCTGCGATTGAATCTATCTGTGAGTATCCTGGGAAGTGCGCAACATATGGCTTCTTTGTGTATGGATTTTCGAATGCTGCGAATTCAATTTTCTTCTCTTTAGCTCTTTCAAGCACATAATCTCTAAAGTCTGACACCCATATGTCAGCAGGACAGTCTGCCTTCGTTAATACGTTCCAATCTGGATCGTCCCCGTCTAGCATATCGTTTTTTAAGTGTTTCGCTCTTAGAAGGAACTCATAGAGTCTCGCGTACTTCATGTTCATTTCTGTATCAAACGATGATATTATCACCTTCTCATTCTTATGTCTAGGTAGTGATGCGGCCATTCTATCTGCCGCAGTAGTAGTAAAGTAATGCAAAAGTGTAGATTTATACGAGTTACCTGGTCCGATAATAGCGTAAACGTTATCAATACCGCCAGCTAGTACCATCTCTCCTTTTGCGCCCTTAATGAATGTCCCTGTAACAACATCGATAAGTCCAACGTTCTGAAGTATAGCCTCTACTGTGCTCTTTCGTGTTTTCATTTTAGCCATGTATGCTCCTTAATATTTCAATGAAATAAGGGTCTGTGCTTTTAATATGACACTATAAAAAGGACTATAAATGGATACATTACATAATTATTTAGGCGAGAGGACTCTCGTATTAGAAGGGCTAGAAGAAGGCATTTTTAAGTCTCTCACGGACAGCATAAAAAAACAAGTTAGTATTGCTTCTGACGAAGTAAAAAAGACATACAGTACGTTTGGAGATTTTGTCTATTCATTCGGAAAGCTACAGACACCTAGTAAGATTGTTAAACTTAGGAGAGACCTTCCAGACATTATCTCAAAACGCACATACCAGGACATACATACATATAGAGTACCTACAATTCCAGGACTCGCCGTTGACCTTGTAACGTTGACTAATGCATTAAATGGTTACTTCAGTAATTATGACAACATTTATAACGAAATAGACAGACTAGATACACTCATATCAGAACTGCTCGCTACGTCAGGAAAACGCAAAAGTTTCAAGAAGACCTCTGAAGAACTATCTGACTATAGGAAGAAGTTTGTTGATGAACCTAAAAAGAACTTTAAAGGGTTCTTTGATCCTAGAGACTACAGAGAGTCTACAAAACTAGAGACGCTCATATACTCTAATGACGACCTTATAACGGTTACAGATAATCTTATAACTATAGATAGTTATATAGATGATAAATCTATAATGAAACTTAATAAGATCATAAACAATATCTATAAGAAAACCCTCATGTTAACAGAGGACATAGATAGTGGTGTAGAATATAGTAATGTTGGGCTAGAAAGCCTCATAGATCTATTGGATATATTCTCTAAATCTATGACGACAGTTAGTACTTACTTCTTCATCTACTCTAAGACCATGGACCTAACATTAAAATTACCAGAAGTTTACGAAAGATAGACTATGAGAGACCGTAATGGTCTCTCATAGTTTCTTGAATGGTAGTTTGTTACTATAGATGTTTGTCCATACGATTAGTTTATCTTCCGACCGTAAGTGCAGTACGGTATAGTATTCAAATATTGTATCGCTAATCTGGTTTATAGCAAGATATAGTACAGGGTCTTTCTTCTCTACGCGTTTAAGTGTGTTTCTATCTACCACATCTATACCCGTAACCAGTTTTAGTTTATACGTCTTATTACTCTTAACATCCCTTATGAAGTCATCTCTAATCTCCTTTACTATTATGTGTCCATTACCAACTTCTTTCCTTATCTTCCCGTTATCCCATATCGTATCTGTAAGTTCCGTGTATCTAAGGCGATGGGGTTTATCCCTAAACATTTTAACGTAATCTCTCATAACCGTACCTACAACGTCACAGTTTCCCTGTGCGGCGCCTGCAATACCTACAGGTTTTATCTCGGACGCTATCACTGTTCCGTCTGGTCGTCTTATTATCGCCTTACCCTTCTTTATACCTGCCAACATAGAGTCATTACCAAATACGCTCATGAGTCGCACACCTGTCTTATCGTACACCAATTCAGAGTTAATCGTGCAAATAACCGCATTGTCCCCTAATAACTTTCGCATAAGACGACGTATGTGTTCGAACTCGCGTATCTTCTCCTCAGTGTACAGTTGGTAATACGAAACATAGTTTGTCTGCAATCCTATCGCGTCGTCCTTTTTATAATTACAGAAACAGTACGTCACGTGCTCGTCGGGTATGTTCTTAAAAACAACATGTCTAGATATAATTAAGTCTTCTTTCAAGCGCTTAGGGGTCCAGTACGTCTTAGCGTCTGATAAAGAAATATGGTAATCTCTTTTATGGTGTTTGGCCACATTATTAGCGAATGTTACTTGGTCTAGTCCTGTACTACCTGAATAGACCCTCAGTATGCTTAATTTCAACTCACTTAGATACCTTACAAGATGATGCGCTCGATTACCGTAATAACCGTTGAATATTTCAACTAACTCATTTGGAGCTGACTTAATAATCCTCCCAACTTCTACATTGTCCGTCTTTAGTAGTATATTTTCAATCTTATACTTTTGTTTCATACGGAAGAGTTTCTCTATAAACTTATAGAGTGCATCGTAGTAAGAGCCTTCTGATGTGTAGTACCCGTCTATGTATGCGTCCGGAGAACAGATACTGGCCTTATTAGCTTTAAGTGCTTTCGGATTAAAGTATCCTTTATCCGTAACTTCTATACCGTTAGGTTTCTTTGTGTTCTTTGGTACTAGTCCTTCTACTATATACCCGTGAAATGCTGTGACGTTAAACCTATCTAATTCATCCACGACATTCTCTATGCCAACATATATAACTAAGTCTCTCATACATATCCTTTATTTACTCTGTTTAATTTAAATACCTGTTTAAAATGAATAACAACGCAAAGGATAAAAATGATTTCAGATAAGTATAGAGGTAGGATTCTAGCGAGTTCTCCGTATGACACAATTGTAGATCAGAACGTGGTATATACGGTAGAGGCGATACGCACAATCGGCGAAATGATAAATTCTAAACAAGACCCACTACAGAGAGTTTATCTAGACGTTGGACGCACAGAAGAAGATATGTTAAAAGATATGTCAGACTTTGTGCGTGTAGTCGTTCTAACGAATGGTAGTGGTAATTATGGATATATACCAGAAACCCACGTGTCTCCAGCGACGGAACAGGGCGGGAATGAGTATGTAGAGAAGACTGTCGGTATTAACCTAGGTATAATGAGTGGTTCATTCAATACAGAACTTTTTACGAAAGAACTCATAGCGTTCGTTGAAAGTACACTAGGTGTGACACCAAAAATAAAGACGTTCGATAGTTCTAGTACAATTCTATTAAACAATACCGATACAGCGTCGTTAGAGTCTGAACGTTCAAGTAAACGCGATGCGTCACTATATTCTAGGTATAAAAAATGTGTGGATAGGAATGGTCTACTGGAGGACAAAGTAAAGAGACTAAATAATATCGCGTCTCTAACGATATCTGAACAACTCACTAAGGACATAGAGAATTCATCTTATCTACCTAATTTAGCAATGAAAGAGTCTCTTCTGTATTCCGTATCTAACTCAACAATGCGACCAACAAATAACATCGGTGTTGAATATTTAACAAACAAGTTTGCTTTCGTTACAGAAAACAATCTGTTAGTATGGTTTACGTTTAAGTATGGTGAGTTATTCATAGATAAGACTATCGAACTAGATACTGACTGTACTAACTACACGATAATCGGTACTCGTGAAGGGAACATCGGTGTTGTATATAACAAAGAAGATGGAGATGATCTTTCTGGAGACGTCTATATCGATGTATACGGTATCGATTACGACCTTTTAACATCTACTAAATTACTTAGCGACGTCACATTGAATAACTCTGTATGTGATCATTCTGACAATAAATTTACCGTAGGATTATCTGACGACAAATATGCGTACTGTAACATCTACACAATTAGTGACGCAGGAGATATATTCGAGCAGTCGTTTACTATAGATGGCATAGGTATTACATCATCTTACCTAGATGCTAACGTTAGTTTCCCTATAGGAATACACGGAAACAAAGGAGCTCTATTATATAAAGATAAGATAGCCGAAATAACTGTCAGTGGTTATGTAGACAGTCTATCTTCTGACGATGTCTTCGTAGATGTTAACACTGAGAATACTCTATATATGTTCAAGAGTTCACAAGACGAGTGTTTTGACACTATCGCCGTAAACGATGAGGACGTTACATATGAGAGCATTAACACAAAAGGAGAAGTCCTTACGAGTTACAACGCCATATTCGATGGTAAAGTATCGCACATAAAAACATTAGATAGGTCATTCCTAACTATAAGCACATACGGAGAAGTATCTGTAAAAATAAAAAAACTAATCTAACACACTGACGGCATGAGCCGTCAGTGTGTTAGATCGTGAAGTTTATCTTCTCGGTCTTTAATAAAGACCGAACTGAGTTTGGTATATAGATGGTGGTCTTTATTACAATGTCGTTGTCTCGGTCCGTCCCGAATTTCTTAGGGTTGTCCCTGTATATTCTCGAGTCTGACTTCGATGCCAGATAAAGTTTCTTGACTCCCATGACACGCCCATTTCTTATCATGGTCTTTTCTTGTCTCTCTATGAGTGCCGTCTCGACATTCACGAGAGTTTTGAATTTTACGAATAGTCCTGACGCCTTCTTAGACGTCTTAACCATGTCATAAACGTCAGCGTAATCGTTACAGAACGACTCAGACACGGCAACGCCGTCGAACACTCTATTAAATCTATTCGTTAAGAACAGATCTAGTTCCCTCTTAAACGTACCTAGTTCATCTTCTGCTCCAACGCATTCTTTACTATTTATAGCGTCAAAATACTCGAGTGTCGCTAAGTAACAATCCTCTTTTCTCTCTAGTTTCTCTAAAACACCTACCATTCTATATCCTTTTTATTTTATTCCCGTTGACTGCGTATAACGCATCCTCTGTTTTAATAATAGAGTTGTTACCGTTTCCGGACAGCGTCGTCATCTCGTACGTCACAGATGATCGATCAAGTTCTGTTTCTGAGGTTACTGTAGAGAGCTCTTCCTCGATAGCATACGATACATTTCTGAATATATTCAGCTTTGTATCGAATCTATAGATACTACACGAAGAAACCTCTCTGTGCGTCATAGAGTTAACCAGGTTCTTTAACTCTGCCCTTAGCCTACTTATGGCCTCTTTTATTTCAGGAGTATTCTCCCCATGCATTGTCTGAACGATGTCAACGTAGTTGTCTTTGAACTTTCCGGCTAGCTCAAAATACCTCCCCATCGTGTTATCGAACACCTCCTTGAAAACGTGATCGAGCTCTTCTGGTATTGAGTCTATTAAAACTTTATTGATGAGTCCCTTACCTACACTCTTAAACTCATTGCGCAATTGTGCCATATCAACAGAGCTGCTAGCGTAGATAGACGTATGGGTGTCTACAACCATAACTCTCGTCCTGTGAGTGTCACTCACAGGCGCGTGAGCTATAGCCAGTAACTCATCGTACTCTAGTCTTTCAGTTGGTGACGAATCGTGCTCTGGCGCGAGAGCCTCTTTTGATGGCCTTTTAGATGGTGTACCTAACTCTGAGGTCTTGAATACCTCTACTGTTACTTCCTTTACATCGTCATCATCCCTAGACGATCGTCTAGAGTTCTTTCTAGAGCTCCTCTCAGTCCTAGTATCGTCATCGCCGCCATATCCGCCCAACGCTGCGACACCAGACGCAGAGCGCTTTCTAGACGACCTCCTGGATGATCTTCTAGAGGAGCCCCTCCTGTCTCTTAAGTACTCGTCGTCGTCGAAGAAATCATCGTATCTTCCCATATATATATCCTTTTGTTTTAATTAAGCATAGCTCAATAGTATAATATGGTTACAAAAAAAAGTAGAGATAACGACAGTGCGGAGATCCGCACTGTCGATTATACCATGTACTACTCTTCAGTAGCTTCGAGTGTACTTACGAACACTTTTGAACTTACTACTTTATCCCAGTCTGTGATAGTTAACTCTGCACCGATAGCGAGCTTGTTATGGAAACTAACTCTAGGTTGTAGAATAACTGCTGGTTCGATAGCAGCATTATTTTTAACTGTTACCTCTACAACTGGTGTAGGTACAGAACCTCTGAACCCCCATTGTAACTCTCCGTGTACGCCTGTAGACCCAGGTACGGTTACATAGAATCTAACTTTGTTGCGTAGAATCTGGTGATCTAATCCAACAACTTCCACAGATAGGTTATCGTACGAGATACCTTCCTTAGTGATAACGTCTCTGATCTTTCTATCAGTTACGATTACGAGTTTAGGTGTTCCAGAACCTCTTGTTTGAGCAGCATCAAGGATACCTGTCTCTGTAACCATATCGTTCAAGATCTGTTTGATGTTATTAATGATAACTGCGGCAACGTTGCTAGATAGGTTAGAAGTGTTGTCACTATCTACTGTGTCGTATAGCGCAATTGATCTGTCCTCGTAGAATGGATCGATTAACTTATGAGCATTACCAAGGCTTTGCGCGAATTGGTTTAATCTCCCTGTTGCTGCACGACTTTTTAATCTATCGAAGAAGGTTTCGAACGCATCTAAACCACGTTGTGCGATCATTACGTTAATGTATTCACGGATAGATGAAAGCGCTCTTCTATCTCCATTTGTACCGTTAAGTAAAGATGACTTGATTGTAACAGGTGTTGTGTATGCGATATCGTATCTCGCGTATGCTGTACGTACATCTAACTCGATTGGTTCGATACTTAAATCTTCGTTTGTCGCTGTTGCATCAATGTAGTAACCATCATGAGTTGTTCTAGCAATAGTGTCGTATACGTCAGTCCATTTAGAATCAGACTCACTTACTTCGTTACCGTCAGAATCGATAAGTCTTACCATTTCGAATTTTGTTACAGTCTCTTCTAATCTAGCTGTTAAAGTATCTCCTCTACCAGTTGCACCGATAGCAAGTACGATTTTATATCCATCGATATCTAAGTCTGTAATAACTTCAGATGCTGTACCACTGAGGGTCTGGAATGTTTCTGTGTCGATAACGAACTCATCATCGTAGAAGTTGTTCACGATAGCGTTTTTCGAACCTACTAAGCCAGGAATCCACTTAGCTGTTGGGTTGTCATACACGTCAATTTTGTGGTAAGATACTTTAGAGTCATCATCATTGTGTAGTGTAAACCACATTGTACGTAGTGTGACGTCAGAACTAATTGTAAAGTTTTCGTTACGTACACCGTTGAGGATACTATTTTCCGTTTGGGTGAGCGCACCAAAATCTAGTGACACACCATATTTAATAGGTGCAGAGATGATTGTTTCTCCAGATGTATTATCTTCAAACTGGAAATCACCGACTAAGTAATCTTGTGTAGCCTGGCTATATACGGGAACTAGTTTTAACTTATCAGCTACAAGAGGATTGTCTCTTAGCCTTACAAGTTTACTCAATGAACCTTCGTTATCTTCATACGATGCTCCAGCATCTGTTCGTAAGTATTTACTCTTAACAACAGGATACTCTAACGCCTCGATTAGCCCAGCTGAATTAGCATCGCCCATTACGTTAGGGTAAATGATGTTAATAACACTCTCTGCAGACGCGATAGCAGCACTCACGATCATACTATAATTCTTAAAGTTCGCTACAGGCGTACCACCGAAATCTTCGTTAGCGGCTACGAGAGAGCTAATCATTGGGTGGCTACCAGACTGCATAGGTTTTACCACCATTGCATCACTAGGTGTGTCGTCAGAGAATCTTGTAGCACTAGCTAGTTCTTTCTTTGTTGACATTCTCATTGTATCTAGTTTTAGACCTTCCATCGCTGCGACTACAGTTGTTTCATCACCATAAGCTGCCTCGATAGACGTAATGATCTCTTCGGAAATATTAGATGGTAATACTTCACCTAATTCTTCATTTCCCGCTACCTTAACAGATGCTGTTGCTGACTCTAGGAAGTCTAACAGTTCGAGTTCTTTTTTATTCATTTTTTAAGTCCTTTTTTTTATAAGTGTGTTTGTTTTTTGTACAAAAAACAAGTTCTAATACGGTAAGTCTTTATGTGTTAGTACAAACATGTTACTTTATGTCTACGTGACGCAACATTAAATTAACGATATCAATACTCACAGTGTTTGACGTTTTAACACGCATGTCGAACAAGTAAGATAAAATCTCAACTAAAAGAGTTTCGTCTAGTAATATAGGATCTACCTTACATATCACCGCTGTGCTATTTGTTAACTTAACTACTTCGTATGGGTTCGTTAGTTCATTGTCTAGCTCCCTCTTAAGACACTGGGTGTGTCCAACCTTTCTGGCCATCTTAATATTACAATAAACAAAATCATCGACATCTGTTCTAGACAGATCAGATATCATTTTCATATTTTTATTTTCTATACCTAGTAAAACGGTGTCCATATCCATACCTGAATACTTTATTGTTTTACTAAATTCCTCTGTCATAAACCATAACGGCCTATCGTCAATAACGACGTATCTTTGACAACTTACTTTATTATCCATTATATCTCCTTCTGGTCAGTTAAAAAACTTGAGACGACGAGTTTAACTGAAAAATTAACATAGGATAAAACAATGGAGACTACAAGTATACTACTTACCGCTATAAGGTTACTATTTCACGAGAAAGCAATAGAGGATACGAACGTATCGAATAGTGCTGATACTGTTAGAAATCTTCTAAAAATAATAAGTGAAAACAATAAGAGTTTTAATAGTAAGAAACAAGAGATAGCGGAGAACCTATCTAACTACCTATATGAGATGATAGAGAACTTCCCTACATATGTGTTCGACGCTAAAATAATAAAACAGGAACTATCACTCTTAACAGAGAGTCCTGATATCATTGAAGACCTTGTAGATGACATCTTAGAGGATATGAGTGTTGAGGATAGACAATCTGCAATACTAAGGTATAGAGCCATCATTAAGAGCTATATCCAGAAAATAACATTAAAGATTATTTCTAGAAAGTTTAGTTCTGATATGAGTAAACGTAAGGCTATCGGTAATGTTGATGAATATGTAGATAACCTAAAGGATAAGTTAGAGAGCATAAGATCTGGTTTTACATCGGAGGACCCTGCGATAAAAAACAAATTCACACTAGACGCGAGTAGCTTACGAGAACGTATAGAGACAATAAAAGACGAGGTTAATAACGGACTGCTTTTAAAGACTAAGTTCTCTAGATTAAACAAAGTATTAGACGGTGGGTTTAGGAGAGGAGAACTAGTTACGGTAACAGCGAGGGACCACGGATATAAATCTGGGTTTAGTAGGAGTGTATTCTTACAGTTGTTAGGAAACGAACCTGTCGTTATGAATAAGGAAAAGAAACCTCTTCTCATATTACTGAGTCTTGAAGATACAGATAGACAGATTATCAAATTTATCTTTGAATACTTTAAAAGCAGTGACGGTGAAAATACTAAGCTTACTGATGTTAGTATAGACGAAGCTATAGATTACGTTGTAGGTAAGCTTCAGGAGAACCCTGGATGGACCATAGAGATATTAAACGTAGACCCATCTAACTGGGGATATAAAGATGTCTTTAACTTAATCGAGGAGTACGAGAGTAAGGGATATGAAGTTATAGCTATACTAATAGACTACTTGGCATTGCTAAGTAAAATAGGTTGTAAGGGTACTGGAGTAACGGGTTCTGAAACTAGAGAGCTGTTTAGGAGGATAGGTAACTACTGTAGGGCAAAAGATATCTTATGTATTACCCCGCATCAAGCTAGTTCTGGACTAAAGACGCTATCGGACAACGGAGTAAAAGATCAAGATATGTTAAGGGAGATTTATGGACTAGGTTTCTTTGCTGATACTAGACAAATAGGACAAGAGCATGATGTAGGTATTTTACTACATCCATGTATAGTAGATGATAATAAATACCTAAACGTAGCAGTGGATAAACACAGAGGTTTTGTGATAAACTATGCTAAGGCGTTTTGGTATTATAAATTCCCTAAGCATAACATGCCGATACCTCACGATGTAGATAAGGATACGGCACTCGATAAGATAGAGGCTGGGTACGATGATGTATTCTAGAAAAAAAATAGTACTACAAGTAGGAGAAATCCTACTTGTAGTACTTAGTTACCGCGCTGATGAACGCGGCCTCAACCACGTTCATCTCCTTCAGTGCGCCTAATGACGCGCTGAACGCGCGTTCAGCGTAGTGGTCGTTTTTAGACCACCACGACTTAGGCTTATGAACGAAACCTAAGATTTTTGGCGCGAATACGCCAGGCTTCACCACAAGAGTGAAGCCAAGCTTTTTTATGACTATGCGTTCGCGCACAGTGTTATTAAATATTTCTATCGTCATCATATCCTCCTTGGATTTATTGATGATGTTGTTCATTACTGAACAACTATCCCTACCATAGGTAGGGAACATAATCTAGTTTAGTCATATAGATTATATGTAAATAAAAAAAAATCGGAAGTTAGATTGGACTAACTTCCTCGATACTATATCCTTCATCCGATAACACGTCAAGTATATTCTTATCTCCATCGAACGCTGGTTCTCTCATAACATGGAATATTCCGACACCTATAAGTGTTACACTGGTTGACGAAGTAGCTTCGAGCAATCTTTCCTCCCATGCTGCGTCGCGTGTTATTAGTTTAACGAAACCCTCATTTGTAAGCCCATCATTACAGATATTATTTATCGTATCAATGTCCCATGTAAGGTAAGCTCGCGTTAAGTTGTCTTGCACTTCGATCTCTTCCTCGTCGGAACCGCTATTTAGCCCAATCTCTCGGCACTCTTCCAATAGGTTCATTTGGTATTCGAGTGTCTCTAGTCCGATAGTCGGTTTTCCGTATCCAGACAACTGAAGATCAACTGGTACCAATGGTGCGCCTCCTGTGTCTATATCTCCTACCTCTGTTATGACATTACCGATGCCATCCATTAGTGTATCTATGACGTCATCGTTTAAGAAACATGTGTGCACAATGGGTACGACTCTAGCCATAAGTTTTCCGTTCTTTGTTATGTTATAATATCTCATGTTAACCTTTTCTAATCATGAGTGAGTATACATTACTGCTACTCTATCCCTAAATTGCTGGGAACATAATCTAGTTTAGTCTCTGTTATTATATGTTTACATATATGATTGTATCACCCATATTCCTATTTTATTGAAACTAACTAAAGGATGTCTCTTGCTATGGAAACACTTAAATCGTACGCTACGGCGGTAAAAGAATTAATCGGGGCCCTAATGGTCTTTATTGGAGGATTATACGCTGCGGCTAAAGGATCGCCTATGGCGTATATTGCAGGTTGTATTACTATGGTTATACTCGTAATACTATTTCTACTCTTGAGGAAGGTTTATAATGAAAACAGAAGAAGAAAAGGAGCCCGCGACGGTTTCCACACGCTACGACGATAAGTATATAAGATGTTTATCATTACTTATCTTCATAGCGGTTATCGTTGCAGACTATATGGGTTATGTGTCTAAATACTCAGATTACGTTCTAGGTATAACCGCTACAGCGTATATCTTCGGTAGAAAAGGACTTATGTTAATCTTAGGTAAAAAACTAGGATATGACAAAGATGAATTGAAAGACTTTCTAGACTAGCTACGACCATTGGTCGTAGCTAGTCTAATCTAATTTACACTAATTGTGTTCCTCTGTCTCATCGCCTTTCGCTTCCTCGAGCATCTTCTTAACCTCAGGGTTCTGTAGTTGCTTCTCTTTGAATGTCGCATAAAGAGCTTTATTGACATCTAAGATAGTGTTAATAGATTCATCGCTTAACTCTAAGTCGTTTTTAACAACCTTGAACCCTTTAAGATCCAGCATCGTTGCTTTAGTATCTTCGGTTAGTTCTTTTGTACCTTCATCTACAATCATGAGTGAGTCATTAACAATATCGATGAGTGGCTGGTAACCTTCTCTAGTAACAACGCCTAAACATGGATGTAGCTCTGGTCTAACAACGTTGGCGTGTTCTCTCATGCTAGAGATAATAACGTTTCTATCTGTCTTTGTTTCTTTCTCTAAGGCAACTAGAATAATGGCGACTGCGTGTACGATAGCGTCTGGATTTGCTCCACTAAAGATATCCTCTAGATCGATAGCTAGTTTCTTACCTTCTTTAACGACGTTTTTCATATAGTCGTTTTTCTCTTGTTCTTTGCTCATTTTTTATTCCTTCTTATTTTAGTACGAGACCAACCTCGTTCAATCTAATGACTTTATGAAAAAGTTTATTTGACATTACTAAAAGGATTATAATGGCATCTATTAGAGATACTAGAGAGTACAGGCTCGTTAGAGCTAGGCACCTTAGGAATAACCCTAAGTGTAGGATATGTGGTTCTATAAAAGGAAGAGCGGTTCACCACATGAATTCGCTACGGTACTTTCCAGATGAGGCGCTAGATCCTGATAACTTAGTTACTCTATGTGATTATAGAGCTAACAACTGTCACGGCATGCTGCATACTGTATTAAAACGATCATATAGAATGAAAACAACAAAGGACGACTTCGAACGTTTTCTTAAACTACTTAAATTCGGGAAAGAAAAAATGGTTAACACAGATAGCTAACGCTATCTGTGTGACTCTTTTCCGTTGCCCTTCTCGATCCATATCCCGCTCGATTGGATAGGCCTTATCCTTACACGGTTTCCTAAGCCTTGAAGTAATCAGCTCTAGCTGTTAAGCTAGTGTACTGATCTTCAGGTAGACTGGTATATCCATTCTCTGTAGCGCGAACGCCACTGAGAACAGGACTAATACCTTCTCCTACCTTGGTTGTCATGTGGAGAAGTGTTCCCGAACCTTGGTTCGTTAGAACTTTTCCGTTTGGAAGTACTACCTTAACGATGTCGCATGCGACATCGTCATCTTCGTACTTACCGATGACAACTACTTCTACTTCTGAGCCTTCCTGCAAACCAGCAGGAAGCGTACATGCACCGGGAGCGAACTCCCAGGTTACATGTCCTTGCTCTAGGAAAAATCCAGAGTAGATGTTGGTCATTTTACCTCCTTTATAAATTAATCTAGTTAGATCATATTTATTATATGTAAGTATAATGTTATCGGATAACGTTACTGGTGCAGGACGTATGTCAGTACCATTGATAGGCCGAGCGTTACTCCAGATATCAAGGTTACTCTATAGAATCTTTCTCCTCCTCCGACAATAATGAAAGCTACACCGAGAAAAAAGAATGAGAATGATAATAGTAGTGTTACATGTAATAGCGCCATCATACTCTAGCCAACTCAGTTATGTTATTTGTCGACCCTATGCCTCCTGTTCTTTTATTAGAGGTTATAGCGTCAAACACTTCAGTTCCCGCTGTATGTAACAGTGTTGTCTGAACTATGCGTTCCCCTCTTTTTATCTCTATTGGTTTGTCTGTAAGGTTCATTAACATAGCCTTCATCTCGTCGTAGTAGTCTAGATCTATTACACCAACACTGTTTACAAGTATGATACCTTTAGCGGCTACGCTACTCCTAATGAACATCGCTAAGAACCATTCGTCAGCATCACATGTTTTGTCAATGTATTCTTTTGATATAGATACGCCTAAAGGTATCATTGTAACTCTGAATGGTTCTAATATGACTGTCTCTCTAGATCGTAAATCTACACACCCGCTAAGTTCTGTCCCTAAATAGAGGTCACACTCTTCGTCTAATGTTTCTATGAATTTCATATTTATCCTTTCAACATTAAATGCTTTCGAAAAAAAAAAGATAAGGAGAGAGAGGTACATGTACCTCTCTCTACTAAATTAAAAACAAGGGACGCGGATAGTGTTAAGCATTTTTTTTTAGATAAGGAACTATCTATGCGTTCTTGTTTATTTTTTTTATTCTTTATGTTTTGGTGGGCACACAGGGATTCGAACCCTGGACAACTCCGTTATGAGCGGAGGACTCTAACCACTGAGTTATATGCCCTTATGAGAGACCGGAGTCTCTCACCATATTATGACGGATAGTATTAAGCATTTTTATGGTAAGGAACTATCTATGTCATATTAATTATATGTTCACAACTTTTTTTTCATGTCACTTCTTGATACTCACCGTTGGAGTGACTGTCCCGAACATGTTCATAGGTATGTAGATAGCGTTCTTATTCTCTTTAACAGCCTCTATCATTTGTGTCTGAACGTCTAATCTCTTTAAATCCAAGAGCTCTGGAGTAAGGCCATCTGAGATCATCTTATTGTAATCTCTTGTCGCCTTTGCCTTCTGCATCTCAATGAGATACTGCGCTTCAGCAATACGTTTCTTACCTCTAAATTCCGTTAGTTTAGCCTCCACATCGGCCTCTACACGTTTAACCTCAAGTTTACGTTTAATAGTTGCGCCTAATGCTTCTTCTACTTCCTTAGGGAAGATAAGTTTTCCCAGAGCCGTGTCAGATATCCTCAACGGAGAACCTATAAACTCCTTGTTAATGGCCGCGTAAAGTTCTTTAGATATACGTTTGAAATTCTTGTTAACATCTAGGATATTGTACTCTGATATAACTTCACGCGTAATCTTGTTGACAACGATCTTACCGTACGTGTTATATACACTATTTATCGTAATCATACTTCCTTTAGTTTTAGACGACGCAAATAACATATTGAGGTTCTTGTCATTACGCGACAGCATAATCTGGAATCGCACCATAACGATGAGATTCAGATTTCCTTCCATACGTACGGTTACCTTCTCTTCTTTTGTCACGATGATATCCTCGAGTAATATAATCTTATCCTTTAAGCCCAGATGGACTCTTGACGGACGTATGATGTCAGTACTGTAACCGTTAGGTGTTAGTACTTTGCCGAGAGTGCCTTGGGGTACATACACATATCTTCCTGTTATATAATAGATGACTATTAATGCGATAACTACTAGGGGCGATACTATCATTATATTTCTGTTTCTCATAATTCTTCCTTTTCTTTGTTTGTTTGGTTTTTATCTCTTTCTATTATTTCATCGAAAGAGTCGTGTTTTGTCTTTATCTTTTCAGGCATTGCATCGAGGCGACTCTCGATTGTTTTCATGGCGTACTCTTTACGAACCTCTACCGTGTTAGCGCCATCGAACGCTATTGGTGATGTCACAAGTATGAAGGCAACAAACACTACACCTCCGATAGCCTGTGATTTTCTCCCAGTCCTGTAGAAGTGTACAAGAACTATCGATATAATGATCACGATAAAAAGTCGTACAGCCGAAAACAAATTAATATCTAATTCCATTTACTATCCTTAATTTAATAACGATGTTATTCATTACTGAACAACTATCCCTACCATAGGCAGGGAACATAATGTATCTTATGCTATCTACAGCGAGAAAGACATGTCATCCAGTTCTTTCATAGCGCCGACAAGATTTGAAATCTCCGTCTGTGCGGTTTTTGATAGTCTTAGTTTCTTAAGGTTATCGAAGTAGCTATTAGTGAATCCACCCCATAGTTCCGTATACATCGCTTGCGGTAAAACCCTCCTAGCGCTTTGTGGTTTAACGTCAGAATCGAGAAGACTATGATAGTGCTCGAGCATAAGCGCATAGAGCTCTTCAGTGTTCATACCTTTAGTTCTGACACCAGACTTTTCTAAGTCTTGTGTGAGTAAAAACGTTACAGGGTACTTATCTCCATCGACGTATCTTCTAGAAAGCTCCTGGTAGTTAGCTCTTGAGCGTACCAATTGGGACCTTGTACTTAGGTCTACTTTCATTCTGAACACCTTAAAGTTTCGTCTAATGATGTCTAGCTCCTCCGGTCTTGTATTGTAGATATCTCTAATGTCAAGACCGTTTATCTCTCCAACAATAGCGTGAGTGTTGAATATGGCGCGGTAGTTCGTTAACCAGTATCTATCATTCACAGCTTCTCCGTACTTTACGGTTGGTAATTCTATGTCTGCCAATAGAAGCTCGTGGGTTATGTTTTTCCTGTCTAGTAGTACCGGCACAAACTCGAAAGAAGAAGACGGGAGACCAGCAGATTCTCTGGCCAAACGGTTGTAGAGAACTTTACTCCCTAACGCCGTTTCTGATTTATAACATATAGACGCGACCTTCGTTATTGCCTCGATACGTGCCTCTTGGGTTGTGTTAGTCCTAGAGAAGTCATGTATCTCACAGTACCCTTCTCCACCATCTAATTCTATTTTCATTTTGTTCCTTTTTTTATTTATTTCACTTAAGAACGGCTGTGAAATATTTTTTCTTCTGAACATGTCTATCTCCTCTTTTGTCAAGTCAATATCGTTAGTCGTTACTGTCTTGCCTAACCTTGCCTGATAGAAATAGAACCTACCATCCATAAAGACACCGAGTCTATCCGTAACTCCATCTGTTATGTTCCTTCTGGTGGAATACAGGATCTCTACATCCTCCTCAGATTTTACGTGCGCGTCAATAGGGATTGTCCCAACGTAAAACATATATGTTACTTCACCGCCTACGCTAAACCCGCTCATATCGACCCGTATCATTTCTGAGCTTGTTTTTCCTATGGCGATAACCTCCGAGTCTAACTCTGGAGCATTGACGACATCGCCTGAGAATTCTATCCCATCATATTCCTTCTTGGCGTCCCATCTAATCTTGCCGTTCTCTGTCGAGACAGATAGGTCTAGATCTGTAACACCGTACTCATTATTCTTCCACTTGATCCCTACTATTGCTTTTCTGTCCTTAGGTATGTCGATGTAGCTCCCGTTGGGTATTCCATCCACAACTTGTTTAATGATGTCAGTACCGCGCATGTGGCGCTCTTTTCTTTGTCGTCCACGTCTCGAAGTCCCTCTTTTTCAGTTCTGAGAGAATATATTTGAATTTCTCTCTGTTAGCTAGACGCTTAAACGGGTACGTCGTCTTTCGTCTGCCTCTTATACTAACCTCTATGGGGTCTCCGACTTCCGCCATTAACCTTACCGCGAATGCGTTATGAACCTTTACTAGGTCCTCGTTCGTTAACTTTGACAGTACTGTCCTAAACGGAAGTACTCTCATCTCTTCTGACGTAAGTAGTTTATACTTCGGTGTCTCGATCGGTATGAATTTTTTCTTCGAGCGCCTCATCACCTTGTTGCAGAATCTCGACAGCTCTTTATTGCTCGTATGTTTGAATAGGGCAATAAATGGTTTTTTATACCTTAGCGCGTCTAAGGCAAGTTTGTTTATACTTAGTCTTTTTATATCGATATATGGTGTTGGGTCGGTCAGACGGAAGTCTCTTATGGTATTATCAGACTTCACAAGGATAGTCTTTTTAAATATTTTAAAATTCAGATACTCCAATAGTTCTCTGGTAGAACCTATGTCGCTCTCTTCCATTAGAGGGAGTTTAAGCTCTCTATTCTTTATCAGGAACGACGGTATTGTTATACCTAGTTCACGCACTGTATCTATCGTGGAAGATACTTCATCGTGCCCTAACGCCTTATTTGATACTAAACGCTCTTTTAGCGTCCCAATGAGCTCCTCCTCCTCTGGAGGCCTGTACTCTGTTAGTACTTTTGACATTGCGTGATTAATAACGGCGTTTATAGAGTTTACTCTCTCTATACTGTCATTCGACATTTTTATCCCGTTCCCTTTGAGAAGTTCTACAATCACCTTCTCAACCTCTCTTATTTTGTTCTTTGTTAAATATGGCAATACCATCTTTTATCCTTTTGTTTTAATTTAGTTAGCCTTACGGCACATCTAGTTTATACGTGTATATAATATACTTATGATTATTTTTTCATATTATAACTAGTGACGTCTACCGTATCATATATGATACGTGACGCCTCTAGAGTAATAATCCACTTATCTAGACCTAGAACCTTATCATTCTCCTTGCTATATGGTTTAGTACCTAGTATTAAATTATCCTCTAGTAATTCTACGAAAAGTTTATCTACAATTTTTGTTGGACCACTATTAAAAGAGTCATGATGACTATATCCTAGTAGAGTAGGGAGAACTACCCTAATATCGTTTGTCGCGTCATCCAAACCCTTCATGGCTGTATTGTCCCCAATGTTATACACGCAGTACTCTATAGGGAATTCATTCGACATTCTTCTGTGGTAAAGTCTCTTAGACACTTTCTCCGGATCAATTGTTCCAGGTATAGATAGCTTACCCTTAACGTTCTCAACCTTACATACGTTATCTATTCCGTATCCGTCTGTTAATTTACCCTGACCCACGCGTATTTGAGCGTAATCACACATCGCGTCCGTTATGATAAACGATGCTGTTGTTCTAGCTATCGGCCATCTGTCCTGATACTCGATGTTCACTGTCGTACCATCGGCTTTCAATTTCTTACTCTTACCCTTTATGAACTTATAGTATCTTAGTTCTTTTGGTATTGTAGGGTCCGAGAAAACATCCTTCGGATCTACATCGTATGACTCTAGAATTCTAGCTATGTTAATAATATCGTACGATATATTCCACACGGATAGAAAATCCGGCATCTTTGAGTGTATCCATTCAAAACACTCTAATATGGGCTCTAACTGATTGTCATGGAGTGTTATGTTGATGTCTATGTCTCTGTATAGTTGATCTGCGTTATCTCTATAAATCTGAATAATCTTACTTTTTATATACTCGTCTGACATCTTTGGTACTTTTGAGAATAATACCTTATTAATACAGACCCGTATCTCATTCCCTATTAATGAAGAGATAATCGTTAGTTCGCTCGTGTCTACGTCCGCTTCTATATCTAGAGTAGCTACCGTATACGGTGTAAATACCTCTCCGTATTTCTTCTTGTATAAGTACGACAATATAACAAATGATGATATATCTGACCCGTACAGATACGGACTACGTAATACATCCCTATAGTAATTCTTCTTATAGCCCTTCATACCTATTTTAGACGCAATATTATTGGGTAAGTCCATCTGTCGCGACATAAATTTCTGTAGTTTTGACTCTTCTTCATATTCTTTCTTCTGTTTATGTCTTCTATATCTCGGTTTAGTGACCCAGAAGGGTCTTTCGAAATTCTTTATTATTCTTATGTTTGGTTTTGTTGTGCCATCTTTATAATGTATTAATTCTTTTACTATGTGGTAGTCATCTTCTTCTAATTCTACATAGTTACTAAATTTATACTCTATTGTTTTTATATCTTCCATCTTAACTCCTTATCATCGAAAAAATCAAATGAAGAAAAAAGATACAGTGCATCGCACTGTATCTATTAGTTCTGATCTCTTAAGTATAATGCAGTTGTATCGAGTATAGCTCCTGTGGCTATAGCCCCGGCTCTTCCTAGGAGTGAGTCTCCAGCGAGTAGCCCTATGTGAGCGGGCGATACTATTGACGCTAGACCCATCACGGCCCTACTTGACTGTATGAGTCCATTCTTCATCATATATCTTGTAGAGTGGTAATCCCTACCTGCTAGTGTAGATAAGTATTTATTTAATGGATTATTCTCATCTAAACCGATCTCAAACGCACCCAGCATGCTACTCTTGACCGGCGCCGAGAAGTATTCATTAAAATCACTTACTGTAAAAGTTATTTCTAACCCTAATGTCTTGCCGTCTACACTGTAGGCTACGTTATTTATACCTGTACGTATAGTACATTCGGTTATCATACCTAGATCTATGTTCTGTTTACCACGCATAAACGCCTTACATAATCTAGGGCTTGTGTACGTACCAGCGCCTACAGATTGGGGCAACATGCCGGCCAATATTACAGATAGGACTAGGTCCATATCTAGTATCTTACTGACCGGATTATTGTATGGTGGCGCTACAACTATTTTATACATTATAGACGGTAGCGATACAGTTGAGTTATCGTACATCTTAGGGAAATTCATGTAACCACCATCCATGAGTGTCTTTATAACATTGGATAGACCGAACGTAACAGAATCTAATGCTCCTGATGCTACGTCTCCAACTGCATTTGTGATATCGTTAAGTGTATCGTCTATGAAGTTACCACCTGAGAAATTAAACCGCAGATCTCTAGCAACGCCTCCTACAGAATTTAAACGTTCTTTGGCTGGGATCTCTTTTGTTGTATTTGTAAACGAGATAGATGTAGAAGTAACGTATTCAACGGATAACGCTACAGTCATGCCGCCATCTTTCATACTAGCGAGGGTATTTTCTCCTAAGTCACTTATGTATGATGACGCATACTCGATTGGTAACTTAAGATAGGTCCATAGTTTATCCGGTATAGTGTATAAGTTAAAATCTCCCTCTGCCGATTCAGCCTCTGGTAGTTCTTTATCGTCTTTGGTGTCTGATGAGAAGAATCCGACCTCTTTCTGTTTCTTTAAGTAGGCTTCATAGTTTACATCATCTTCTAATTTACCCGTCTTTGTATTAAGCGCGCCCATCACTTGGTTCTTTGTAAACCTACCTTCTTTGAATGTAGCCATTTCTTTAAGGATCTGTCTGTTAACCTTGACTTGAGATCTTTGTGCTATGGCAAAGACATCTATATAGTTAAGGTTTGTGAAGACCTCAGGCATGATGTCGTGTAAATCATTTAACATACCTTGGTTTATTTTAAGCGGCATACCTATTCTTTCTTTTGTCCCTTTATCGGTAAGGCCGGGTAAAAGAACTCCGCGTTCTGTAGCCATATATGTTGTCAGTGCTGACACACTCGCCCAGTAATCCGGCATTGTTGGTTTTAACGTATAATATCTATTATCTGAATTACCACCTAGTGCTTTAGCCTCGAACATGCCGGCGTATACGAGTACAGTAACCACGTTAAGGGTCAGGATCTGTCCAGCGTAACCTAGTAACTGACCAACTTCATAGAACATAGGGTCTCTTCCTTCGTTCGCTATAATCGATTTCTGCCTATCTGACGCTCTAGTGTAGTATGATAACATAGACCGGAACTTAGGTACACCAAACTCTAGGATGAGTGTTTCTCTGTTTATCGCGATAGCTCCGGAATAGTACCTGCCATTACCAATAGCATAGCCCTTTACGCTTTTATTCTTTATACTCATATTGTAATCTACTGGACCGAACTCTCCATCTGGAGCATTAGTAAAGTCCCTTCCCTGTCTAGGTACGTCAGCATATCGCGTAAACTGGTATTCTGGGTTTATCTCAATACTCCCACCGACAGAACTATCTGTCAACATTCTATCGGCATACGTAAAGAATGCGTTTGCTCTACCGGCATCTTGTAATTTACCTATAGAAACTATAAATGCATTCTCTATCCAGTCCCTATCAAATAGATTCTCTAGTGGATCTATAAACTCTATTTCTTTATCTGGACTATATAAATCTTCTTCCATATTGTACTCCTGGTCTATTTCAAGTAAAATCTCTTAACTTGAAGGAGACCGCATGAGAATTTTTGACAATGTGAAAAATAACATATCTGACTATACTCTCTCAGATGTATTTGGTAGTAAGAGTGAGGAAGCTATGTTCCTGTATGAGAATTACACGGACGACGACATAGTGATAAAAAAAATAGAGGATAACGCTAATGTGAGTTACTCCGGAGACTTTTATGGTCTCTTATCCTACATTGGGGTTGACAGTAGTCTACACTATATTATGCTACTACTCAACCGGTATAAGTCCCCCTATGACTACATGGGAGAAGAGTATATAAAACTAATAGACCCTACGAAATTACGTGGAGACCTAGAAGACTATATTAGCGCATCAAAACCAGACACCATAGCTACGCTAGCGTAGCTATGGTAATCTTATTCTTTTTCGGCCTTTGACATACCTACAAGTGTTTCTCCTTTGTCAAGCTTAATGAACTTTACTCCTGTCGTATTACGTCCAGCAGACCTCTGTTGATTAGGGTTAACGCGTATAAGTTTTCCTGATGATGTAAGAAACATAACGTCCTTATTATCCTCTAGAACTTCCATAGCCCTAACCTTACCCGTCTTATCGTTGAGTTTTATACCTATCAGACCTGAACCGCCTCTACCTTGTGTTCTATAGTCTTTAGATTCCGATACCTTACCTATTCCGGATTCAGTTACGACAAGTATCTTCTCTTTAGACTTAAGTAGTACGAAATCAACCACATAGTCATCTCCTCTAAGATCTATACCTTTAACTCCTTTAGTGCTTCTAGAGTATAACTTTAACAAGGCTGTTCTAAACCTTATGGCTTTGCCGTTTGATGTTATTAACATTAGGGACCTATAGGATGGGTCATTAATTGCGGCACCCAAGACCTCATCTCCGTCGTTTATCTTTAGCGCTATAATACCTGTCGACCTAATCTTCTCGTACTCCGACATGTTCGTCTGTTTTACCATACCTAACTTAGTAACAGTGAGTAGGGACGCGTCCTTACCTATGCTATCGCTAGCAGGTATCATTGACACGATTTTGTCACCCTTTTCCAATTCAATAAGGTTGACGATGTTCTTACCCTTAGACGTTCTAGAACCTTCTGGTAATTTGTACACCTTTAACCTAAAAGCCTTACCAAACTTCGTTACGAATATAATGGTATCATGAGAATACATCGTATATAGGTCTTTTAAAAAATCATCTTCGTAAACAGTAGACGACTTCTTACCCGTACCTCCTCGTTCTTGTGTTCTGTACAGCGCTGCTGGAACACGTTTTATGTACCCCCTATGTGTTATTGTAACGACCATTTGTTCATTAGGTATTATATCCTCGATTCCGATGTCGTCATAATCGTCCACGATCTCTGTACGCGATGTTACTTTAAAGATACTCTTAACGTCTTTCCATTCTGATATAATCTCTTTGTCCACATTCTCCGTAGATGACAGAATCGTATCGCACTCCTCTATTCTATCGACGAGTTCTTCTCTCTCGTCTTCTAGTTTTACAAGCGCTAGGTTCGTGAGTCTCTTCAGTTTAAGCTCCATAATAGTTTTCGATTGTACTTCTGTGAAACCAAGGCTCATGAGCGAGTCTAACGCGTCTCTATCAGACTTGGATGTTCTGATAACGGAAATAACTTCATCGATAATATCAAGCGCTTTTAATAATCCATTAGTTATGTGTAAACGTTTATTTAAGCCTTCTAGCTCGTTGAGTGTTCTACGTATAACGACAGTCCTTCTAAAATCAATGAAGTGCGTTAGGTAATCTAAAAGGTTTAAACGTTTCGGAACACCGTTAACTATTGCAAGCATGTTGATGGTCATGTTCTTTTCTAGGTCGGTATGTTTATAGAGTTTATTCAACACTATTTCACTATACGCGCCTTTCTTTAGCGTAATAATAAGAGACATTCCGTGTCTGTCTGAACTATCCATAATGTCAGATATACCGTCAATGGTCTTCTCTCTAACTAATGACGCAATGGACTCTATGAGTTTAGTCTTATTTACAAGATACGGTAGTTCTGTGATTACAAGCTTTGTTGTCTTGCCTGTATCATCTACGTCTACTCTACCGCGTATACGTATCTTCCCTTTGCCCGTTCTGTATGCATCTACAATACCTGCCCTACCGAATATTATACCATTAGTTGGAAAATCTGGCCCCTTAACAATACGAAGAAGATTGTTTAGAACTGTCTCTTTCCTACTCTTCTGTTTATCAGATAGTTTTATAACATACATTAACGCGTCTAATAACTCATTGAGGTTATGTGGCGGTATGGTAGTAGACATACCTACGGCGATACCTACTGTACCGTTTAGTAAAAGAGACGGTATAACCGTCGGTAATACTTCTGGTTCTTTTAACGAGTCATCGTAATTCGGTTTGAAGTCAACTGTTTTGTTACCGATGTCTGCTAACATGAGCTGCCCCATCTTACTCATACGTGCTTCCGTATACCTCATTGCGGCAGCATTGTCGCCATCTATAGACCCGTAGTTACCTTGTCCGTCTATTAACGGCATGTTCATACTAAAGTCTTGAGCCATACGAACCATTGCATCATAGACAGCGGTATCTCCATGCGGGTGATATTTACCGATTACATCTCCAACAATACGAGCCGACTTCTTATATGGTGTTTTGTACCCTAAGTTCAATTCATTCATACTGAAGAGTATTCTTCTATGAACAGGTTTTAAACCGTCTCTAACGTCTGGTAGCGCTCTTCCTGTTATCACACTGAGTGAATAGTCTAGGTACCTTCCAGACATCGCCTCTTCGATTCCTATTTGTTCTTCTATATCCATATCTCTTTCTCCTCCATTAATCTAGTCATCTCGTCTCTGTACGAGAAACTCCTCTTGTTGTTTAGCGCTTCCTCGCAATAATAGAGGGCTTCTTCATGAAGTTTCTCCATTGTCGCTACTAGCTCCACCTTATAAGAAGGAACCCAGATGGTTCCTTTAAGTTTATGATTTAACTGCCCTAGGTGAGTACTATCCACCTGAGAGAGTTTGAACTCTGGTTTTCTAAGCATTTCATGTCCTTTGTTTTGGTTTACAATATAATGATATGCTCTTAAAATATGTTATATCTACTGACATCCTACGCATTCTTGGCTTCTATCCTGGACAGCAGTCTGTTCTTCGGGTGAAGTACTTCTAAGGTAGTAGGTTGATTTAAGACCTAACCTATGAGCGAGCATATAGATCTTATTAAGTCTTGCGCCAGTCGTCTCTTCTTGTCTTACGAATACATTAAGAGACTGACCTTGATCTATCCATTTCTGTCTTACTGCTGCAGCCGTGATAATTGCTGTTTGCTTTACCTCGTACGCACTAGGGTAGTAATTCCAGGTCTCTGGAGAGATATTGGGTGCTGTCACAGGAATGAGGCCAGATAAGTTCTCTTCAAACCACTTTCGTTTATATATAGGCTCTATAGCTTGTGACGTTCCGACCAGTATAGATATCGACGATGTTGGAGCTATCGCCATGAGATACCCGTTTCTTATACCTCCCTTAACTTTATCAGAAAGTTCTTTCCAGTTATTACGCGAAGTACCAGATGTTAACTTTTTAGCGTTTACATTTGCTGTATGTATCGGTAAAATACCTTTACTCCAGTCTGAACCTTCAAACTCAGGATATGACGAACCCTTCTCACTCGCTAGGTCAGCTGAAGCATTAATAGTGAAGTAAGAGAAGTCGTCCATTACTCTATCTATAAATTCATAGTGTTCTTTTGTCCCGAACAGAATCTTGTTCTCTGCGAGAAGTTGTGCCTCACCCATAACACCTAGGCCTATAGAACGCGTACTTAAGTTTGTATCTTTCACCTTCTTTACAGGGTGGAAGTTTAGGTCTATAACGTTATCTAGCATACGCACAGCTATGGGTATTACACGCTCTAAATCTTCGCGTGTATTAACTCTCGATAAGTTTACGCTCGCTAGGTTACAGACCGCTGTAGAACCGCCGATTGTCGTTTTCTCTACAGAATATACGCGTCTAACGTTTCCGTCAACGGCTAGTGAATCCTCAGAAGTTAGCCTATATGGCTTCGTTAATCTTCCAGATACAGTCTTCACAATCTCGTTTTCAGGTATTTTTAGTTCTGTACCGTCTTCTAAAGTTATTAGCGCGACGGTCTTCGAAGGTTCTGTGTTTTGGTAAATCTCTGTACATAAGTTAGAAGAACGTATAACGCCGGAGTGACCATTTGGGTTCCTTCTATTTGCTTCGTCCTTGAATGTTAAAAAAGGACTCCCTGTTTCGAAATATGATTTTAGAATAATCTTCCATAGTCCTTTTGCTGATATGACTTCCTTAAACTCAGCAACCTTTTCTAGTTCTTCATATCTCTCTTTAAAGTCTTCTCCGTGAAGTTCTATCAACTCTGGATATTCGTGCGAACTCAGCAGTGTCCACGGTTTATCTTCCCTTACCCTTTCCATAAAAACATCATTTAACCATACTGCCGGGAACAAATCATGTGCCCTTCTCCGTTCTTCTCCTGAGTTCTTTTTGATATCTAGGAAATCTAAGATGTCCATATGCCACGGTTCCATATATACAGCTATCGCTCCCTTCCTTGTACCAAGTTGGTCGAACGCTAGAGAAATGTCGTTTGTTATCTTTAACATAGGTATAACGCCACCGGAAACGCCTTTATGTCCGTCTATATATGATCTCGCTGGTCTTATACCTGTCCAGTCCCAACCTATTCCTCCTCCGAACTTCGATAGTAAAACCATCTCTTTAAACGCAGACACGATACCTTCAGCGCTATCTGGAGTAGAGCCGATGTAACACGATGAGCATTGGCCGGATGGCGTTCTCGCGTTAGATAGCGTTGGTGTTGCTGCCATAACCTCAAACTTAGATAAGAGACCGTAGAAGGCTAGGCACCATTTCATTTTATCTTCTTCTCCTCTAGCTAAAAACATTGCAATACCCATGAACATGTTCTGAGGCGTCTCGATAGTCTTACCGTCTCTACCTTTTATGAGATATCTATCATACATTGTTCTTAACCCTAGATACGTGAACTGCAGGTCTCTACTCTCATCGATCGCGTCCTGCAGAATACCTAGGTCATACCCGTCTCCAAGGTTATGAAATAAACGCTCTTCTCTTATTCCCTTCTCTAAATAATCTCTTAAAGACGTAGAACCGTTAGATACCTTAACCTCGGAGTAGATACTGTAAAGGAATAGTCTCGCCGCTACGTACGTCCAATCTGGAGAATCTATATCGGTACGCTCTACTGCCGACTTTATGTATAGTTTCTGAATATCTGACGTACTTATACCGTCGTAGAATTGTACAATCGCTTCTGTCTCTAAGTCGCTGTAACTAGCGTTCAGTCCTTCTGTTGCACGAATTAGGTGTGCCCTTGGCTTAGAGAAATCTAAGTCCTCTAGTCTCCCATCACTTTTCTTAACTTTCATAGCTTTCCTTTAATTTTATTACAACTTAAATGTGTGTTTTAATTATTTTGGGTGTGGATTTATTTGATATTTAATAAAGGATAATTATGCACGATAATGAAGTAAAGATTGTGAGTGAAATGATACTTATGTCTCTTAAAAGTACGTCTAGATCGAGGAGAGTTTGTGCGCACATAGTCGCAGATGGTAAGAAGTATTTTGGCATTAACCATAACGAGAAGAGCGTTATTTGTGATACTATCGTATACGAGTGCGTTTGCGGAGGATGTAGTTATGATGAAGTGATATGTAATAAATGCGGTGCTTTCATGAAACCGAATGAGGTGACGTTTACGAGTACGGTACATGCTGAGATAGACCTGTTTGGGACATTACCGCTAGAAGCAAAACCCAAATACGGTACGTTGTATATTACGGACGCCCCGTGTTATAATTGTTCGTTGGAGATTCTTAAGAGGGATAATATAAAACGAGTCGTATACGTTAGAGACTTTACAAATACAAGAGGTCTAGAAAACCTAAATGGCAGAGTAACGGTAGAGAAGTTTAATACAGATCTATTGAAAGACGAAATAAGAAAATACATAGTGTAGAGACCTAGGTCTCTACACTATGGTTAATCCAAGTCTACGTAGTCTGTTATACCACCCGTTCCTATATCTAGTATAGTACTCACTCCTTAACATCAGGGAGTCGTAATATTTTTTAACCTTTGTAAGGTATATCTCATTCAATATGGAATCCTGTCTAGAGTCTAGATTAATAGCCAATATTGTTTTATCACCAACTAATCCGTCAGGATAGATACCTAATGTTTGTTGTAGTTTTACAATGGCTGTTTTTAATCCCGCATTAACGGACGTACTGAACATACTCAACCTTAACTTACCGAGACCCTTCGTGCGTAAGACTTCATCTACTCGCTTATTTGTGTATTTTGATATATACAAATCATATACTAGGTCTTTTAACCTACGTCTTTCTGAGTTAGTTATGTAATTGTTTAATTTCTTGATCCCTCTTCTCGTCTCTAGAATGTGGTATTTTCTAATTAATGAGTCTGTGAATCTTATAACGTCACTCTTCTTGTTGGCGTGCTTATATACACCATACGGAGTCGTATACGACTCCTCTCCTTTGTTCCAGTGGAAAACTGTTCCTTCTTCTCTTGCAAGATAGGCGAGTATCTCCTCTTTCTCTGTGAGTTCCTCTGGAGAAGTATTCTTTAGAGCATTTGTCAGGTCATCGATATTAGTGTTCCTGAGCGCATCTATCGTTTGTTTACCTATTATCCCATCAACAAGTATGTTCTGACCGCATGAATTCAGTGCATGCTGGAACTCCTTAGCCTTATTAGCTACGTCGTACTTAGATAATAAAACGAATTTATCTAAACTTAAGCCTTTCGCTTTCCTTATCGTATTGTCTGTCATCTTACACCTCCGAATAGAAAACTGCCGTTTTAGCTTCAGAGTCTATAAGAGATTTAACGTATTCGAATCCAGACTCCGCTAATTTCATATCTGATACAGTTTCTGTACTGTCGTAATATGCGAATGTGGCCTCGAGTAACGCACGCGACGCCTCAGGAATTTTATCCTTTTGATCGTCCGTCAATACGTTATAAATATCTCCCATAGCGCTCGTTAGTAGTCCGTTCCATTGGAGAGATTGACTTACTAAATCATAAATATCTCCTCTATCTTCCTGTATCTTATAACGTAATTTAAGTACGCCATCGGTGCTTGACTCTCCTGTTGTCGCATCCGTATATACCTCTATAAGTTCATTATTCTCATCTAATACAAAATCTCTAGTTATCATCATTCCTCCTCATAACAGTGTGTTATTAATTTATCTGCGTATACTGCGTTCTTACCTATGATTAGCTTCTGAGATATAGAAGTTAGTCCATCTGCTCTCGATACAAACTTATTCACAATCATTTCAGAGGCAAGTAGACACGTTGTCGTTTCGAGTACTGTAGGTACTTCCGTGTTTCCTGAAGTAACGATATACTCTAAGTCTAACGCCTTTGTTACTTTATATGGGTTTATCGTTGGTTTCTGGTCTAATACAAGATTTGTGGTACCTATGAGCGAAACTTTATCTAACTGCAACGGCGCTTTGTACATAACTGTGTAGCCAATGACCATCATAGCACCATTATAAATAAATGGGACGCCATCTAAATACGATAACTTAGGGAAAAATGCTGACGCATATCCTCCTTTTTTAGCTTCTAGATCTAGAACCTTATTGTCCTCTAACGACACTATCTTCTTACCTATCACGACGTATGATTTTGACGACGTACTCAGCGACAGAGAGTGTGAGAAGTGTAACTCCTGTGTCGGAACACCATCTGTTACAGTTAACCTATAGACATTTCTACCATATGTATCGACTAAATATACGTCATCTTCTACTTCGAAGAAAATCATTTTGTAGTTAGACAACTTTAAGTTACCATTAATGTGATAAGCCGTTCTAGTCTCTAAATCCATGACGGCTATCGGTTTCTTAGGTGAAGCGAAGAAGACATAATTTTTATGAACTATATGATCCGCATAAGATGAATATAGTGTGATCGATGTGTTTGATTTATCGACGTATATTGTTTCAATATCTGTATTTATATTCAAGCCTAATAGGACCGAGGACTTTTTGAATCTGAATATTCTATCGGAGTATTTATAACATGTGAAGTATATGTAGTCTCTATCACTGAACATGTTTTTAACATACGAGAATAATCTATATGTGTAATACTGTACCGTATCGTTAGTGGCTAGGTCCATCACGTTTATAGCCTTAGATCCATTATCTAAGTAAACATAGAACGTCCCAATAGATACACCGCGTTCGGTTATAGAAGCGCTATATTTTATAGTTTTGTGAGTTATATATGGAGAAAGCACTTCTGTGTAGTCTACACCGTAATTTGGTTTTATGATGCATTGAGTACTATCGGAATACGATGCTGTAGCCACTTCCTCTAAAATCTCTCTTTTCTCAACATTACCTGACTCATCTACTACAAGCAGTGTATTTGATTTACCTTCTACAGAACCATCTACGAGCAATTCAACTTCGTTCTGTGTTACCACTTTGTTCATTCTTGTCTTTAATACAACACTAGTGTAGACAGCGTTGAATGGTTTATCTGATGTTATTTCTCTGAATACTATGGACGGAACTCCGCCGTCTGTATTTGTTATAGCACTAGCCATATTAATCTCCTAATTGTATATCTATGTTTTCGTATTCGACAATGTCGTCGGCTCTAATGTTATCTATTGTGAAGATTCTACCAGTTATGAACGAACTTTTAGTACTGTCTGTACCTGCAGATAGATTAATGATTGTTACATTAATATAGGCTGGTTCTGAGATAGTCCTACCTGCGCCTATGGCAAATAACGTAAGTTCTCTGTGGACTAGCGGCTCGTCTGTCGACATAGGTCTAAGGTATATACCGTCTTCTCGTATATCTATATACTTAGATGTTGTTGAGTATAGAGTATTCGGACTGTAGTTTAACACACTGAGTTTCTTCTCTTGGTTTGTAAAGACTGTAATGGATGGTATGTCTGGTGTTGTAGTTATAGAGTCTGATACATCTATATCTAACTCTCTGTCTGTGCCATCAGCTTCTATAACACGTATTTTACCGTCGACCACTACCACATCTTTAATGCCAGACGTCTGCTGTGTTGTTTGTGTCGCTTGTGATGACGGCAGGTCTCTAGCATCTATGATGTGAGCTACACGTATCGTATCATAGTTTTTAGGTGTTGCGACATATAGCGTATCACCGACTATCGGACATAGTGGGGAAGAGTCGATTGGAGACAAATCGTCTATATCGTATCCGGCAAGAATAGGATCATCGAAGTATACCTTTAGCGGTCTGTCGACAGTTATCGCGGTTGGCGTTTGGTGTATCTTAATAATCATGCCGTTCTCCCATCTAGGAATCTTAGTTCTGGAGGGTATACCATACTAGCTTTATACGGACACGCCGATAATCCAGCGTATTTGACAGCGGAGCACACGTACTCGGAACAGATCCACTTATCCGGATTATCTCTATTTAAACCTAATATCTTATTTAAGAAAATATTCTTTGTGTCATAGCCCTTCCCTTCGTGCATTTCGAAAAACTCCTTTAGCTTACCAATCTGTTCATCTGTCGCTAGAAGAGTAATGTATTCCCAGTTCTTATTTAGTTTTATACGTTTCTTACGAACACCGCCGTCTCTGAACGAACTACTATAACCGTACCCATCTATGTAGTATTCAGTATGCGTAATGTCATATCTTTCGAACCCTAGTATGCGTTGCCAGGTAGATATTACTTTATCGTACCATGTTTTCTTACTATTTCTATATAATAGAATTCTAACTTCTTTCATATTTTACCTTTCGTATGAATTCAAACAAATAGTCGAGTACAATGTACTCGACTATCTTTATTCTGTTTCTTCTGGTAGGAATTTAGCTACAATATCAAAATTACGTAGCGCATCTAACTCTAATGTCGCGTTATCTATATCGGAATCCATAATATAGTTAGCGATACCAGATCTATATTTACTTAGTTCTAAGATCGCGGCATCTTCGATAGCGTGCCAAATCGCTGCTTTCTCGAGGATCATATTTGCATAATCCTCTGACGTTATGTCAAGGTCTTCGACTAGTATGTCGAATACTGAATAATCTCCTGTCTCTCTCGCTTCCAGTGCCAGTACCTCTTTACGTTCATACTCTTTAAGGAGCGATGCAGTCATAATGGTATCTACAATAGCCGACTGTAACTCTAGTAGTTTAGCATCTAGTACAGAATCTAAACTAGCTGTTAGTCTGCCTAACATTTGTTGTATGCGGTACTCATCTGTGGTGGTTCCTGAAACGCTTATTGTTGTACTATCGACAGCACGTGAATCTAGGTACTCCTTCCATGCGAGGTCATCCTTGTCAAATGTCGTCGGGTCCTCGAATACGGGAATGAGAGTTTCTGGAATATATTCTCTACCCCTACTAAGTATAGACGCTATGTACTCTAGGTTAGCCGTTAGAGATTTTTCTTCGTCTTCTGACCGGTACTCTGTATTAAGAAGCCTCGCTACCGTAACGAATGAGTCATACGATAACGCTATCTTCTCAAAATATATTGCCGCATAATCAATTACTTCTGGTTCTGAAATTGTTTCTTCCATTGTGGTCCTTTTTGTTATTCAGTTAAAATATCAAGCTAGTAACTCCTCTAACCTCTCTAATCGTTCTAGTAAGCCTTTGTTTGCTTCTTTAAGACCAATAACCTCTTCGTTAAGTTCCTGGACAGACTTCGTTAGTATAGGTATGAGAATGTCTGTATTAATCATGTATTGTTCTGTGTCCGATGTGTTTATGAACCCTGTGTCTTTTATCTCCGGTATGCGTTCCGATATCTCTAGGAAATCTTGCGCTATAAATCCTAGTTGCATTTTTCCTTTTAGGTCTTTTTTAGCTCCAGACCGCATATTCCATTCATACCATTTCGGCGTAAACATGGATAGGTACTCTAGTCCTTTTTCTAAAGGAGAGATATTTGTCTTATCTCTAGCGTCCGATACATTAGTCCAGCCTGACGCGTACATTCTATAACTATCGTTATCGTCATTACCTAAAGTAACTTCGTTAGAGACGTTATCGTCAGATGCTTTTGCGGAATAACCGATACATATGTTATTGCTCCCGTCGGATATATTTCCTGAACCATAACCTATAAATACGTTACTGCGACCTGTCGTTAAATAGCTCCCAGAATACCTCCCTATAGATGTGTTACCCGAACCACTTGTAACCTTATGGATCGCGTAAGATCCAACTCCTGTATTATAAGAGCCTGTCGTACTATCGCGCCCTGCGTGATACCCTATATAGGTATCACCTGTCTGACTACTCGAGTGGTACCCGGCCTGTTCGCCTATAAATACGGTCTGTGTACAGCGCGTTACAGACATGCCAGTCTCGTATCCTACGGCTACAGAATAAGATACTTCTCTATCCTCTACGTCGTCACTATCCCCCATGAACGCTCGCGTCCCTATAATCGTCGAATAACGCATATCTCCAACATACCTGCCAGCAGAATCACCTACACATAAGTTACCAGTTGTCGAGTCTGAATCCTTACCTATGTTGTGACCTGCCTCATAACCGATAAGTACTTGTTTATCTTCAGTACACTCATAACCTGTGTTAAGTCCTATCATAATTGAGTTTCTAGACATCGCGCGACCACCAGCCGAACGCCCTATGAATGTACTATATCTATTCGTCTCTCTATCATAACCATCATCATCGTATCCTCCACCAGCACTACCGCCTATAAACACACACTCGTCTGACGCACCGTATATTCCGGCATTATCACCCATACAAACCATAACTCGTGTTTCTGGATCTACATATACCGCTGTTCTATCTCCGACTAGAGTGTTAAACGAACCAGTTGTGATATCCCTTCCCGAATATGCGCCTATGAAAACGTTATCTTGTCCTGTTGTGTTATGATACCCGGCTTGATATCCTATGAACACTATATCGTTCGGCGTTGTCATGTCTGATCCGGCGTAATGACCTAGAGTCGTTACAGACGCGCTAACTGTAGATCCGTTATTACGCCTACCTATAAGTAACCCTTTTCCTCCATCGCCTATTTCCATCACATTAATGCCGTTTACTTTTTTAATATATAAACGGTTATCTCTGTCCAGTTCGTCTCTAACATACCCAGCGCCCCACCAAAATTTGTCGTTAAATACTTCGAAATAGTTGTCACTATCGTAAGATTTAAATTTATGACCACCTATGACGCTCCCGTCCGTATCGAGTAAGATACACTCAAATCCGTCTCCTGTGTCATAGTGGTTGATTAATGTATATCGTCTGTTATCGTCATCTCTATTATCAGAATATAGCCATATCGCATTGTCTCCGTACTTCTGAGCGTTATTCTTCCCCCAATTAACATAATGGTAGTCTGAGTATATATACGTATTAGCGCCGTTCGTACCGCCCACTCGCAAAAGGTCTCCTCTGAGTTCGGACGTTACCTCTTCCCAACCGCTTTGGAAATTTGGGTGTCCTCTGTCTGGTGTCCTAATGTAAATACCTCTTTCTGCACAGAGGTTTAATGCTTCGTAATCTATATTCGGGACTAACCTTCCTCTAGCCTCACCGATAAATAAATTTAAGCCGTTCCCTCCATCTCCTCTGTTCAGTTCATTTAAGTTCAGCCCGTACTCGTCTAAATACATGCGGTTCAGTCTATTGTTATCATTATCAAACATAGCAAACTCGCACGTACTTGTATGGTCTAATATATTTATCTTAGCGTAACGACGATTGTCATCTTCTGTCTTGTTAGTATATAACCTTATTTCGTTATCGATTATTTCTGTAACTTCGTCTGACGATTTTCCCAACCTAACACTATTATAAAGTTTAATATAGTCTTCTGCTATGGACAATGTCGGTCCGCTATTTATTCCTACTTCATAATAGTCATCATCCATAATAATATACGATAACGTCTCTCCGTCTTTCCTTAGCGTAGTTCCGAATCGCATACCGGCGTCCTCAAGATTCATAGTTAGAGACACCTCATTATCTTCGCCGTAATTATTATATAACCTAATAATATTGTCGGCTAACCTCATTACGTTCTTTCCGTCCGGCGTTAGCCATATCGGCTTTACATAGGTCTGTTCCTTATCTAACCTCGCGAGATTATCTGTCTCTATACCGACAACCTTCTCTGTCTCTTTAGAGAGCGTTGCTATCGTGTTAACTACTTTGAAGACGTCGTTTTCGGAGTCATACATGACCTGGTATTCATTTCCAGCGACTAGGAAATCCGCCGGCAATTCTTCTCCGTTGAACATAAGCGTTTTAGTGTTAGCACCTATCGTAAGTTTCACAGAACCTGTGTTATTGTTCTCTGGAACTATCTTAAAAATCTTCGTGTCGTCTATCTTAAGTTTATCTAACTTAAAATTACTACTAGACTCTAATTCGATATCATCCGTTCCTGTAGCCTTAAAATTTTCCTGTAACGTTAAATCCTTAATAACATACAATAGAGCGCTCTCTTCCTCACTATCGTATTCTGGAATCATCTCGAGTGGTTTCTTTAGTGTATCTTTTATCATGTTCACTTCGGCGGCACTAAGTTCTCCCTTAGTGCCGTCAACGTCATCGTACTTCTTCTCTATGTCTTTTACTGTAGCCATATAATTCTCCTTATATAAGTCAAATTAAACCGAGCTAAGTTAGGTCACCCTAACTTAGCTGGTAATTTATAGACAAAACCTGGTTCTGTCGAGTGTTGCGCATATCTTCCGTATTTAACGAAGATTCTATATGTCCATTCTTCGGATTTAGACTCTAGGGTACTCTTCACTCTAGTGATGATCATTCCGTTAGAATCATACTTTGGGTTATCTTCTTCATATAGGGTTGTGTCATCAATCCTATCTGTTACGACACCGTCCTTTATTATCTCTAAAATACCAGAGGTATCGTCAGGTATTGTAAACTCTACTCTTAGTTTATCTTCTGTATTGTAGGTTCCAGAACCATCAGAGTCTTTCGGTACGTATTTCGTATATTTACTCTTAGGTAGATAAACATGCGACGTTGAGAACATACTTGAATCGTTATTCGCGTAATGCTGCATGGCGAGTACCTTGTATGTTCTGTTCTCACGCAATACGTTTGCTACGAATATGGAATTAAGATTATCCTTATCGTATAGACTTTTGAAGACGATCGTATTAGAGTCGTCGAGTATGAGGTATGTGGTTGCCTCATGACCTATCGATTCTCTTGTGGTCGCTCTCGATAGGTAAATCGTGAATGCCGAATACGGTATCTCACTGTTACTGAAGTCAAAGTAGATATCCAGCGGTTGCCTCATTTGCGGTTGGGCTTCTGAGATGGTATATTCATTGGCGTCTGTAGCTATAGTCATATCAACTTCGGACCAAGTATAAAGTCCTTTCTTGTCTGTGATGATCGCTATGCGTCCGTAGTATTTCTCGTCTGGAGTTACCTGTACGTTTACGAAGTGCGTTGTAAACTTGTATTCGATTGGCCTATCGGGTGCGTAGACGATATCTTCAAACTCTTCGTCCTTTGATATCTCTGCCATGAAATGCGTTATTGTTTCATCATCGTCGAGAGTCTCAAGAATGTCTTCTCTGTTTAGCTGCATGAGTATCATCTCGCTCTCCTTGTTTTATTTTCTCAATCTAATAACTCTAAAAAATATTTCTCCACACACTGTCTGAAATCCTAAACTAGATTCTGAGCTACTATAGGAATAATAATATTATAATATATTAAATATATATATATATATAATTAAATAATAATATATTTATAAATAATATAATTAAATATTAATAATATATTATTATTATAAAAGAAAAAGATATGTATATATTTATAAATAAATATATACATATCCAAAAAGAAAGAAAAATATTTAGAGTTCTTTTAATTGATTTGTAGAAGCTATATCTTCTCTACCTAGAAAGGGATTTATAATAAAAATTTAATAACCTCTATTTAAATTGGGTTTTGCGGATATCTCTTTCTTACCCGATTTTGATTCCCGAAACCTAATAAAAAATGACAGTTTATCCATACTGTGAAAAGGAGGTTATATGTTTTTGGATACGAGACCGGAGAAAAGATTACGCACTAATTTCATATTAGGGATGATATTTGCTTTAAGTATTTTATTTATTCGTAACATGACACTAACGATAGTTGTTACAATGATACTCGCATTATTACTCAATGCTTGCGAATTATGGAGATATAAAGTAATACACAAATGGAGTCTTATATCCACACAACTAGGAAGTCTATTTATTATATTCCTTTATGGAGGGCTAGTTGAACTTATAGGTTACCCTATAACACCCTAGAATGCATCTAAAACGAACGTAAATACATTCTGAATACAAACACACACAATTAACATTTAAGGAGCCATAATGGATATTTTTGACATAACGGAAACACGGAACGTAATGTCCTGTTTTCTGGACCAAATCAGCACGCGCTCAACAAATCGAGGATCTATCGATAGACTAACAGACGAATCTAAAGAAATACTCATCGACAATTTATCTACTGGTAAGATTCTACTTAAAGGACAGGTCGTTAATTTTAAGTCAACGTACGGTGACGATGTACTAGGTTTAATGCCTGCCGTAGTGACAAACGTCATGAGATTAAATACTACAACAGTAGAATACACACTTAAACTCCTCATAGGTGATTTAAGCGGAGACCTCACGGAGACTACGATGCGTGAAGACGCTGTACCTCTATCTATAGATGTAGAAGGTGATAATCTTGAGGACGCTGTCACCTCTATTTTAGACGGTAAACTCGGTAGAGAGTCTTACTACGATGTACAAACAACATTAGGTGTTTCTAAGCTACTACTATTAGATTTAGACGATGGAGTCTACAAAACATGGATGTAACTAGATAGGGCTTAGCCCTATCTAGTCTTCCTTTTTATTTTAAGTAAATTGTTAGGTATTGCGACAGGATACTTGATACTCCCTCCAAAGTTAAAACTACCCAGTAAGAATCTATCTACCCTATATTTATACAGCTGATGTCTATTATGGTGGTACGTTATATGTTGCGGTATATCTAAACAGTAGAAGTATATGTACTTAACAGTAATATCTGGGTCCTCCCTTAACCTACCTAGCATCTGTATGTTCTTCTGCATAGAGTTAGTAGCATACGCCGATAATACCGTACCTAGACCTGGTATGTCTATCGCCTCCCCTGACGAGCCAGGAGTTGTAACAATGATATCGCCGAGTATCATATCATCGTAAGCATCATCACTAACATATCTCTCTACTCTCCTGTCTTTATAGAGACTCTTAAAGACATGAGTAATGATCGTACACATATGTACGCTACCGAAGAAAAGCATAGACTTCTTTCTTACATGATGTTCTTTCTCCATCTTTACGTGCTCTTCTTCGAACATATGAATTATCATATCTATAAACAACCTTAGTAGTTTGTGGTTTTTTATAATAGATAGCTCAAACTCTCCTTGATTGTATCCGTGTGCGCCTAACGTATAGACAAAGTGTTTATCTATACCCATCCTATATGATATAGCCTTCACTACGGCGTACTTATCTAATTCTAAATAGGTCAGTCTGGACTCCATAGGATATAGTAGCTCATAGAGTTTGTTCATACTGCTATCGTTATGCAGTAACGTAGCTGATAAGCCTATGAGTAATGTTGGATCAAGACTCAAGACGGTTTTATATATAGAATGGAACTCTTTATGTGTTTCGTCTATAAGTACTGTTGTGATATTAAGAGACGCTAACAACTCACTAGGTTCTAAACTGTATGTAAAGTGCTTTCTAATTTGAAGACTTTCGTATTCGTTAATATAAGCCTGCATAGTCCTTGTACTAAAGATAACGAACTTAGGAGCCTTATCCATACTCATGAGATTCTTCAGTGTGTCAGACCCCCTAACGATAAGTATGTCATCCTTAGTAACGTCAAAATACTTTAGTAGATCCTCTTCCCATTTGTCTATGTACTGACCTTTTACGAGGACACATGTTCTGTATTTAAGCTTTGCTATAGAATAACACGCTATGGCAGATTTACCCTTACCCGTCTGTAGGTCTACAAGGAACGTATGGTTATCTTTGATATTTTTCGTCATCGTTTCTACGTACCTTACCTGATAGTCCCTTAGTACGAACCCTTGCTTCGTAGAAATATCAACGAGGTATTTTTTAGGGTCTGTATTGTAAACGATATCTACCTCACTGAGAGGTATGTCACTCTCCTTTAATGCCGCAGCGAAATTCTTAGATACGACGATAGGAAAGAGAGTCTCTCTAAGTAGTACATTATGTACTACATAATCCTTATCGAAAACCTTCCTAGCCGTTATTCTTCCGTTCTTTGACGTAAAGACGGTTTTGTATGTTCTGAAGTGCCGAGCAAAATTATCCACTATATGTTTGTATTTGTTCGACTTCAGAGTCACAGTCATTGTGTGTCTTCCCAACACTATTCGTATATGTTTCATATGTATCCTTGACACTGTTATCAAGTAAAATCCGTCGCGTAAGGGTTTTTATTGACGATACGGAGGTAAACATGCACGAAGACGAATTACATATAGTTAGGTCATTAATGACAACAGGATTAGGAACTCTTGCGGCCTTGGAGGAGATATCCTGCATTGATGTAGGGACGTACGAGGAAGGAGTAGAAGCGGTAATCGCTGTTAATAATGCGAAAGCTATGTTCGGAGAAGATCCACTACCCTTGACTGCCGGTCTAGAGGAAGCTAAAAAAGAGTCTAAGACGATGGCTACTAAATTGTTACTTGCGTTAGACGCTAAGTTACATAAGTACGCTAATGTCTTTAAAACAAAGTTCGAGGAGTTCAATAGGACGCATACACTATTTGCGAAGGCGTTTAAGTCACGCAAAGGAACGTTGTCAGCGTTGACATCCAAAGAGATAAAGACAACCGATATACTAAAACATAAAAAAGTAGGAGTATTAGGGTTCTTAGGCGTGTTCGACGGGAAGAACACTTTCGATAATATCATGAAGGTTCTGGACGATTACGAGAAACTAACTATATTAGATAGGATAGCTGACGCGCTAGAACTTATGCCAACAGATAAAGACCAGAAACAAGTATATGACACAGATAACGTTAAAGAGTTATTAAAAATAGCTAGAGATAAAGATAGTATTTTATGTAAGGTTAACGATAAGAAGAGAGTTGTAGTAGGTTTTTTAGGAAATAAGTTCTACGTGCTTCAGAAATGTAAGGTACTTAGAGTGAACGCCAAAGCGATACCTTACAGATACAGCATCACTCCTCATGATGTACCGGATACTGATGACTTCGGTATAGGTAAAACTATTGTGTTACCATCTGGAGATGAGTTAGAGACACTTATGAAGAAAACGCTAGATGTGATAGCTAAACGTAAGGAGTTTGAGACACGACTTAATAATACGATAATGACAGATAATAAAGACACGAATAGAATCATTAAGAACGGATCCTGGGAAGACATTAATATTTACACGATGTATGTGGAGTGTTTATATTTACAACTAAAGATGCACATAGAACTACCATCGATAGTGCTTGCACTAGTTGATATAGCGACAGATAATAGGAGATAAAAAGTGGAAGATAAAATGTTTAGTGAACTTAACGAACATATGGTTGCGGCGTACAACGCGCATGAGTTATTAACGAAGACGGTAGCGTCGTTAGAGGAGTATGGCGAAAATGTACTACCATTAGCGGTTGAGAATATCGCTAGAGCTAAAGGTATGATTTCGACAGTAGAGAACTGCTCAGGGTCTTGCAATAAGAATATTACAGTAGTAGAAGCTCTAGAAGAATCTAGAGGTGTAATCATGTCTATCATCGGATTCTTCAAGCAGATATCTGTTTTCATAAGCACATTTATCGCGAAGTACCTTGTATACCTAGATGATTTCATAGAGGACATATTGAGAGATTATGGAAAAGTTAGACGTAAATTGTTAGACATGGAATCACGAGGAAGAAAACTAAAAGATGTTAAACGTGTGTTAATGGATGAGAACCTCATGGCGTGGCAGGAAGGTAAATTCGTAGCACTATCGGTAGCGGCTTCTACAGACCCATTAGAGGCATTAGAAGAGTGTTTCGATCTGTATGTAACAGATAACTATAGAAATATGGTTGTGGAGTCACTCAAGTCTTTCTTAGATAGAGATCAGGAATTCAAACCAGTGTTCAAAGATAACCACGTAGAACACATATTGAAAAACAATGTACCTCTCATGAAGAAGGCTTTCTCAGTTGTATGTAGAAAAGCTAATGATAAGGACATTTTAGTATTAGGATTTAGAAGAAGAGGTATCGATGTCGTTGAGAGATGTAAGGTATTAGGTATATCGTCAAGCATCGTCCCATACCTATATACGGCTCACACTATACCTATACACAGTAGTTCGCATTTAAACAGACTACTTAGTGGTGAGAAGGTATACTTTACGACACATAGCCTCAGAGCAGACCCTACTTATAAGAGACTCTACGTGTTATTAGATAAGGCGGAAGAGGGTGCTAAAGGTAGTAAACAGTTCATCGAAGATATTACCGATATTGTATTAGACTTAAAAGACTTTAACGAAGTTAGTGATAAGTTAACTTGGGAGAATATTGGTTTTTATAATGTGTTTACTACTGCAATTACATCTATAGCGGCATCCAGAACTAGAACGCTAACCGCAGTTGACGGATACCTTAAGGTCATTTTACAGGCATTAGAAGAAGTTTAGAAAAAAAATATACAGTACTGAGGATTAATCCTCAGTACTGTTGTCTCCCCAGTTTTCTATTAACCGCGCGTGTATAGGGTTATCGTACAACTCCATGTTTAGCTCTAATAACGCAGAGAAACTTGCGTCTATAGTGATCTTACCGCTTTCGTGTTCGACTGGGAACCCAAAATGTCTGTATACAAGTAAGGCCTCGCTTGATACCGCAGACTCTTCGATGGTGTATGTAGTGCTCACTACCCTAGCGCTGTGCGAGCGCTCTGTTGTCACTACACGCAAACGATCATGCCGTTCGCTTAAGTCACTATACGCGGCCTTAAGCTTCGATAGCTCATCTTTCACGCGGTCGTACTCCCGCTTATACACAACGGCATGCACGCCTTGTCGAGTTATTTTTTGCCCAGTAAGTCCTTCATTGTCCGGCCTAACGATATCTAACTTAACTGACCCTAAGGTCGTTTTTGCCTCGCTAGACCGTTTCATGGCCTCTATGAAATCTGTTTGTATCAAATCTAACATCTCTTATCCTTTTTGTTTTAATTTAGTTAGCCTTACGGCACATCTAGTTTATACGCGTATATAATATAGCGATATAAAGTTTTGCGCAGTAGGTTGGGCGTACCCAACCTACTGATTACCTAAGTTTATCTTTATAATTCTGATAGTACTCCTCTCTCTTTTTATACTCCGCTATACGTTCTTTCGGGTAGAACAATACGTCATATATGTGAGATGGTTTATCCGTGTCTTTGAATAAGTCCGCAGAAGCTATCTTTTTACTTCCTCCATCGTATAGGAAACTAGCTGACGCGCTCCTATTGTTAATACTATTTGCGAGAGATACCAGTTCCGGCCTATCGCTCGTGTGGTTTCTACCTAGATCGAAATTACCGCTCGGTAGATCTTTCGTCATATATGTATACAGCATCGATGTAATATTAGCTATGTTAATACTCAACTTCTTATTTACAAGGTCGAATACTTCTCTCACTAACTCATCTATTGTAGTTCTACTAACTCCTCCCTTTAGGATGGTTCTCTTCTCTATTAGGTTTTCTAGCTCTTTTACGAGTTCGAAGAATGAGAAGTTCTTATCCTCTAGTTCTATAATACCAGACCTAACTATATCAGGAGTGACAACAATGTGTACCTTATTATCAACAAGTGTGTACTTACCTTTAATACAATTCTGTATCACGCGTTTAGTAAGAGAACCAGACCTTCCGTTAAACTTAATCGGACATGTAACAGCGTCGTAGTTATCTCCTGTTCTCAATAATACATCCACAACCTTAATATTCGTTAACTTCGTGAAGTCTATTTTATTCAGCATCGATGTACTCGTTACGCTAAGCATGTCGCGCACATCTGCGGCATTGAATATTAGTTCTATTTCGTCGAATGTCTTCATAAGAGCTTGGTGTATGAAGAACGTACCCTGTTTCTCATAAAAGATCTTATCCGTACTAGTATCTAGGATAATACTATTCGTACCCGCTGAACCGACAAGGTGTTTCGTTGATAATAACGCCTGAGACGCTGCCTGCGATAAGGTTGTGGACGCTAACTGACCAACGTTCGCTTTAAACGGTACGTTAAAGGATAGGTCTCCGAAACATGTACTACAGACACCGTGTTTATCCTTAAGTTTACACCTAGATGCCGAACGTATGAGAATACGCTTACCAACAAGATGCGTATCTGTCCGTTTAATAGGTTTCCACTCTTTCTCCAGTATATTAACTTTATGATACGTACCGACAAGGTTACGTAAGTCCCCTTGGTATTCGGATGTAGGTGGTTTTACTTCCCACTCCACGTATCCATCAGTACCACAGTCTCCAGGATATAGTCGTTCTAGATATACTCCGGAAAGCTGTAATTTCCTACTAAGTGTCTCAGATTTCTTAATGCTCTCTGTAGATGATACGAGAGAGAACGCTGATGTCCTGCTTTCTACACCGATATCGTAAAGCGTACGCATACCACTACTGAACGAGTCTGTTACAGGATACTTAAAGATTGTAGAGTCTATCTCACTACAGTACCCTCTTAATCCTATCATCTGTAGTATCTGAGCTTGTTTACCGATTTTCGTGATGAACAGTTTCTTTAACCCATTTCCGCTACTTATCTCGTCGCTATAGATTAGTTTGGTTATCTCATCGTAGGCTTCTTTAATAGCCGCATAACTCACATCCTCGTCCAACTTCTTTCGTATCGCAAGCACCTTTTCGTGCCTCGATATCTCTAAGATATCTTTCGTACCGAATCCATATACATAGTTAGCGGAGTCTCCGTAAAGGTCGTTGAATATGTCGTTATCTATATCGAACATAATTCTGGCGTGGTCTATCATTATCTCCTGCAGGTCAGGGTTCGATATCCCTATCTCGACAATAATGTCTTCCATAATACTACTAAACGTATCCGTCATCGTTCCAGAACTTGGTGCGTCACTAACATAGTAGTTAACGGGACAGTACTTGGAAACGATAGGTAAGTCATATGGCGACTCTTCTAATAGCGTGAATAGATAAGACATTAACTCTATATCTGGTCCCGTCATCTCAATGGATACCCCATCTTCGAATTCGACGTCTATAAATCTCTCCTCACTGAATAACTTTTCGTTATTCAGTACATCCTTAATCCTCATTAATCCTCCTCATATATGTCAGATAGGTCTTCTTTATATTCAGTACCTACACCTCCAACCTCTAGTATAGAGTTAAATATCTCTACAGGTTTATCATTAGGGAAACCATACTCTTCCGGCACTAGTCTTTCAATGTTAGCCGGATCATCACACGTCATAATAGTAGAGTAGCATAATCTATGTGTGTCTACAGATACGGACCTATTTCTTAACGTCGCCATGCCAACAGGACCTACGTACGCGTTAATGAGCCTCGACTCTGCTTCTCCTGTACGCACAGGGTTAGGTGTATACGGTTGTCTTGGTCTATTCTCTCTACTCGTAGATATAGGTATACCGTAGTGGTTCACTTTGGCTGTCGACGTAGCTAACCAAGTGTCGGCTATCTTACTAAGAACCATTAACGGAGAACATAATAACTCTACGGGTTCTTCCGTAGTGGTCTCAGTTCCGTCTATAGTGTATGTTATAGGCTCTATAGTCGGAGCGTACTCACTGTTAAATAGCTCATACAGTATTCCTTCTATAGACTCATAGTCTCCATCCATCGGGATAAGTAAGTAGAGTTCTTTGAAATACGTCTCACAGATTATCTCTATTTTGTCCTCTAGAGAGTTCTCTGTGTAATATCTGTATTGTTCTTCGCTCACTATCTTTACGAGTCCTAAGATTATATCATATATGTCATACAGAACGTCTGTATTTTTCAATAATCGTTTCTCTAGTTCCTTAGGTTTTTTTGATACGCCAAATATGCTATCTAGCTTATCGACTATCTTAAACTTTGTCTCCCTAGATATGTTGCCAACAGAGCCTTCGGACGGTACTCCGGGGTTCATACGACCGGCTGTGGACTTCATATCCATTATATAGTCAACTCTCATGCCGTACGACGTTATAGGCATATCCGCGTCAGGTATGACTCCAGATACAATAGCTTTATTACCGTATTTACCAGCTACTTTCATACCATTTCTAAGTGAATGTTTAAATTCTACAGTTACTTCTATGTGGTAAAGATCCAACGGGTCTTTGTTCTCATAGTTCACTGTCTTTTCATCTAACAATAATCTATAATGCACCATCTCTGCGTGTAACTTCCTACTAAGTTTAACGTCGGGATACATACGTTTAAGATTTTCCACGTCGCGTATAAACGTACGCATAAATAATCTATATGAGTCTGCGTACCTATCTAATTGGTCGTATATTCCTGTATATACAGCTACCTTCCGTTGTCGTTCTGATCGTATTACTTTTATATCAACTATCTTCCCTCGTGCCTTGTTAGTATTGTAGACAGTATCGAACATCACGTCTACACACTGTAGGTGTTTTGTGCTGAACAACGCTGGATATAACATTACGTTATCGTCCACGGCTGCTTTACGAGTTGCGAATAGTATTGTATCGTCCAGCGTCTCTCCGATGTCTTTTATAACTTTGTAGTTATCGTCATCGCCGAAGATATTTACAGGTATAGATTTCATACCTGTTGAGAATTTGAATGTTTGGTATGTAGAGAATGAACACTTCTTAGCGAAGGATTCAGATACTATAATCGCGTCCTCACCGACGCGTTTATCAGATACCAGCGCGCCTATTGCATTAACACTAAACGATACATCGTCATTACCTTTATCGGACGGTGTTCGCGCCAATACAGTTCCTCCGGGTAGTAGATCTCCATACTCGCAGTTTAATAACTCTTCTGTCTCTGTTAGCTCATACCCGAACTTCGGAGAGTGTTTCTCATGTTTAGGGATGTTAACAAAATCAAGTTCATTATGTTCGTGATCAAGCACCAGAACGAATGTCTCTACTTCATCTATTACACTATCTCCAGACTTACCATTATATCGACTAACCATACCTAGTACAGTTGAGTCATTTTCCACTCTCCGGTTGAAAAGTGTTTTTCCGAACTCTCTTTCTAGTCCAGTCAGCGCTATTGGCGGTTCAGACGCCCTAAGAGGGACGTATTGCGTTAGGAAACCGAAAAACATTACATATCTTGATGAAGATACCTGTGTCCCGAAGTTCGCTAGTCCTGAGAAACCCAAGAATCTCCTATCTAATCCAACTATCTCTTTAGCCTCTTTAAACGTTAATTTGTCTATGTCTACAAACTCCATGTGAACTCCTTTAAAAATTACACAATTAATCTAGCTTCGCTAATTAATTTCTACTATATAATATATCGACAAAAGAAAATAGAGGTTAACGACAAGGAGGCCTAACCTCCTTGTTTATTCACCTACGTCTCGATCTTCTTCTTCTTCTAGGTTCTTCATCGAACGGACCATCGAACGGAACATCGTTTCGTCTCCTAGACGATCTGCGTTCTTCCTGTTCTAGTTCGTACGCGTACTCCTCCAGAAGTTCTTCTACCTCTTCCGGATGAACCGGTCTCATTGTGTCTGGATCGATATATTCAAACGTTTCGTCATCAAAGAGTAAGTCAATTCTGTAGTCCCACAGTAATCCTGTCTCTCTATCCTCTTCAAAGCTCTCTATTAGTTTACGTTGTTCTCTAGATAGTCTACGAGGCTCTTCTCTAGAACGCCTACTTCCTCTCCTACTACTGCGTCTATCATCGTAATCGTCTTCTTCCCTAATACTTCTTCCTCTGCGTCTACCTTTTCTGGAACGCGTTCCAGAGCTAAGCGACTTCCGCTCTGGTCTTACCTTTGTGCCAGTTCTCCTTCGTGAGTTTCGTACCGGTTCATATGCCTCCTCGATGTCTGCCTCGATATCTCCAGAGCTACCTTTTTGCGCGATGAAATCTAGAACATCATCTACGCTATCAGCATCGTCTTCCTCTTCGCCTTCGTAAAGATCGCTTCTCCTCCTGCTTCTAGTAGGTTCAGAACGTTCCTTCTTCTCTTCTTTCTCAACAATAACTCCGTCACTAGATTCGTACGGTAGTCTTTTAGCTTCGTCCGCATAATCTGAAAGCGCCATAGATGTTAAATCATACTTTAGAGTAACCTCTAACGATTTACAGACCTCATCATCTATGATACTTAACTGTTTGAGAAGTTTGTTGAATTCCGTACTTACACGATGCCATGTTTTAAGTAGAACCATAAATGTAGGACTAGACTGATCCGATGATATCGCGATAGTACTATCGTTATCTTTATCGATCAATCCTGTCATAAACGTAACAAGTATTTTGATCACGTTATTTGGTTTACTACCAAAGTCTAGCTCTCCTTCTTTTATAGCCTCCATAATAGGAGAATCAATAACCATTCCCCTATAAAATTTCTCCCCCTCTTTGACGACACTCTTCTGTAGGTACATACTGATAAGCTTATACTTCTTGTCTTTGAAGAGTTCGTTACCAATCTTCTTCCATTCTTTTAGGACAGCATCATCTACGACCTTCTTTACCTTACCAGACTTAGCAGACTCCATAAGTATCATGAAATCTCTTAGTCTACTCCCGATGTCTTTCGGGTTCCTTACGTATAACTCTAGAAGGAGTTTACCTACTGTATGGAACATAAAGTTTGTGCGATGTTCAATGTACTTCTTAAGATACATCGTAGCTACACTATCCTTACCTACGAGGTTTTCGTATATAGGATTGAAGATATGGTATCTCTCTTCGTACTCGTCATTCCCGTTAAGGAAGTAGAGGTCTTCTACGACCTCCTTCGTTGGGAGCGCTAGTTTCTTACCTTTGATTAGTACATCGTCTCCTCCGCGTTTTACAAATCCTGTACTAGCGTCCAAACCGAAACTAGCTAGGATATCCTTATATAGTTTAATGACGTCCATTTAAATCCTTTTTTTTTAAATTGTTAAATCTATTAGAGTTTCCCATGAGGATAACTCAGACTCTACCTTAGACTCGTTAACGATGTTCCCATCGAATAATGAGTTAGCGTAAATAGGTAGTTCGAATGTAGCGAAGTAATCACCGTCTATGGAAATAGCTACGCGACTTATCGAAAGTGTGTCTATGTGTACTAGTAACTCTACAGACTGTCTACCGCCATCTGTTATCTTTGGTAGTACGTACTGTTTGAACTCGTCTTCTATCGCGATACCAGCGCTCGCTATGTCAACGATACTAATCAGACTCTCGAGTAAGACCCAGTGAAAGACGGGTCTTCTAGAACCTGCCGTTGTCGATATAGTAAACGAACACATATTAACTCTTCTGTCAAAAATAATTGCGCTGAGTTCTTCCGCTACTATAGATGCTATTCTGGCCTCTTCGATAGGTTTCTTTATGTCTTCAAGGTCCATATCTGAGTATAGCACACCGTTCTTCCTAGCGTCCTCAGCTTTTAATGTAACGTCAGATACGCTCACATCTGGCATGTCTGTATCGTCTAAATATTCACTGTCGATATCTGCTAGGTCATCTGCAGTAAACTCTACTGTGTATCTACTACGGTGATCGAATAGCTTATTCATAAAGTATGAGTCGGAGTAGTCCGCATCACCTACGTCTCCGGATAGTTCAGTTATCCTATCTAGATATTTATGTCGTCCAGTGCCTCTAGTCTTAGCTGAAACAGCGATACCGGCATTGAGAATCGTAGATAGTTTCCTACTTCCTATCTTGTTCTGAATGTCTGACGGTACGATGAGGTTTGATGTCACCGTATTTGATAACGACGTTATAGGTATGTCATCTCCAAATGTCTCTTCCGTCGCGAGTGTTCCTACGATGTCGGTAGGTCTCAAAATCTTGAACAGGTTCTCGTCGTGCACTAATTTTGCTGAGCCGTTTGGGTCGCACATAACGTTGTATGCATCTTTAGGTACCAGCGCTTTTACTCCGGTACGTCTACTATTCACTAACTTTGCTGTCGCGATAGAGTTTATTGTGAATATCATATCTCTATCGATTTCAACATCGTCTCTAATCTTGTCGGCACCGTCGTAGTTCGTGTAACCTTGAATGAACTCTACAAATGTGTTTATGACCTCACCCGTCTGATGGTCGAGCTCTTCTACCCTTAGCTCTAGCACGAAAGCGAAACGTTCGCTGCCCCAACCTCCTTCGATTCCGATTCTTCCGATGTCTGCCTCAAGACCCATAGTGTAAATATTAGGAAGTTTCCTGGTTAGTTTACCGGTATGCACGCCTCCCTCATCTACCATATTTTGTAACGTAGTTATATCGCTACCGTCAGCTCTTAGTCTATTCCTTCTTTGTACCATACCGTGTTTATGTACAACCGGTATTAGTTTAAGGCTCGCTATGGTGTATTCTAAATCAAAATCATTAAACATGTTTTTCCCCTATTTTAAATAACGCTAATAACATTCTAGCTAATCTCTCTCTTAGGTCTGTCTTATACTCTATAAGTTCAGACGAGCTCCACCTGATCTCTTCCGGCAACGCGGTCCTATAATCTTCTGACGCTATCGCGTTCGATAACTCATTTATGCTCTTTACGAGCAAATTACTCACCGAGTGTTCTACCGTTGTGTTTAGACTATAGTACTCTTCTAACTTAGCCTTCGTCTCTTTTGTTACATGTGCCCTCCCTTCGTTTGGTCTTGTTATTTGTGTCTCTAGTTTTGTAGATATCACTAACTCGGCTATATCTTTAAAATCTATATAGTATAGAACCATATATACAGCCTTCATAACGCTGCCTATTTCTGGTAGTCCAAAATGTTTTAACGCTTCTGGGCGTATGAAACCGATTGATCTATCATCTTTTATAGGCGTTATAGATAAAACCCACCCGCAAATCATTACCATATTGTGGTCTATTTGTTTAGCGTCGATAATCTTGTCTACAACCGCGCTTACCTTATCATAGACGTTATCTGTATCTTCTAACCCGTATGTCCTGAAGATGTATAATGGGTCAGATACCCACAGCTTAAACTCTTCGACGTGTCCTACCATCTCGTCTGATGTCATGCGCAGAATCTCCATAGCTGACTCCGGTAGACTAGAGTCGTCCGGTAACGGAGCCTTCTCCATGACGTTTTGCTTAGCCTTTATATTCTTTATAGTAGAGCTATATATAAAGGTTATTAGGTTCGCTGAGTTTGTGTCACGAGTAACTATAGAAACAGGTATGAGTTTTATGTAAACGAGCCCTAACATATAGATACCTAACTCATCCTTGGATATTCCCTTAGATAGGATTATCGCCTTGTCCTTAGTAGAGCGTATGCTATTCTCAACGATAGCTTCGAAGCTACCTAGAAGCTTTTTTGTCGTATGGTGATCTCTTAACCAACTGTCTCTGGATAACAACAACATTACCAGCGAGTGCTCCTTGGCCGTTTTAAGAACAACACTGGGGTTGTTTATGTAAAAACTACCTATAGGACCTACACACACCTTAAAGAGGATGGTTAACGCACATAGGTCAAGATACTGGCTTCTAGTGTAAGTCTGTATTCTCGTGCCTATGTTATCCTCTTCTTTAACGGAATCGAACTCTTCTATGAGTGACGTAGGGGGTTTCACCGGATATTCTTCTGTAAACATACGCATATCGTCATAATCAAAATGATTTATTACCTCATTTATCTTATTTTTAAATAAGTACGTTACGTCCTCATATAGTTCCGTAGTTATGTCGTATAGTTCTTTAAACATCTCGAAGAGCTCTTCTTGGTACTTTTCACCCTTCGAATTTATGTACGCCGTTGTCATAGCGAATTGTTCCTCGCTACCTAAGTCGTACTTTTTGCTCTTATCTAGTGTTGACGTCATAGTGAACGTTAGGCTCTCGTCGCCCTGCTCTACCACTAGTTGTAGTGGTCTAGTATCTAAGGCGTTTTTATACCTCATCTGCATTATAGCTCCTTTGTTTTTTTTAGAGTAGAACTCTCATGTATATAATATATCTTCATTCTTATTTGTAGATAAGTTTCAATTTCACCGCGTTGTACATATCTCTACCATCAGCGTCAGACCGTATATTTCTTATAACCGTATCCTCACTAGTTAAGGGCGTCCAGTTAAACTCATCTGCTAATCTACCGACAATCTTTCTGGAATCGAACTCTTTTGTCTTAAACGCTTGACGTATAAGTAGACCATCTCCAACCATCCGTAATATTACTTCATTAAACGGAAGTCTCTTTTTGCCGTATGCTGCAGATTTTGGATATTTCTTATTGAAATTCATCTTTGTGATAACCGCGCCTGTTACAGATTCTACGTTAACAAGAGTATTCGTATATTTATGGTTTAACAGGTCCTGCGTTATGTGTGTGTTCATTATTACGCGTTTATCTTTACAGTCTGTTAACTTAATACCGCCTCGTATGTAATTTGTACATATAGCGCTAAATTCATCCTTATCGTATTCTAGCACATCTTTCGTTAGTAGAAATAGTTTTGACGCCTTTGTAGATACATTCTTTATCTCTATCAGACCCTTAGAGTAATCGAACATATACCATACGGGCTCTACACCAGAACCGTGCAATAGAGACTCTATTATTTCTACTTCTGTATATATAACCTCTAGTATAGTTCTATAAGAGGACTTGTTTATTAGGTCCGCTGTCGTTTTGTCAGCGGACGATAATATGTTTCTAACGATAGTATATAGGTTTATATACATATAACTGTATGGCCTATAGTCCATACGCTCTATTACCCTGTCTTTCTTATAAACCAAATGGTCTGACCCAAATAGCGTTTCCATAACAATAGAGGTCCCCACAGATAGTCCGTAAGAACCCGTTGTCCTCTCATCCAGTAACTCTTTTATCATCTTGTCTCCTATATGAATTTACATAAGTCCGCCTCAACGGTCTCGAATTTATCACCTAATCTGCTCTTAACTAATGACATTATGTTGTCTCTTGTTATATGTAACTCTTTAAACGTTAGGGTTAACGTATCTGTCAATGACGTCTCCTCTTCTGCCTTTCTTGTCTCTACCTTAATTGTATAGTTTGGAAACATGGTCTTAAGCGTTGAACGAATTGATCTATCTGACGTAGCTTCAGTCAGTACCCTTACGTGTGAACCGTCACGCAACCTTAAGCTCATTATGTCCTTTACTATAATATCTGGTTCAGTATGCTTGTATCTAAGCGTCACATATGACATAGCGTGTTTGTTCTCTATAAATATATATTCCTTTCCTCCGTATCCGTCGTAAGAAATAAAGATGCCTCCCTTCTTACCCTCTTCGTTATGTGTTAGCCTATCGAAGCTGCCTGGCGTAATAATCCTATTAAATGTGCTAAATATGTGTATATGTCCATTAACAATATAGTTATCCGTTATACCTAAAAAGAAATCCTCATCAAAACTGTGTTGAGAAAATATAGGTAGGTGATAATGGAATTGACCATGCATAACAATATGGTCAACTTTCGTTAGGCTCATATTGCCCATCATATCACGTATCTTATCCTGCGTCTCAACCGCATTTGTGGATACCTCGTCAGGAACATAAAGTATGTGCATGTCGAATGCTTCCATATACTCTACGGTTAGAATGTCGATATACTTAAAGTCTAACGTTATCTGAAATGCTTCCAGTGTCTTACTAAATGTTGCCAACTGATTCACATCGTGCGATGGTGTTCCTTCTAGTACTCTAAGTATTATTCCGTGCTTATCGCAAAACTTAGCTATAAACAATAAACACTCGATCCCTAATTTGTAATCGTCAGATACACTCGATAGTAGCTTATGGAAGTAATCTCCGGATATTGTTACTATGTCAGCACTGAGTAAAAACTTAACGTTATCTTTAAAGTACGTATAGATATTATTAACTATTGTTTTAGTAGGGGTATTATTATGTCCTAAATGTATGTCTGTTATGTTAAATATTCTTACTTTCTTCACGTGTTACCTTCCTTATTCAATAATACTTTTAGTCGTAAAGAATAGTTTTGTTGAGTACACGTAAAGGAGCAATATGTTACCGACACTGACAATAGCGGGTTCTATAGACGATAAGCTATCTATAATGACAAAACTATATGAATATTTCTTGGCGTCTAGGAAGAGCCAAAGTCATTTCTTTAAGAACGTAGCTAGTCTTGACTATCTTATGTCTATACATGAACCTACGGACGAAGACTTAGGTATGGCGATAAAGAGAGAGCTCGTAGAGCTATATTCTAACTACTTCACAGACGTTACAGTTACTGTTAATCTAACGACGGAGGATAATAGTTTTTATTCAGTAGGTATACTTATAGAGACGGGAGATGGTTACACATTAGACCGTTCCGTCTCTGTCGTCAGTAATAAAATTGAGATGTTTAATAAAAATATCAGACTATACAAATAGGAGTAGAGATGGGTAATCCGTTAGAAGAAGAAGTGAACAGGATAAAGAGACAGGAGTACGCGCAAGCTGAAAAGACCATAGAGAAGGTATATTCAGCACTCGCCGCAGTACCGAATAAACGCATGCCTTATGATGTTTATAAGGAATTATTTGAACCGGTGTTTTTAGGTGAGGTACCTATTACTAATGATAACATGTACCTGATAGGGAGATTTATATCGTACGCGGGAGGTCCAAAGTCTCCGGTAGATATAGTTAAGGATGGCGTAGTGGTGGCCACGATACCCGGAATAATACACAAGACGCCACATGAAATGTTAGAGAAAATACCTGTTAACTTCGATAGCTTAAAAAGTAAACACGAAGTTATGACTAGGTTGGGAAGAGGAACAATGTCACAGAGATTAGTAAACGCAGCATCAGACGCTATATCAGATACAGTTAAGTCTGAATTTGAGGAGAGGTTATTAGAGGTCTTAGACGATGATACTACGGAAGTGAAGAGCACAGATATCTCGTACGAAATATACGATGACTAAAAAAAAAGACCACACCATACACGTACGTTTAAACGTACGTGTATGGTGTTATGTTCTCGCGCGGCGGAGGGCAGAGAGGTCTAGCCCTCCGCCGCGAACCACATTAACTGTTCGTGTCGGTTTAGGTTTTAGTTCGTGTGTACCGGATGGTACACACGGCTCTACCGTGTCAGGGTCTGAGGTTTCAGCGTCTATAACGTCTATTTTTTTCTTCAAATTGTTTAGACTTTCATCTCCTTTTCTCTGTAGGCTTTCTCTCAAACGTTTTATCGATGCGACGGGATCGGAAGATCCCGTCGCATCGATATCAACGAATTCAGCGCGCGGATCACCTCTAACTGCGCTCTCGAACGCAGCCTTCGCTGCGCTTATTCCTCTCCATGCGCGCGCTGACGCGGAGAGGCATGCCTCTCCTAGCAACTCTTCCAACAGTCTCGCGAGACGAAGCGTCTCGCGTTTTTCCAATGTACGTAGAGACTCTACGTACACATCTCTGTCGGTGTACGCCTCTCCGACGGGGATTATGGTCGTTGTTTTTGTCGGAGTCGATTTTCTAGTTTTATTTTTATTTTTCATGTTTACTCCTTTATTATTATTCTATACACCCATGAAAGCATATAGAGAGTCGTACCATATCGCTATAGTACCAAACCATTAAGGTCATAATCTAGTTTAACCGAATATATAATATATAAGTAAAAAAAAATGAGAACACATCTAGTGCCGAAAACGGCACTAGACGTTATTTTCTTCTACTGTTATCTATAGCCATGAGCATGAAATATATCGCCACAGCTATCACTACTGTCGCTATGACTCTTTCGGTCTTCTTACCTGTGGCCATTCTTACATATGACTTACAGTTCTTCTTAAACCTCACGTTATATTCATCGTTCACCTTACTGTTTATCCAGAATCCTCTTAGGAACCGTATAACGTCAATAACGTTCTTATCGTAAGGAGGATAGAGTTTACTTCTATATAGGTATTTTATGTTCGCATTAAGGCAGTCCTCTATGAGATCATCTATCTCCTTTTTATGTTTAAGGTAATTCTTAGACATGTGAGATAGTGTGAATAGTAATTCCTTCTCATAGAGGTTAGGGTATAGTTCTTTCATCATACCAACATAGTCCTTCTTAACAAACTCATTCTCTCTATATATGATGTCTGTTAATGCATTATGATAGACCTTATTTCCGTTAATAACGTCTAGTAACTCCTCCTCACCCTCTTCGTTTAACGTTAGGTTACCCCTAGACTCTCTAGCGTTGTGAGCGTCTATCGTATTATGGACGACTCGTGTTAGTTCTATAACCGTACTTCTTATTTTACCTTGCATATCTGCAGTTACGTCCATAGCGTCTTTCGTGTGGAATCTAACTAACTTCTTTTCATGGGTTCCTTTCGGTAATACATACTGAGAGAAATAATCAAACGTTCTCTTCCAGGATCCCTCTTTCTTAAGAATAAACCTATATGGTAAATTTTCGAACACGGTACTTGCAATGTTCTCATCTAGTGCGTATCTGTAGTACGTCACCATCAAACTAGTATAGACCTGTATAGAGAATATAAGGTTTATTTCTTTTATTAATTTCTCCTGTAGGTGCTTGTCATGTTTTAAGTCTTTACTAGCTTTGTCCGATAGCGCCTTATGTATTACATACATTACCGTTAGGTATCTAGGGTTAGATGATACTTTCCATGCTGGATTAATATCCTTTAGACTATCTATATCTTTCTTTATACTTATCTTATCTATATCGAATATAGAGAAGAAGTCATTTTCATCATCTATCGTGTACTTTACAGTATGTACACCTATGAGATTAGATGACATAAACTCTATATGGTCTTTCGATCTATACATCCATTTTAACGTATGACCCTTAAGGTCCTTATATAACTTTGTATAGTTTATAGGGTTTTCCACATAGTCTTCAAATAGTTTTATTATGTTATTTCCGTACATTCTATTGTCCTTCAATTTATTTTCAATGGAAACACTCTTTATATTGAGCGAGTTATACGTTTTGCCCTCTTTCGTAACGGAGACCTCCTACAATAGTCTCCAGACTCGCTCGCATACTCTTTTTCTACAATGCTCCACCTGCATTGAATTATCCTTTAAAGAAAAAACAATAACACACTAGGTACCTCGCGGTACCTAGTGTAGCTATTGCTCAGTTTATTGCGTAGACCGTATCTCCATTCGGTAGTTGCGCGATGTTTGCTTCTAGCATCTCTCCGTTGTGTTTTATGAATACGGTATATGGTATCCCTTTAACGACACTCTCTAGAGTTACGAACTCGCTGGCTATTTTATATAGTACTAACTGCCTTATAGATATAGACACTGGTAGTCCGTCACCGATCTCTACATTCAATGCCCTACTCACGGCTTCGTTAGTCGCATCCATTAGGGGACTTATGTCCCTATCTAATTCGAACCTATTATCACTCAGTCTTTTAAATTTCATTTATATCTCCTTTTAGTGTGTCTAGCAAGTATGGGCTCTCCATATTCAGGACAATGTCATTACCGTCCCTTCTATAAACTATCTTTATGTCGTTAAGTACTCTTCTTGGAAATGACTTTAGTTTACCATTCTTGAGTACGACTCTATTATACCCTGGACCATCTAACTTCTTAAGTATCGCCGCGTATGTATCTCCACTTCTCTTTATGACGCTATAGCGATAGTCGAAATCCGGTAGATTATCGAATACTTCGCTATTCGGTACATGTGCTTCTGACACTTCTAAGGTGTTATCAGGCAGTAGTGTTACTCTCATTGCAGGTGATAGTGGCTTCGCAGTTTTACTACATATAGGAGTCATCACAACGTCTCTGTTTAGAACGCGAATATCAAATCCACCGTACGGTTGCGCGTCAACCTTTACTAAGACAGGTATTTTCACTCTCCTTTTTGACATGTCTACAAGGTCGAGTAGGTTTAATACGGTGTCTTTTCCCGTACTTGTCGTATAAATGAGTGTACGGTTACTAACAACGTGGTTAGATATTATCTCATCTTCTTCCGTTGTTATGACGTATGGCGTGTAGACTCCGGACAACTCGCGTAAGTGCATGAACTTGTTATCCGACTCGATTATTAGTCCATCGGTAGTATATGCCGTTCTAAATGATCCCCCGCGTTTGTGTGTGGCATCCACGGCTATCATAAAGTCTAACATAGCGTCGCTTTCTAGTGTTGGGTCTGACGACAGGAATGACGTTCTAGGGATAAGCGTCTTTTTTCTTTTAAAGAGCGTTATGACGATACCTCTTTCGAATAGGGACTCCTCTAGTGTCTCTAAGAGTTTCTTTGTGTTCTTGAATACATTCGCGTCCTCTGTAGGTACGCTCAAGGGACTAGCCGTTATTTTCTTCTCTTTTATACCGAATACCTTCAGTACATCTGGATTGCTAACGAGTAACTCGTAGATTACGTTCGCTGGCGCAATCTTTATTTCACCTATCTTGCCCGCAGTTAGGTTATACGCGTTGTTCGTCTTTGTTATCACCTCATTTATGTAAGGTATTTCAGAAGTTTTGAAGTTTCTGGAAGATAGGAATGACGAAACCTTATTCTTAATATATCTTACTATCCTCATCTCACTAGTCATCGACGTCATCGTCATTATCGTCGTACCTATGATTACGGCGCGCATACGCGAGTCACACTCTATACGTTTCTCCTGGTGTGTCTTTTTTAGTTCCTCTGCGGCGAACGTTCTTATCGTCTCGACTGTTTTTGAGTCATACGACATAATTCCGGACGCTCTGAAACATGGCGTTTCAACCACGGTATTTCTACCGACCTTGAATCTTGCTACAAATTCAGAAGTATCAAAAATCTCTTCTAAGTGGTCGTTTTTAAGTCTAACGAATAATCTGAACCTAGAATGTTCGTCTCTCAGAACGACAAGGTACTTTATGTCACCGCCTATTATCTCTCTGTCTATGCGTACGTCTGCATTAGATGCGACATACCCTAGGTCGTTTATCTTTTTTACAATGCCCGCAATAGGGCATTCCCTTGTACTGGGCACAAAAAATCCGTGCGATCTCTCATATACGTCATTTTCTGACGTCAGATATAAGACGTCAGAGTCTAGTGTTCCATGACTATATACAGTTGTGAATTTAACATCTGACGGTAGAATAGTCTCTTTTATCTCTCCGTCATAATGTTGTCTAAGTCTAACCACCTCTCCGTTTCCATTGATAAAGACGTATCCTCTTCCGTCTTCCTCATTCTTTTTAGAGTGTGGTATGTATATTATTTGGGAGGCTGGTACATTGACTATGCCCTCCTCGTGATAGACGGATGTTGTACCGTTTATCAATAAGGCTGATGTCCTCTTATTATACAGCCTTGTTCCTACTTCTACGTCTAGGGTGCCCACTACTCCATCGTAGTTACCTCGTAGGAGGTCTTGTTGCATCTCCATTCTATCTAGTTTTTTCATCTTTTTATCCTTTTGTTTTAATTTAGTTAGCCTTACGGCGCATCTAGTTAGTCATATATATTATATGTTTCCGTTTTAGTTTAGATGTAACATGACGTCGTCCAGTACTTCATCTAAGGACGGAGCATCTAACATGTACTCACAATACCCTATAGAGTTTATAGGACCAAATAACGTATCGATATTATGTCTTTTAAACTCATCTTTCTCTTTGCCTTCTATCCCTATAATCTCTCTCTTTGTTGTCATCTTACTCAGGTTCGCTGCCGCGCTGTCTGACGGATAACCGGCCTCCTGATCGAAATCGTAGTCATGGAACCATACATTAGAGTTCGTTGTACCATAGCTTTCTCTAATGTATGATGTACTCCTATCAATATTCTTTAACATATTAACTCCTCACAATAATTCAGTATTGAAATAACTTACTGAATGATAAACTAGAATTCGTTATTCCGGGAGCCGGCTCGATACTTAACTGAAGACTTATTACTGTTGCCTCCATCTTCGATGGTGTATCGGTAACAATATGACACCCTGTAACTACTCCGTTATATCTCTGTACGTCCCCGTCCTTCTCTTTTACAAACGATACAGCCATGAATGGGCGTATTAACCTAGCGTTGCTATTAGACCACGTGACAAGGACCCTGGTGTTATCATTCTTTAGCACAGCAGACCGCTTCTCATAATTATTTGCTGTCGGACTAGTGTGTACTGTGAGTGCGTTTTCGCCCACGTCTTTATGCGTCTGTATTCTTGTTGTCTCACTACCCATCCCCTTTAATTTATCTTCGCTAACCTCAATAGGGCGTTTGTTTATGGTGTGAGTATCCGTTACACTAACCGTTGTACCACTTGTCAATAATCTCGCATTACCAACGTCGTCTACCTGTGCCGATTTAGGAACGAGTATCTTAAGGGTATTGCCAGACATCCCATACGTACTATCTATACCATTCAGTAACGTCCTATTTACATTGGTCACTTGCAATAGTTCATCCATATGTAAGAATAGGTCCATGCGATAGAGCGGATATATAAATAACGTATCCCTCCCATGGTATTTCTGAAGATAGATCCCTATGCCTCCATTATAGACGCCATACGTTTTCTGGAGATAGTCGACAATGTTCAAAGTCGTAACATTGGTAGGTATTACGATTTGCTCATACAACCTACTGTTATTTACCTCGATAACGTTAACGGCTATGTCTAGTCCGGCTTCTGCTATGTTATACGTTATTGCAGAGATGAGCACATCTTTCATAGTACCAACATACACTCCTCCAACACTTATGCTTTTTAGAGTATTGAAATTTAACGGTTTACATTCTGCTTCTATTACTGTAAAATTACCATTTAAGGACCCGTGCGTTTCATTGTTATAGTTATCTACCTTAAGGTGTGGGTCGAGTTTTGTCAATATCATAACATATGTCGTCCGTATGGTCTCAGCAAGTGTCTTGTTTATTAATGTTATTTTTAGCTTTTCTCGTTTTGGGTACAGTTTCTTTACCACATCTCCTAAAGGGAGCATTAGTCTTATCGTAACAACATCGAATGTGTTCGTATTATAATCCCTGTGTATGTCTACATGCTCTACTATAGGTACCTCTAACGTGAGACTATCGTCAATATGTATAATAGCCCTATACGTGGCCGTTAGGTCTTTAAACGCTCCTGCAGCACTGATTGATAATACTTCACCGCTTATAAAATTATCAGCCATGATCATATCGCATGTTTAGGCCTAGGCCTAAACATGCGCTCCTTTGTCCGAAACATCTCTTAAGAGTTCCTCTACTTTTAATACGTCTATAGTCTTACATAGTGTATATATCTTGTCTGCTATAAAGCCGAACGGAGATTCGTCATTGTTCAGACACTCGTTCACTAAACCTAATCCCTCTGTCACATATATGTCGAGTTCTATTGTTTCTATGTTGGCATGTAGTGTTTTGACCAATGACTCCCTTGCAGAATCTGATGCGAGTTCATTATAGACAGGCGTTACGTTCACTAATATGGCTGTCAATCTAGCTACGGCATTAGCCGTGCTAATATCTAGGGTCTCTTTAGCGCGGTCCTTAAACTCTTCTTTTGGGTCCTGCAATTCTTTAGCTGCTCTTATGACTACCTCTAAGACTTCTTCCGGCATACTTGGTTTGTATGTAGAAATAAGAGACTCTACGTAGTTCTTTAGTTTCAATATAGCTACTTCGAGTAGTTCTTCTTCCACATTGTCATCTTCTACTAGTTTTACAAACTCACCTGGTAGCGTTATTGTTTTCGCTACCGCTCTAAGGTTCTCGAGACTTCCGTCTTTATCTAACCCAACTAATATTCTTTTGTAAACTCTGTTCTTTGTTAGTTCCATTAATGTTCCTTTCTATTTGTTCTTCGCTTAGTGTGCGACTTTAAGCCTCGTTTAACGCCTACGTTACCGGTTCTATATTCGCCTATGTATGTCTCATACTTTTCTAGTATGTACCGCAGTAGTTCAGTGTACTTTTCGTATTCGTAACCATCTACATCATCATCGCGAGACATGTAGCGTTTTATCTCTCTAGAGTTATCTAACTCTCTCAACTTGTTGTGTGTTTCTTTATACATATCGAGTGCTTTACTATGGTCAAGTAGCATAAAGTCAAAACCGTTGGAAACGACTGTTGCTAGTCTATCTATACCGACCATCGTTGTTCTTACGTCTCTATCCGCATCCCTCAACACTTTCTTACTGTTCCTATCTGATACAACTATAGTAGCCCTAGTTGGTTGTGAGTCCATCTCAAATAGCGATATATAGAGTACCTTAACAAGATATCTGTTCATATTAGACTCCAACATCGTAAGAGTACTTACTAGCTTGTTTCGCTAACACATATAGTATCGGAACTAAGAAAAACTTATCTAATTTGTCCCACCTCCTATATTCTGTAAATAACGAAGCTATTCCTTCTTGGTCGTATGCTCTGTCGTTAATGTGTCTATTAACGTGTCCCATCACCTCAATAGCCTTATCTGTTGTGAAATCATAAACTACATCATCTCCTTCTGTCGTCTCATACGTTACTTTGCCTGTTATCCCGTAGTGCCTCAATGTCTTTAAGAATACGTCTGTTTTACTATACGTACTAGTGTTTATACAGATGTATTTCTTAGTATACTCTGTCATAGGTTCTTGATACAGTATATTGTTATATACTGTATCCAGCATCATAGAGTCAGAACCGCCCAGTCGTGACATCCGCCTAATCTTGGAAATATCATTATAAGTAAAGGTCTTAAAAATAAATTCCTCTAACACTGGATCTATAACTATTCCATCATACGGTAGAACTAATGAACCTACTCTATCTAACATAAACTCATCGAAATATGTACTCGTGAGACTGCGTAAGTGCCTATCTATATCACGCCTGAACCTAAGCGTTTCCTTAGATACGATAGCTCTCTTCTTCTCGAACATAGCTTTACTATCGTAATAGAACTCACGTATAACCTTAGAGTTTAGATCATTGAATGTCGCAACAGTTGTTTTTGTTAATATAGTATTTAGTTTATATTTTATCGTAAATATAGGCTTGAAGTTATAGAGGTTCCTATCTACTTCTATGACCCTAAATATACATTTTATGTTACCACTCAGTTCTGCTACGAATGAGTCACCTTGTGTCGGCGTTATGTCAGTAATAATAGCTTCACCTTCGACATCTGTAAATGATACATTCTCTATAGGTGTAGTTACTTTAAGTTCTAGACCATTATACTTAACGTACTGCTCTATAACGGAGTCTGTTACGATATCTTGAGGACTCGCTATGTCATCCTTAGCCAACTGTGAGTTATAATAATCCACAGACCAGGAACTACCCTCGATATATTGAGTCATGTCCCTTATGTCTATATCTCTATCTATAACGGTTGTCGTAGCGATATGTTCCTGCACGCTATCTGTTATCGCTTCTTCTAGAGGTGGTTGTGTAGAACCTATCATTTATTCTCCTTCATGAATCTACCTATAATATTACTTCTTTGTGCGTAGTACGTCTGACCTCTATCGTTAAGAGTGAAGCCTGTGAAATATAACGAAGTTCCTAGATCTGTAAGGTCGCTCATGAACTCCCCGTATTTACTCTTGAGTCTCTCTCTTGCAACTGGCATTAGTACAGATAGGTCCGTTACGACAGAGAATACAACTCTGTAAATTCCAGACTTATCAAGATCTTCGGATAGCTTTACATTAAGTGCGTCATCCATATAAACAACGCCGTCGTTCATCTGTTCTTCGAAGTTATATAATTGTATATAGAAACAACTATTAAAGATATTATGAGCGAGAACGCCTTCTGTTTCTTCCAACATTGTCAGAATCTCGTCCGCGAACGTGAAGCCAGGAATGTCTCGCACATTGAATAATATATCTGAATTACTTGTAAGTGTTACGTTGACACTAAGGAGTCTTGTATAGTATATCATGAACGGTATATTGGAATCAAAATCGTCCTCTGGTATTCTCAAGTATTCATACTTATCATTAAGATTAAGCAGACACTTCTTCATATAGTTTCCGTTATTAAACTTACTGAGCATGTTATCGTACTTACTATAGTATCCTTCAGGTTTAGATTCTGTAGAGAACATCTGCGTGAATGACTCATCTAGCCTATACTGATAGGCTATCTGATAATACTCAACGTCGTAATACATAGGTTGTTTAAATAGGACCTCATATTCAATATCCGTCTCCCAAACTCCTTCTTCTTTCACATACGTCTTCTTATTATTAACCATATCGCCAGTAAACCTACCTAACGCGCCTCTTTGTACTTCTTTAAACCCTAAGGCTGTTCTAGACAAAGAACCGCTCATATCCCCTAATAATGTAAATCTGTCATCTATCAGTCCAGATAGGTATTCCTCATTTGACACGCAGTCATCAGTACCTATTCTTCCGTATGCGGTATTCTTATTATAGTTAAAGTTACTTATAAGTGATTTAAAGAAGTTTTGGAGATAATAGTAGTAAACAAGATCGTGCTGCACTACTTCTCTATTACTTATTGCTCTTACGCGTAAATCAGAAAGTATCGTAGCGAGCCTATTCTTAGATTTAGACTTTATCTTAAGCGTTAACGTGAGTTTAGATGCTATATAAAGGACGCTTACTTTAAACTTCGTTTCGTCGCTATATAGTATCGGCTTAGACCTATTCCTCCTAACGTCTGTTGTTTTTATATTAGCTTCGTCATAGGTCACGGAGTATGAAACATCTATCGAAGTTTGAGCGTTTGAATTTGATGAGTTAGTCGTGTCACCTACCGACCAGTTATCGTTTATGTATGGACTCTCGCTATTCTCTAGTGATATTTTAGCGTATTTATCTATATGGAAAACTTGTTTTAGTCTATTCACTATCGATACTACGGATGGAGCAACGATTGTTTCATCTGTATCGTTTATAGGTATTCTGAATTTAATCATAGGACCTCCTTTCTTTTTCAAATGAAAAACATAAGTACTCACTACCGAAGTAGTGAGTACTATGTAGCATTATTTACTATCCGACTAACTTTTCACCTAGTGTGAGGATTTGACCTGTGATCTTGTAACGATCCATAGCCATACCATAACCTACACTCGCTTGTGTTTTTAGCATTGTAAGGGCATTTTTGGCATCTTGATCGTAATCGGCTTCAGGTTTTCTCATCTCCTTGATAGAAGAGTCGATAAGTTTTTGGATGTCATTACCGTAGGTATTTGACTCGTCGAAACCTTTCTTAATCGTTTTACTTACTTTAATGGTGCTGTCAACCAACGCACTTAGTTTACCTACATTAAGCGCACCTTCTGCATATTCAGTGTTGTCCTCCATTTTTGACGGGATAACAGTGTATTTGATTCTGAACTTCTCGTCGATAACTTCAGACACAATAATACGAATATGTGAAAGAGTAGTACTTACAACTTCAACAGTTGCTTTGTCAGTGAACTTAGCTCCGAAGATTGATGCGCGTCTATCTACCACACCATCTTTGAATGTCTTAGAATCGAGCGCTGAAGCTTCTGTTTCATTGCCACTGAACGCGAATCCGAATGTCATTACTTTTGCTCCAAATTTACCTACTTTAGCAGCTAAGTCTTTAAGAGATGCTTTTGGATCTGTAGGTGCTTTAAACTTAACAGGTAACGCTGCAGTATCAACAATCTCTTGTGCGATATCCACACAGCCTGTAGTTACTTTGTTATTACCGTCAACCAACATAGGGAAAAGCTCACCAACAGATTTTAATTTATCTTCAGTTAACTGTTTAGGCGCGCCTAATTTATCAACTTTCTTTTTAAGAACGATAAGAGCTTTCTCTTTAGAACCGACAGCTGTTACAAGTTTACCGAAAACAGACTTCATCTTTCTAACGAGTTTTCCTACGAATTTACCAATAGTTTCTAGTGCCTTACGCACGATCCCCATTTTCTCTTCAATCGCAGCAACAAACACAGCTTTAGGGTCATAAATAGATTCGTTAGCGGCAGTAAGTCTAAGAGCAGAAGCAGAAGCGATAGGTGCGAAGATTCTATTAGAAGAAGCTACAGCCATTGCAGCAGAACTTAGTCCAATCTCTTCATTACCTTCCATGATCATTTTCTCAGTCTCTGCAGTTTCGATTGTTTCTTCTAGAGTATCGTCATAAGCAGCATCTTCTCTAAGTGCTTCTTCTCCGGTTGCGTGCCATAGGTTACCTTCCTCAATAGCAGCTACGTCATTCTCGTTAAGTTTAACGTCACCGTAAGAACCTCCCCACTCTTCGCTAGCTCCAATAATGTCAATTTGAAAACTCATTTCAATTCCTTTTGTTATTTATTTTTTTTTTATTAAATTCTGATCAGAATTTAGACCGACTTACGTCATACTCATCTGCCTTTCAGAGTCGTGACCGCGGAGAGTTACGCAACTATAATAGATAGTACTCGGTATGTTGTCGCTATACCGAGACTATCGAACAGGCTAGTAACGACCCCTATATTAGAACTAAGAGACAGAGATCTAGTCTTCATTACGTCTCCTGGAGCTAATATGTCATTCTTATCAGTAGTCAATATAAAGGTTTTTAAAATGCTACCATCGCCTCCATTAAAGATCTTCTCTAGGCCATCCAATAAGATCGCCATTCCTACTGACGTTCGTCTAGTGTTAAACGATTTAAGTATCTCTACGAGATCAACGGTGCAGATATCCTTATATGACGAGATAATAAGATTGGCAGTTACGGGTTGGTTAACGTACGTTTCTAGTCTACTTGATAAATCAGACATCGTAACCTTCCTTGATGGCATCCATCTTAGCTTCGATTTCAGCTAAACGTTTCTCGTAATACTCGATTTGTTTTTTAGTAGCTGGGTCATTTCCATATTCTCTCTCTTTTATCTTAAACTCGAGTAGTTCTTTCTTATACTTCAAGTAGTCGAAGTATAACATCTCAAGATCGACTAGGAAAGTACCTAAGTAATAGAACGGATTTATCGTTAACGAATTGAATGGCATGATGAAAGACTTATCTGACTTAGTAGCCGATAATGCGAAGACAGCATTGTCATGCACTCTCACAGAAGATAATTTACGTAAGCTCTTTGTGACAGTCGATACATCGTTTCTGTTGTACGTTCTAAATAACTTATTAAACTCATTAGCCCCTTCTTCTATTCTAAGAACAACTACTTTCGTTAGGTTCGCTTCAGAGTCTGTAATAACATAACTAACATAATAAGCTAGGTCTGTGAGGTACTCCGTCATAGACTCGAAGTTACTTAATGTACCTATGACACCTGCTTCTAGACTCGTCATTGTCTTATCTGTTATTACGTCCTCTAAGTCATCTAGTACTTTAACTAGTTCCTTTATCGATCCGTCTAGCTCTACGGCGAAGTCTTTGAGTTGTGTTACTGATGCTAGTGTGTCAGAAGGTGTGTGTGTTCCTATAGACTTAAATAGTTTCGTGAGCCTATCGGCTTGTTCACCGGTAGGTCTTGTTTTATGCATACTATCACATAACTCATCTAACATAAAGATGGTTGTATTATTTAGCATCTCTTCTAAGTTGCGTACACGTGTCACGATGTCTTTTTTCTTGTGCGTCGTTGTAAAAATCTTACTAACGAACTTTTTTAAATTTTTAAACATTCTTATCCTTTATATTGTTCTTGTTGATGTTAGGATCTTTAGGAGTTCCTCCATCTGGTCCTCTGCTTTAGAAGAATCGCTTAAATCCTTAAACCGTAATCCTATGGAGTTCTCTAGTCCATTGATATATACAGTAACATACTCACGAAGCTCATCCACGAGAGTAGCCGAAAAACTCAGCGTGTCATTTAAGAATTTCTCACGCGTTCTATCATGGTTAAGGGTTTTTCTGTAGACCTTCTTAAGTTTCTTAACGTCCTCGTCTGTAATAACCAACATCTGATATAACTTACTGAAACCAGCATAGTCTGTCTTGACCTGCTTTAACCTAGCGACATACTGCCTATTTCTAAGTGCCTTAAGAACCTCGTCCTTATCTAAGAGTCTTCTAGATTTATAGTCTCTGATTAAGTCCATAGCAAACACAAAGTCCTTCCAGAATTCAATACTCCCAGCAAATAGGTCGTCTAACCTATCTAATGGGTTTTGACCGTCATTAGAGCTATATAGATTTCTGATGGCGTCAGAACTAACAAACTTCACTGTAGTATGGATGATTACTGGGAAAACGAGCGGTCTTCTTGTTGGTCCCACATCTACCGTGACCTCCACATGTCTCGTAAAAACTGTTTCTAGTTTGTTTGGTTTTGTAGGTTTGCCGGCTTCCAATCCTGCTATGAGACCTGTTGATTGTGTCGTAAAGGCCATTTCTTCCATTCCACTAAGTAGGTCTCCGGCATCTGACGACAGTAGGTTGAAGGCAACCTTAGGCTCAAGATTATGTAAGCTAACTAGCGCTTCAAAGACCATAGAATAAAAAGAAGCGAATAGGTTCGTATTGTATTCTATAACCTTACTCAGTTTAGAGAAATCCCTTAAGTCCTTATTGACAACCATAACTGGACGAATAATAAATTTATTCGCTACTCTCATCATATTTCCATCTGCTCTTAGTAATTCTGTGTCACTAGAGTTATTGTCTAGGTACTCGTTAAAGATATCGAGTACTTGTCGTATAGATAACATTTAAATCCTTTATATAATGTATTTCAAAAGAAATATCAAAACACTTTCATTGACATCATGATTAAGGAGGATTATGTATGGAGCAGACTATAAATATGGAGTCTTTCACAAAACTAAATAGTCCATTTATTAGTGAGTCTCAGACTCTTACAAACGCATTTTTTGGACTAGACCCTAACGCCTCTGGTCTAGCACTTGAGGACGATGACGACTACGAGACGCACGTATTCTTTACGAGACCTCAGCTTAGACTAACCGAGGATAACTGTATCTTAACGTCCGAATTAAACAAACTATTAACAGATAAGTTAAACACTGTACATAGTTATAGTAGAGCGATATTAGACCCTAGGTTGTTCTATAACTCACAGAAATTTAATCCTGACATAGTTGATAATTACAATCCGTTCATACCGATATTATCAAACACATTGAAAAAGGTATCCGGATGGCCGGACCCTGTGCTCGATACTAGGACGTCTTCCGAGGGTAGAGTAAAACAACAAACCATTATAGCGGACGGAACGGTGGATATTTACAAGGCGTATGATTTAGACCTAACATTCAGGAACGTACCAACAATGCCTGTAACGTCGCTTTTCATGACGTGGATGGATTATATGGATAAGGTTCACAAAGGTAGGATACAGCCATACCTTGATATGATACTAAGAAGAGAAGTTGACTATATGACAAGAGTATACGTCATACTGACAGACCGAAAGAGTAATAACATAAAAATGTTCGCGAACACAGGAGCCGGGTTTCCTTACGTTATTAATATCGCTGGACTTTTCGATTACAATAGTGAGGCTCCGACTAGGGTAAGTGAGGTATCAGTAAGACTTAAATGTATCGGTGCCGAATACAACAAGATCGTAGCGATGATAGATTTTAATATGTTAATGGGTGCGTTTAACCCTATGATAAGAAAGTTACAAAACGGAGAAGATCACGGTCTATATGAAGTACCAAAAGAACTTTACACCAGATTCAAATCTAGAATGTACCCGTATATAGATGTTGACGCAGGTAAACTATTGTGGTACATACCAAAAGACTACATAAAAATAAAAGAAAAGGAAGATGATGGAAATAAAGACACTGCAATCTAGCCCTATAACGGCATTAAAGGGGTTGTTTGATGAGTTAAATGGGAAGAACATAGACTTTGATACTCCTACGAACCCGTTTGTTCTAGGTTTAGAATCTACGATAGTCTCGACTAAGGCGCATCTAGATGAACTATCAGCGGTGAGTAGAGGCCTGTTCGCTAGTCTGGCTGTAGATGGTGATGACCTATATCATCATATGACAACTGATCAGGAGTTAGGCGTTTTCGCTACACCAGCCACGACAAAGGTTACTATTTTACTCAACGCACAAAAGATAAAAGAGATAGGAATA